ACCAATCGATGTTGCGATGGGTGATAGTATATTCGGTCCCGTGTAGCCATTGATGACAACCTTGGAAAAGCCATCAGCTGGTGTTCCTGCTTCGAAACTGACATTCGACCGGATGACAGTGGGTGCATTGTCTGTAATAGACAATGTCGTCTGGGAGGAGGAAAAGAATTCAAGAGGAGGACTGAGGGGTGGCATTGCGCCTGTAGGACCAGTTGCCCCAGTATTTACAGTAAACCCAGGAAGACCCGTGTATCCAGTAGGCCCAGTTGGTCCTGTGTAGAGCCCCGTGAAACCGTTGATAGTGAGTGTGTCGACCGCCAGCTCGTGGATGTAGCCACTCAACGCTTCAATATTCAGTGTCTCCAGATTGGACTGGACTGTTAAGGTTCCCAGGTTTGGGCCCGTCAGGTAGGCCATATTCAGGGTTCCAAGGTATTCGATGGTTGGATTGGGCACAAACTCTATAGGGGTAATACGCTGTAAAATACTCTCAATATCAGCTTTAGAATTCAATGCTTGGCATGTTAAAGAAGAAAATACATTATTGGGTATCATTTATATAAATATATTTTAATTTTTTATCATCTTGAACAATTATCCAAGATAAGAAATTAAAATTATTTAAAAAAATTGTGCTGTGCTGCGCCTCAATCCAGGGGGTGCTGGAAGATTAGAAAGTAATTGGTTGAGTTGTACCCTTGGTGGCAGGAGTGTGATTCGAACCGAAGAAGGATGGATAGTTTTTTGTTTTTGGACTTGGAGTTGTCTGGTGGTTCCAATTGCCTTTTTCATAATTTTATCATTCATTGTTTTTAATCTTCTATAGAAACCGCTGTATTTTTCACGATCAAGTGTGTTTAACAAGTCAAACAATCTCACAAGTTCCTTTTCAAATTTTTTAGGAATATTCGTGGGTATCTTGAACTTGTTATTGATAATGGCATCGTCTATGGACTGGAGGATTGCCAGGAGCTTGTCGAGTTTTTCCCGTAATGTTCTCAACTTTACTGTTTGTTTTTCTTGTTTCTGTTGTTCTTTCAATGCCAATACATTTTCTTCCAGCAAAGAAAACAATTGGGCTGCCTGTTCTTCTGGTCGCAATGGTGGATACTTCATTTTATTAAATCATTTTTTAATAAAATTTTTAAAACCAATACAGGCCGACATGGGACAACACCACCCAAGGGCACATGTAGATTTTGCCCCCTATCTTGCGCCACATTTTGCAGAAAAATTCGTACTCTGGAACAAGTTTCCTTGTTTCAGGATCAATTTCCACGGAAAAGAACATTTGAATACGACGGATCCCATCAAAATTGGTGATACCAATATGATCTGGTTTATAAAAGTGCTCGGGATAGGCAACCTGTAATTTATCGAAAACACGCCGTTTGATCATGACAAACCCCATTTTCAAAACATCCACCTCAATGGGATCTGTTGGAACAATATGATTATACACAAGATCCCCAGCCAATTCCTGTAATTTATCCTCTTTAACATTCCATTCTTTGATGGCGTGGATAATAGTCCCCCATTGGATCATTTTTTTTTCGGGGTATTGCGCGCCGATGACATCCTTATCTATCATGAGAAAAGAAATAACATATTCTGGTTTGAATTGGACATCCGTATCAACAAGCATCAAATGGGTGAACCCAGATCGTAAAAACTCATCCACCACATAATTACGGCTGCGCTGTAAAAGAGATTCACTACAGATACTGGAAACCCCAATCTGGATCCCCAGAGCATTACACAATTTTATCAAGGACAGAATGGATTCTAAATAAGAACCATGACATCTGGATCCGTACATGGGGGTTCCCACCATTAGTTTTATATTTCCAAGTTTTTCTAGAGGAACTTGAATAGTATTCATTCTTTAATGATAAATACATCTTGTGTTTTAAATGAGTTTAGTAATTGTTTGTTTAGGGGGTTTCGAGTTTTGTCCTCTTGGTGGTCCTTTCGGTTGGGGGTGTTATGTTCTTTCTCTTTCTTGTTTTTGGAGTTGGTTTCTCGAGTTTTGTCCTCTTGGTGGTCCTTTCGGTTGGTGGTGTTATGTTCTTTCTCTTTCTTGTTTTTGTGGTTGGTGTAGCCAATTTCAACGCAGACATCATTTGATCCAGGGATTTTGTATGACCTTTTTCTATAGGGTATTTTTTAAAGTCAAAATCCATCAGGATCCTTTTGTCGGGTTCTTTACAATGGATCATAAAGACAATGGGTGTGCTTGTGGATTGGTCATTGATATAGTTCAGGATCTCTTTGACCGAAACGATCCCCTCTGTAAATCGTTCCTTCATGTGAAAAGTTCGTTCTTGTTCGTCAAACCTGAAAATACCAAATGGATTCTCTAGACTGAAAAGTTTGTCCTGATTAAAAAGGGTGGTCTCATTAAACAGGTATTGGCTGTGCGGAATCGATCTCATCTCACATACGGTTGTTATGAATTTTTTGGGGTTATTGCGCAATGACAATCCGGAATACAAAAAGGTTTCATTGGGCTTGGAACAAGCAATACTTGTATTGAGTATTGTGATGCTGGTTCCATAATAAACCCGCAAGACATTGGAAGGATATTTTTTTATATCTAACTTATTGACATCAAAAAGAAATCGAATATCCTTTTCAATCTTGGAATTATCTGGTTTAAAATCGGAAATATATCTTTTCCCGTGTTTCAAGAGGATATTGAGCAACTTGTTCATGAATAAATTACCGTGGATTTTCATATAATAAGGGATCAACAGCATTGTGGTGCTTGCGTGGGTGGCTTCCCCTTCCGTGCCAAAATAAATGATGGGGATACCGAAACGCTGTTTATGATCCAGCACCTCTGCTGATTGTATAAAACCGTGCCCCAAAACATAATAAACTTCTTTCATTTATGTTAAGAAATATTTTTGCTATAAGTAAACATTATTGATTCATATTAGGACTTTTTTTTTGATTGATGTAAAAAAAAGCAATCAAAATAACCAAAACAAAAAATTTTTTTATTATCCAGTGCTCCCAAATCCTCCTTCTCCTCGGGCTGTTGCCTCCAGATCCTGATTGATTTCTTTCAGTATCATGTGGTGTTGTTTCTTGAAAATCAATTGGCAACACCGGAATGGGAACTTGATCTCATCTGCTGATTCATCAATCTTGGCAAGTGCCACATAAAGGTTCCCATTATAACTCCTGTCAATGATCCCCACACTGTTGGCCAGCATGTACCCAGATTTTGACAAACTGCTGCGTGGAACAATCTCTGTGTAGTAGCCATGAGGCACACGAACCTTGACCCCAGTATCGTACAATGCGATAACATTATTCAGCGCCTTTACCTTGCGGATAATGGACAAATCATAACCCACATCGGATACTCTTGATTTGCTTGGCATGATTGCTTCGGGGCACGTCTTGTAGACAAGACAGGTTCCAATACGATTCGTTCCAGTCAGGATTTGAAGGTATTTCTCGTAAAAAACCTGGTTTCCAATTTGTGTATCGTGGTTTTTATATATTTCTCCCAGAAAATCAACCGCATTGATGTCATCGTAAATCAACTCCTTCTTCTCAATCAGGAATGGGATATCAACAAAAGAAGAAATGGATTCCAATAAACCATCCATTTTTGAACAAATGACAACACGAATGTCCTCACTATTAATGGTGCCATGGTTCTCTAAATAACCCTGGATAAATGCCCATTTCAAACGAGGATTTAACTTGTCAAAAATGGCAACCGCAATCTTTTCGTCCAGAACCTTCTTGTCAATGACAGAACCAGTCTTGTACGCCTTTTCAAGAGTATCAATTGTGTCGTAGTTCATTTTCCTTGTTGATCTAATTCTTTTCTTGATGGATTTCATTTTTTAGATAGGTAAGATTTATAGATAAAGGGCAAATCACAGGTATACGAGAAATTTCCAATGTGTTTTAGGGCAACCCATGGAGCCAGCATGATTTTACCGCCTAATTTCTTCCATAATGAACAGAAAGCATAATCCTCACTTAAATATCGGTTGCTTCCACCATCTGTAACAGACCCGTGGTTGTCAATGAGGGTAGGGAAAAAACAATACCTGGTTATTCCCTCATCGTCGTAGTATTGCAGTTGTGGGAATGATTTTGCCAATCGCAGGAATACGTCCCGTTGGACAAGCATGAAACCAGCCCCAATTTCTTCAACTTCTTGTAATTTATCAAGTTCCAGTATTGGGTTTTTTGAATTAAGAACGTAATCCCCTACAAAATTCTCAATCTCTTCTGGTTTGATGGTGGGGATTTCTTTAACTACATTCACAACTTTTTTCCAGTTGATTATTTTCTTAGCATATGGACCACCAATAATAGGGGCGTTCAATTTGAGGATTGAAATGACATCATCCACATTAAACTGAATATCGGCATCAATGAACAGGAGGTGGGTGCAATCTGTTTTCAAGAATTCGTCAACAATAATGTTCCTTGCCCTGGCAACAAGGGCATCATTGTAAAGGTGATAAAAGAAGACATCAATCCCAGATCTGCCAAGTATGTTTACCAGATTGATACACGAATTCGCATAAGCCCCATAACACATCCCACCGAACATTGGCGTGCCCACAAACAACTTGATTCTTTCCATTTTTTAAATTAATTCTTATTCTTTAGATAAAAACAATAAGCACCTAAGGATAATTTTTCAAGCTTGTTTCATGTCTTGGAATTTTTCTTTCAATGTCTTTGTTGCCACTTATTGTTTAACAACAATAGCTTGTGCCATGAGTTCTTTACCGATTGGTTTTAGTATCTCGTCTGGTTCGCACAATTTTGACTAAATAGTAAAGAATATTTATTATATATAAATGGCAAAACCTATCAATAAAAAAAAAATAAACAAGCCACGCAAAAAACAGGAATCGGTCATGATAAAAAACATTATCGATAGTAGCAACAAAAAGTTTAATACTACCCTCTATTGGGTAATGAGATTTATCGTTTCAATATTTATCCTGTACATCTCCTACCTATTTGCTAAAAAAATATCCGTCGTTATTGTTAGTCAGTTGAACAGAAATATTTCACAACATAAAAGGTTAATCGTCAAGCAATTGTCCGAAATCATCTTTTACATTGTATTTGGTTTTGGTGTGTTTATGGCCCTTATCAATTTGGGGGTCCAAACAACCACGATTGTTACAATTCTGGGAACTGTAATGGTGACAATTGGATTGGCTCTCCAGAGCACACTCTCAAATGTTTTTGCCGGAATCTATGTCGCATTATCCGAGAATTTTCAATTGGGCGATGTCATCCGTGTTTATGTGCCTTTTATCTCGAAACCTATCGAAGGAACAGTCATTGATTTCAATATCGCCTATGTAAAAATAAAAGATTCCCACACACATAGGATAATGTACCTTCCAAACACTTCTATTGCGGGCAATGTGCTCATCAATATGTCCCAAACTATATAAATTATATTGATAGAATTTCTATAAATATACTAATGGTTGTTTTTTTCAATAAAAAATGTCATCCACGGGTCTATATGGACATCCAGATTCCTGTGAAAAGTGCTGTGTTCGCACTCAATATGACACGTTTGATCCGTATAATCGGGATCCTTCTTTTTGATTTTTTGTATGTTGTACAATGCGAGCCCCCCATATGCGGATTCGACTGGAAGTGGGTAAGCAATCTCATAAAACAATTTATTACGAAAATTATAATTTGCTCGTAAATCTTCAATCATCTTGTTTGCTTCTAAATAATCGCACCTGTGGTGATTCAGTAATGGGTATGTATCATAGATAAGGTATATGTTTTTATAATTGTGGAATGAATTACACGCCACAACATCACTATAATTTCTTGTATAATACAAACCGTGAAAAAACCCAGGGATAGACAATTGTCCTTCCAGGTCCCAATCAATGACACACATGTAATCGTAATCATTAAATTTTTTAAGGATATAATTCCAATAAACCTGACGAAATTTCCCAAGGATCCTTACCCTCCTGGCAAGTGTTGTTTCTTTCTCGGCTCTTGTTCGCACAGAACGTATGTCTAATTTGCAAGTTTTGGCGTTTTCTGGTGTATTGTCATCGCACAAGACGATTAATTTATCGTTCCTTTCCGCCTCCTTCAAGAAAAGTTCTCGGGAATTGTCCTTGGAATCATTCTCAACAATGATTACCCGATAATCTTTAAAATAACCCCCCAGTTTTTTAAGAATAGGCATCCACATTTTCAGTACAGAGGCCCCGTGATCCTGACAGAGCCCAGCAAAAACAATCGTTTCATTCTTGCTCTGTTTTATAGAAGAGATTGTGCTCTCAAAATACTCATTATATTTGTTTGTTTTCCAGTATGTTATGAGCTTTTCTTGTGTAAGGTGATCCATTGAGGTTTCTTCGAAAAAAATGTAATAATCCGATTTTACGCTTGTATAAACATAATATCTGTAAAACAATCTGTATATCAAAAAGAATAGAAGAACAACCATAAACAAAATAAAAATATTTTGTTCGATTTGTGATGGTAATTTAAAAATCATCTAAGAATTTATTTCTTAAAGAAAGAAATAAAAATGTCAAAATTTGATGAACTGATCAATAACCTAAAAAGAGACATCCAGTCACTGCCATCTGTGGACGGGTCCAAACGGGAATGTGTGGCTGTGCCAGAGGATGTTGTAGTGGCATCTCCACCATCGGTCCGCGAAGAATTTACATTTGAAGAACCCTCCAGGAAAAGCAGGTATGTCAAGATCTTTGTGCGCCACGGGCTCCTTTCGGTTGAATTTTTCTTGTTTTTTTTCATACTGCTTTCCATTACGAAACCCTCGTTTTTATACTATAACGAGCGGGTTGTCCACAATGGGAGAGAATTGCTCCGGACCCATTTTAGTTTCATGTACCTTCTTTCCTATTCTCTGTTTTTTACCTGTATTTTCCATGTTCTCATTATGGTCCATCAAGACCTTGTAAAAAGATACTAGAAACCACCATTCTTGTCCTTGGGGTAGAGTGCTGGGGGTGTGATTTTTTCATCATCATTCTCTCGCTGGCGCTGCATCATCTGGGCAAGTTCCTTGATATTGTCCTGTTTCCTGGTTATGATTTGTTCGGAAGCCCGCCTTATTTCCATTTCTTGGTTCATGATTTCTTCGGGGGTCTGCTGCTGTTGAGTGACATTCTGGATCCCATTTTCTTCGATGGGGGTAATGTCCACAGGTTCTTCAAATGGTGGTTGAAAAGGTTGTGGTGGTGATGGGTTGAATTCAGGTTCTTCAAATGGTTGTTGGAGAGGAAGAGATTGTAATTGCTGGATGGGCGTCGTCTTTTGTTGTGGCTGGATCGGTGTATTCTGTGGCTGGAGTTGTTGGATCGGTGTATTCTGTGGCTGGAGTGGTGGTTGTATCTGCTGTTGTGGTTGCTGGTACCTATTCGCATTCAATACTTCTTGGACCTTGCGCAACCATGTAAAGGCGTCGCTTCCTTCGTATTTTTCCAATCTCCCATTCGGGTAGAACAAAAAAATACACGGGACCGTTTTGATATGGTAGCCATGATTATCTTTTAGTATGGCCTGGCGAACCTCTTCATTGTCGATACACAGCATCTGGACCCCCAATTGTGGCTGTAAGTCATCAAGAAATTCTTTGCATCTTTGGGAGTATTTACTGTAAAGGCAAACCGCAACTGTTTCCATTTGTATTATTTTTTTTTATTGTTTTAGACCATTTTTACATAAATTAAAATTATTATTTGTGTAAGAAAATGAACCAACAAGGAATTATCATAGTATGGGGGCAAAGCAAAATGCCCGAACAACAAGTAAAAGGTCAGATTTATGCTGGATTGAAAGCCCCTGAAATCACAAACCAGGAAATCCTGAAAGAAATGACAGATCTTAAAAAATTAATGAGGGTGAATGGGGCTCATGACAGCAAGTTTTCGTGCGAAAAAATGTTGCGACTCTTGTCATACCTTTTGAGATTTGATGAGAAACTGTTGAAACAAACTGCGATCCAACAGAATTATTCTCATCGGTACGAGGATATGTTTATTGCCTACAACAAGAATCTGGACAGGGTTGCCGACCTCCAGAAAAAATACGAAAAGAAGCGTTTGCCTGACATGCTGACAAAATGCAAGAGTCATATCAATGATGTGGTGAATGGTTTATTGTTCCTTCATCAAAACATCCTTGTTGAAACATTACGACGAAAACAAAGCAATCTGGAAGCTTTGCGTCGTTTTATGGAGAGTATCAGGATTGATGGTGATATTTTTCACGATAGGAAATTGGTGTCGCCGTCCTATTTCAAGAAACATTATAATCCATTCTTTGTTGTGAAACAATAATCAAAATTTATATGTTTTCATATAAATTTACAAAAAAAAATATTTTAAAAACCCTTTTGGTATTCTTCCATGAACGCATCCAGTTCTTTTTTCCACATCTGGTCGATGGTGGTCTTTTTCAATTCCTTCAATTGTTTTTCAAGATCATTGATCTTCTTTTCGAGAGAAGAAACATTGTCCTTTGTGAATGAGCGGATCTGGATGGAATACAGCATTGGATAAAATTCTTGATGGTATTTATGTTTCTTCAATTGTTCTTCGACCTCCTGTTCGGTCTTTTTGAAAACCACAATTTTGTCAGTCATGACATCTGTGATGAACCTGTGTTTAATGCGTTCTTGTTCCAGAGACGACTCCAGAATTCTCACCATTTTGTTTTTTCGTTGTTCGTAGAGGTGATGACGCTTGCGACAGAATTCGATAAAAATCTCCCGAAGTGTATTGTATTTTTTGATTTTTCCATCATTGAATAGGACAATGTTTGTCATGTTGATATCGGACGAAAGGTTCAGTTTATCAATCGTGGGTTTGAATGTGTCGGCAGGTGTAATGTGAAATTCGGGCTGGTTGGGTTTTGAATAGTTCTTAAAAGATTTCAGTTTCTTTTCTTCCATCAGTGTTTCAAGAAATTCCTTGTATTTATCAATGGAACAATCGATAGGGATTTCTGTAATCCGGTGGGTTTCTGTCTTTTTTCTTTTTGGTTTATCTTCTTCTGTTTCTGTAATGACCCCAATACATTTAAACTTGTTGGGGGCAATCTTTTTGATTTCACCGGTAAATCCATGGAAATAGGGTTTTAAGACGGGCATCTTGAAATTTTCTTGGTCATCAAGCCAGTCATAGACACACTGGACAAGTTCTACTGGATTGTGCGAGGCGATATTGCTGGACCACCCTGAACCAATCCCTGCCTTGACACCATTGATAAGGATCAGTGGCAGGATTGGGATGTAGTTATCGGGTTCCACCTTGAGACCGTCGTCCAGTGTATAAGACAATAGGTCATCATCCATTTCTGGGAACAATATCCGGGTCCATCTCTCCATCTTTGTGTGGATATAACGCCCATTCGCAGCATCCTTTCCAAGGGATGCCCTGGACCCAAATTGGCCATCCCTGAACAATAAAGGGATATTATTCAAACTACCCACGAATTCTTGTGCCAATTTGACAATGGTATCATAAAGACACTGTTCGCCGTGGTGGTAATTTGACAATTCCGCGACCGATCCCGCAAGCTGTGCCACCTTCATCGATTTCCCATTGTGCGACAAATTGCGTTTAAACACCGTGTAAAGAATCTTTCGTTGGGACAATTTCAAACCATCACACAGATTAGGGATGTTGCGCTTACAGTCATCGATTGAGAAACGGATATGTTCGTTATTCACAAAATCTGTAATATTATAAGTATCGCCGGGTGTTTCGTATGCTTCGGGATTGTAATCTTCCATCCATTTTTTTCTGTCGTCCGCCGTGGTTTTTGAAAAGACCATATGAAGGGTTTTATCGGCCTTGTCGTCCAGTTGGAAAGAAACCACCTTCTCTCCAAATGTGTCCTTGATTTCCTGATCGCTTGATGAACCGAGCCCCTTGTAGTATTTTGTGCGGAACTTTCTACCAGTCAATCGTTCTAGTTCTTTTTGGTATTCAAAATCATTATAGAATGTCAGGGCCTGGTCCGCACTGGGAAAGATCTTGGCAACCGGGGTCATCATGGAATACAAGAATGGCTCTTTTCTCTTGAACAGAGAAGGAAATAGGACGTGGAACATGTTGATGATGAGGGACGCAATATGGAGGCCATCCACATCAGCATCCGTTATGATCATTATTTTTCCATACGACAAGGTGTTGAAATTCTCTTCATTTGTGTAATCCATCTTGTATTTTAGGTTGAGTGCCTGGATGACGCTTGTAATCTCTTTATTCGCAGAGATGCTGCTTGTGGTGGCATTCCTGGCATTCATGACCTTTCCACGCAGAGGAAACACCCCAAAATAATCCCTTCCTTTTTTCCCATCCCATCCTTTCGCAATCCCTTTTACGGCGTAGGTTCTGGCGCTCAACCCCTCACACAAAATCAATGTGCACTCCTTACTTTCTTTCCCCCCCGCCTTGTTGGCATTGTCAAGCCCTTCAATCTTCTTGTAACCCCTCTTTTTTTCCGTCTTTTTTAGTGATATAAATTCTCGAGCCTGTATCAATTCATTCATTTTCTCCATGAACCCCCATTTGGAACATACTGTCTGGATGAATTTAGGTTCCACAATGACCTTGGGTGCGGGGGACTGGAGCCGTGTCTTGTTCTGGTTAGAAAATGATGGGTTAATCAAGGAAGCCCGGACAAAGATTGTGAATTGGGGCTTGACATCCTTGACAGAAAAAGTATTGGTCGTCCGGCCCTTGTTGATCTTGGCAAGGATTGCCTTGAAGAATTCAGAAGAAACAGCATCCACGTGGGCACCCCCTTCCTTGTTGTAAATGCCATTGACAAAAGCAATCTCGTGGTATTCTTCATCAAAGGATGGGCATACTACTACTTCCAGTTCTTCGTTTTTTTTCTTCTGGATGTCGTTATTGTTCCAGTGGATACATTGTTTTCCTTCTGCTTGTGGGTAGAGTGTGGCGTATTCCTTCAATGAAGAAATGTTGATTTTTTCCTTGTTCAAAAGGACCGGAATGTTGGTCAGCATGGACATATCGACACACGTTTTTCGAAAGAGCCCCATGATTGTGCCACCAAGTTTCTCCATCTTGAAGAGAGAAAGATCGGGTGTGAACTTGACACACGTGTACCCAGTGTTCTGTTTGTTCTTGATCTTGGGTTTTTGGACGTCCCGCATGTGGTTCTTCCAGGTCTGCGAATACACCAGGCCTTTTTCTGGGTCTCCACATTCGATATGGAAACTGGTGGAAAAAACATTGGTGAGCTTGACACCCAATCCATTCCTCCCCGATGACAGGCGTTCTTCTTCATCATTGTAATTGGAAGAAGTCAGCAGGTTTCCAAAAATCAATTCGGGATTGTAAATCTTGGTCTGTTCGTTAATCTCAATTGGAATAAATCTCCCATCATTCCAGATTGTAATCTCTGCGGTCTCTGGGTCAATATCCACCTTGATTTTCTTGCATTCCACATTGGCTTGACGAGACCTCCACACATTGTCCACCACATTGGAAATGGGTTCTAAAAAAATCCTCCATAACCCATCAGAATAAATGGGGTCTTTCAAGAGTATCATGCTCTTTCCATCAAATACCCATTCGGGATCGTGGGCTTTGGGTTCCAATGTCCCCAAATACATATCTGGTCGCTTATGAATATGTGTGATGGGGTCCATCTTTTCATAAGAAATCGTTTGTGCCATTGCTTGATTTATTATTAAATAAAACCTCAAAAGATAAATTTCAATTTTATACACACATATTTTTTTTTTTATAATAAACCATGACAACAAAAACATTTTTCAATAAGAAAATATTAGGGGGGCTTTTTGTGTTAATACTGATCATCGTCATTATTATTTTTGCCCTAAAATATAACAAGAATACACCAACAGAAGAAAAATCAACGTCTATAATTGATTTTCCTAACACCACAACATTGTTGCCTATGCTGTTTTCGGAAACGACAACCATGACACCAACAACAACCATGACACCAACGACAACCATGACACCAACAACAACCATGACACCAACAACAACCATGACACCAACGACAACCATGACACCAACAACAACCATGACACCAACGACAACCATGACACCAACAACAACATCGCTGGATTTGACTTACACTTCTACTGGTGCTGTTGAGGTTTCCACCGCACAGAAAGTTATTGGAAATTATTCTATTTTCCTACCAGGAACTTCCGACAATCGTTTGGTAATCAGTAATTTTCCCGGCAGCACCTACTTGTCTGGTAGTTGGACTATAGAATGGTTCTTGTACCTACCAAACCCGAGTAGTATAGGTTCAACCGAGATCGCACCAATTACATTCAGTAGCGCACCATCCTCTTCGGGAACAATGCTTATTTACTCTGCTTATGAAAAGAATGGAAATAATTTGATCTGGTATGTTGGCAGCACCAGCAACGTATCTTGGGATGTTGTGAACCGAGGAGCAATTTCAAATCCTAATACTGAGGTATGGAACCATATTGCGCTCTGTTATACTCTCAATTCAGGATACAAATTCTTTTGTAATGGGAAGCTTGTGGGGTCATCTGGAACTACCACCAATGTCGGTTCTCTCCTCACAAATATCAATCTTGGTGCCGCAGGGATAGCCACTGGTTATTATTACGGTGGCTACAACACTTATATCGATGGGCTGCGTATCTCCAATACGGTCCGGTACTCTGCCGACTACACTGTTCCCACTTCATCTTCTTATACTGAAGACAGTAATACAATCTATTTCAATAGTTTTGAAGGAAGTTTTCAGCCATAGTTTACAAATATTTTGATATTATTAGACAAATTTGTTGAATAATTATATTTTTTCAATAAACATACAATTTTTTTTTATTGTATGTTTATTGAAAGATATAATTATTATTAATTTATTTTATTAATGGTTGATGCGCTGATCTACTTTCAGTGTGGGGAGGGACATATTATACTGCTTCTTCATCTTGGCGCATTCTTCGTTGGCATACTGGAATACTTGTTCGCAGGAATGGCGGATGACAGCGGGGTCTGCTCCTTGGACATACTGCCTAAGAAATTCTGCGACATTGACACTCAGGGTCTCCAGAACCTGGTAATAGCGACGGTATTTCTCCTCTTGGCGGACGAATTTATAGAGTGAATCAATCCACTTGGCGCGTGTGATCTTGTTCCTAAGGTATTGGACCCCATAGTCCCGATTGTATGCTTCACGATTGTTGAACTTGGTATAAATAGATGGCATGGTCATCGCTGTCATCTCGTTAATGTAGCGATGGAGGTCCGTCAGCCACTTGACATCCTCGAGAATACCATGAGTTCCACAATTCGCATTCCTGTTGCGCCTGGTCATCTCGGTAAAAGTGGGTAATCCACCGCAAGGAATGTCGCCAGGGACACGGGGGGCCACGCCATTACCCACTCTGCGTTGGTATTCGTAGAAATGGGGATTGTGGACCACACCATGGAGGATCTTCCCAGAAGACCATGAAAAACAGGTATGGCATTGGACACACCACATCTGGTCGCATCCCTGTGTCTTGTAGATTCCCATGTGGCACTTGGGGCAAGGGCGGGTGTTGTCCCTCAACAACCTGACAGTGTCCAGATCGTCCTGTTGGCATTCATGCTCCGTGTTGCGATCCAGTCCCTTGTCCTTGTGGCAATCTGGACAGAAAAAGTGCTCGCACATCCCACACTTGTAGGCTGAGGATAATTTCCCCCGACAATCATGAGATGGGCATGCCATGAAGAATTCCCTGCGTTCCTGGATTGTGTTCCCAGCACGCCTTGCCGTGTGGGCCCACAATGTTTGTTGGCACTGCTTATAGTATTGAGTGGCCTCGTCCAATCGGCGCTTGGCTTCATTCAACACATCCTGGAGTTTCTCCGTCTCAATCTGGTGCTGGGCGTGCTCCTGATACTGACCCAAATTGGCTTCGGCTTCGGCAACGAGAGCCCCCTTCTGGTGTTCCTTGTATTGCTTGTCCATGAAAGCGCGGGACAAACACCCCCTCAAGAACTCCATATTCCACTCCTTCTTGCAATTCATACACTGGGGGGTGATAGTGTTCTCAATGAGGTATTTCTCCACGCACTTGTGGCACGTCTCATTCTGGCAGTAGAGGCACTGGATCTTCTTGTGGGTGTTCTTGTTGAATTTCTCAATACAAATAGCGCATTCCATTGTAAATCTGTCGGACATTGGAAAAAATAGTTAGACCCTAATCCCTATATTTTGTTGGAATTTATCTCACCAAAATCAATTTTATCAACAATGCGGATTTCGTGCGCAAATTAAATTAATTATTTTTTATTTATAAACAAAAAAAATGTCGAGTGAAATACCCATGATATCGAGCGAAATACCCATGATATCAAGCGAAATACCAATGCTTTCTTCAACACCCCCCCCATCAAAAACAGAGGAATGCAAACAGACATCCGCGTATTACTGGGCGGTCCTCTTTCTGGTATTGGGCCTGATTATATCCACTCTTTCTGGAATCATGATTTTTGTCATGCGAAAGGAAAAAGAGGATATTGATAATACGATTTGGATTGCTTTTTTTGTTGGGTTAATCATAACTGGGGTGTGTTCTTATGTAATTCACATTGAAGAAAAAAAGAGAAAAGAAAAATGTAAAAACTAAATTAATTATTTTTTATTTATAAACAAAATAAAAATGTCGAGCGAATCACCTAGTGAGATGCCAATGATCTCGAGCGAGATGCCAATGATGTTTAGTGAATCATCAAGTATCTCCCCATCAATGTTCCCCCCAAAATGCAATTTCATTCTGCTTGAAAACAACAAGCCACATTACCATCCTGACCCCAAGAAGATGGAACAATATAAAAAGGTTTTTAGCGGGCCACCAAACAATTTTCTTATCATATTTATTACCGCGGGGGTTATTCTTTCTGCCTTATCATTGTTCAGGATATATGGTTCTTTCACCAAAAAACAACAAGTGAAACCACCTGTTCCAGCAGCACCCGCACCCACACCTGTGCCTAGCATGTTTGTAAAAATATTATTGTCTGCTTATACACACCTTGTTATTGGTATTATAATGATTGCCACGTGTTCTGCGAAACTCGATGAAAGGAATAAATTCTATAATCAATTCAAGAAGGAGATTGTATCGAATTGTATTCCATAAATATAAAACATTTAACCATTTGGAGCATTGTGGATAAAAATGTTGGGGTTCATCTTGACACGCCATGTAAATTCTCCTACTACAAACAAGTATTGGAACCATTCTTACAGGACAATCCGCAAATACTATCCAGATAATATCATCATGATTATTGATGACAACAGCATTAAAGAACAAGTTGTGGCGGATAGTGATATTGTTTTAGAAAATTGTTTTATTGTTTCTTCTGGGTTCAGGGGGGCGGGTGAGATATTGCCTTACTACTATTTCCTTAAATACAGGTTGTTTGACAAAGCGGTGGTCCTACACGATTCCGTATTTTTTAATTCCTTTGTGGATTTTGAGAGCATGACAGATGATGTCATTTTCTTATGGCATTTCACACAACACGAATGGGACAATATTGATGATGAAGTAGGGTTGTTGGGCAAACTGGAAAACAAGGATGAGATGATTGATTTTTATTTCCAGAAACACTTATGGTATGGTTGTTTTGGTGGGCAGTGTGTCATTACATATGATTTTCTCAAACAAATCGAGGATACCTACAAACTCACAAATATTGTTCCTCATATAACCAATCGTGTCAAACGATATGCCGTGGAAAGGATCCTTGGTTGTATTTTTACCATGAACAATCGCAATTTACTCCACAAAGCATCTTTATTTGGCACAATCTATAATTACATGCCATGGGGTTATTCTTTTTCCATGTACAATGAGGACCCATGTCCTCATCTCCCTCTTGTCAAAGTATGGTCCGAACGCTAGATATGTCCAATTATAAATTTATTTTTTTATAAAACATAACTTTTATAAAAAAAAATGATTTTGAAGAAGGAAAAATGAAAAGAAAATAAAGGATGAATGAAACAAAAATCGCAGAAGTGAATGCGCTTGTAAGGAAGAACAGCAGGAATGAACTGGCGCGTCTGTGCAAAGAAAAGAACCTGACTTGTTCGGGGACCAAACACGACATGGCCGTGAGGTTGATTGGGGGGTTGAATGATGAAAAGAAGGAGAAGATTGTGGAGGTTGTCAAGAAAATCATCATCCGGAGGAACCACAATGGGCAATGGGAATATGACGGGTTGATCTTTGACGACAAGACCAAAAATGTCACTGGGGTCTTGAGTGAAGGTGTAATACAACCATTGAAGCGCAAGGATATTGAAAAATGCAAACAATACAAGTTCAAGTATATCCTGCCGATTATTCTGGATGAAAGGGATGACATGACGAAAACTCCCGCCGATGAACTCTCTTCCGACGAAGAAGAAGATGACTTGGAAGATGAACTGGAGGAAGAGCCATAAAAATACAAAATGTTTTCTATATTGATTTGTAAAAAATATAGAAACTCTTTAACGATCCTGTAGGAAATGCCCCACGAATATCTGGTAATCGGTTTGGTTCATCTTCCTCTGAAGGTGTGTGATCATGTCCTCCCTGAAACCAATCTGGTCCTGATCGAATGTATAGTCCGAAATATTCTGGTTGTTCTTGAAAAGTGGCACACGATCGTATTGTGGTTTTAGTGCGCCCATGGGATCCTGGAAAACAAAAGGCACCACTGCCTCTTGGAGCGCGTATTCTGGATTGTCGTACACCAATGCCTGAGAAGGGTCAATATAATACTGGATATCACCGGGGTAAATACTCTCATACCCATTGTTGTAAATCTTGGGGGCAATATGGTCTTCACAATCCCCGTACATATTCTGTAATGGCTGAACATTCCTTGGTTGGTATGGAGGACGATCAAGCACCATGTGGATGTTCCTGACTGGGTCAATCAGTCGTGGATCGAGAGAATGAGCCCCATCATTGTCGCACGTCTTGAAGAAATCGCGAGCCGCCTCCACATCACGCTTCTTGTTCAGGATAATATACTTGTCATCAATAATCAATGGTTCTGCCGCATATCGTTTCATAACTCTTTTATTATTGGATTTTTTTTTTATGTATCAAGTATTTCTTTTATATTATTTTCATAATCATTCAGGATATTCACAAATCGGTAGTAATCATCCTTCATGGTTTCTTCGCACATCCCACTCATAATGAATTGCCCGCTGTGGAAAACCAAGAATGTATTGTATTTTTTCTTTAATTTTTTTGAAGGAGCCACCTGGGCGAGTGGCACTTTCTTGAAATCCAGTGTATCGGGTTTATTCAATATCCAATTCATTGTGGGGATTTCCATGTGGAACCAGTCCATGACAACCGGAAACTTGATATTGACACCCGTGTACCCAAAACTGGTCTCCAGCAGAGAATGGTAAGGAGTAGAAGTATTGATAATCTTGTCCAGGGATTGTCGGTTTATACAGTATCCAGTCCCACAATCAACATTTGTCATGACAATCTCAAAAGAAATGGAAATAAATGTGTTGGTGTGGATGGCATCATGGCAGTACATCCCAATCATTTCAATAAACGCAAAAACACACATCTTGGCGTGTTCTATATCCTTACATCCTGTAATCTGGAATTTTCCATTCTTGGACACCTTGAAATTCATTTTCTTCACATCATCAAGCATAATGACAACATTCAGCGCATTCCGGAAACTCTTTTGATGCCCCGTGTTGATCATAATGTCCTTCATGTTCCTTTCCCTAATGCTGTTCTTGTAGTGTATCGTGTCAATGTAAACACTGTATTGTTTTTCTCCAAACAGAAAAACATGTTTGGTCAATGGGACCATTTTAAATAATGTCTCAATATCAAATTCTATATTTGCTGACGCAATAATCGTCCTGGTAGAAACTTTTAAATCCTCAAATTTCTTGATAAACATTTTATTTAAATGGTTTTTGTCTTTAGACGGTTTTCAATTTTATAACATGAAGACATTATGTAAAAGGGAATCGGGGAGCACCCCAAGATTGCACTTGAAACGATTGTTGAGGATCTTTATCTGGTTGTTGATATAGTTGAAAAATTCAATTGTGTTTTTGACTTCTTCTTCAAAATCAGGGGGTAATTCAACCACCATTCGGCGCAACCATTCAGACGACACGGCAACGAATGTCTGCGCAATCTGGAGGTATTGTTGGTTTTTTTGGGATGCCTTTTCCTGTCGGTAAATCTCATTTCGCCAGTCGTCTCTGGAAATTGCGTTAAGGAGATACGAGATCCTCAAGGATTTACACATTTCGTTAAATTGTGTGTCTTGATAACGAGGCATAACAACATGCTCAAAATGAAGGATGTTTTGATGAAGAGAATATACGAATTCTTGATATTTTGGAGGGAATTGTCGCAGTGTGCGGATAGAGGGCAATCCACCACACGGGATGTCCATAAGTTCTCGTGGCATATCGTCGCCCTGGTGCCTCTGCATCCATTCGTAATAATGGGGGTTATGGATCCTCTGGTTTATCTTCTGGCCCGTGCGCCACGAAAAGGGGGTCCTACACTGGGTGCACCACATCTGGTCGCACCCCGATATTTTATAAATGGGCATCGAACAATTTGGACAAGGTTTCGTGTTTTGTTTCAGCATTTCGACTGTTTCAACATCTTCTTTCCGGCATTCGTGTTTTTCTTCTTCTTCTGTAATCTGGATACAATCTTTGCACACCCTGGTGCTACATATCGAACATATTGTTTGGTCTCCCTTTAGGTACCCACGACATTCTTCTTTAGGGCACGAATGGACCCAATTGGGATTCCCTCGGTTTCGAATCTTTTTGTTGGCAACACTCTCATCAATATCATCCATCAAACACAACAATTCACCCTTTTCATTCCTCATTGGTGTATTATCGTCATTAAAATAAATAAAATAAGGGTGATCGTCCGGGATCTCAATCCTCCCAATCCTTTCTTGTTGCACCAACTCGCTCATCTGGTTCATACGGCCAATCATTTTACAATAATATTGGTACATTTTGTCCATTTCTGTCTTGAATGCCTTCATGTTCTTATAGAACTCATCCTTCCGTTTGATCCTCACAATACAATTTTGTGTTTCTGGCAACATGGATTCTTCCTTCGACAAGAGCAGATTCTTACGGAAATCCTTGTACTCCCGATGCCAGAATGTGGGTGGTAAATTTTCAATGATAAAATCATAACTGAACTGTACTTTGCAAGACATACAGGCAGGATCTGACGCAATCGATAAAAGGTATTGTTTGAAACAACTCATACAACAGGTGAATTGACAATAGGGGCAATCGATGGGTTTCCTCACGCGCAAAGAATATTTTTCACGACAAACCAGACACTCGTTCTTTTTGTTTTCCATATTTACTTGTTTTTTATTATTGATTGTATTGAATTCCAAAATCATTTTTATGAAAATGATTTAACTTTTCTTATTCCTTTCATTAAATGAATTCAATAACCCAGATCAAAGAGAAAGATCTTTCTACAACGTCAAATTACCTTGGCAGTGGAAAATTTGGACGTGTATTTGCTTCTAAATACCAGGGTAATGATGTTGTTTACAAGATTATGAAACACGGGATCAGCATCCAGATGTTTATCAATGAGCTGACAATCCTCCATTCCCTTCAGGGGAATAGTGGCATTGTGAAACTTTATGGCTACACGATTTCTTCCACCAAAATGATTATTGTCATGGACCACGCCAAAGGGATAACACTCACCGATCTCATTTCTTATTATGATGTAAGCTATTCAAATATGCTCCTTATTTGTAGGCAAATCGCATCGACCATGGTTTTTATTCATTCCAAAAACATTCTTTATTGTGATATGAAACCGGACAACATCATGATTGATCCGGAAACTTGTAATGTCAAGCTGATTGATTTTGGGTTTTCAATCCAGATGGACCCATCGAATAAAGTAATTGTGAAAGGAGACCCCTGTGGGACAACGGGTTATATCGCCCCCGAAGTCATGTTCCATGGGCGTTTTGGAAAAGCATGTGATGTTTATTCGTTTGGTGTTTTATTGTATGTTCTTTACACGAGCAATCCTCCCGATCGTGTCTCCAGAATGAAGACCACAATGAAAATAAAATACAAACACGATATATACAAACTCTTTTGCCAGTGCACCCAGCTTTTTCCAAAAAATCGTCCATCCTTCCTTGAAATCTACAACACCATTTCCAAAATGGAAAAAAGGATCGAAAATCACAGAAAAATTTATACCTACATTCAAAAATATCTTTGTTGTTTTCCGTAAACAAATAAACTACAATTTATTTGTTCTTTTCCAAACAAAAAACTCATCAAGAAAATACTGGGAGTGATTCATAACGCCCTTCCCTGATGGACATGGTGCGCTGGCGGAGGTCCTGTCTCTGGGGGTCAGAAATGGAATAATTATAGTTTTCATACTGGTTAAAAACAGGAACGGCGTTCCCTTGTCCCTCGAATCCGCCCTTCTGGAGGGAGGGGTGGATTTTCTTGTCGCCATTTCTGGACTGGATGTGGTAGGCATCACGGGTGGCTTCAATCTGGGCAGGGTCAAATTGTGTTGTGCTGGCTTCCATCAGGGGGTGCACTCGTTTCTGTTCGAGGATTGTTTCGGGCATGAGGGGCATGCTGTAGGGGGTTTGTGTGTTGGTCTGCATAGAATGGATTGGGGTTCGTTTTCCATTGTGGATCTCGAAAACACTGTTCTCATAGGCGTTCTTTGACGCAATGTAAGATTTGGTGGTGTCCGCACTGGGAAGGAGGGATTCCTGGACGGAATGGGTCATGACACCATTGTTTTCTGTGTTGTTCATCTCGATAAAGGTTCTCTGGGTCCTGACGTTGCTGTGGAGGGTGTCCTTCAGGGCACTTGGGGTGTTCTTTTCTTGTAGTTGTGGCATCTGGAAGATGGAGGTTGCCTGGGTCTTGACATTATTGTAAAGGTAATCTTTTGTGGGGATGGTGGAAACATCCGCATTTTCCATGGGATTCACAAAATTCTCTCTCGTTGATTTGTTGGTCTTGGCGATACACAGGTATTTCTCCTTGTTGATGAACTTGTTTGTGTCAATCGTGTCCCCAATGTTGTTTGATTTGTTGAGGGTTTTTTGTGTGAATGCCTCATACACCCGTTTGTTCCACTGGATCTGTTTGGGGTCCTTGACAAGGTAATCTGAAACCTGATCGGATCTCATGGAAGAGGATTTGTTTGTGCCCATATCAATATTGATGATCTGTCCAATCTTTCCTGCGGACAAGGAATCAAACTCGCTCTGCCTGGAAAGATCCCCAGATGTCTTGTTGGTGATGGCCACCACTGATGTCTTGTCCGGATTGATGCTCCTTTTTTCAGCACCCGTATCATAATGGTCCGACATGTAGGTCTGTTGGGGGAGGGAGAGGTTGGTATCGGTTTGCATATGGGGGATTGCCTGGTGGATGGTACGGGAAGCGGCATCCCTTGGCACATTACCAACAGCGTTGACCGTTTTTGTGGATGTCGCCTGGGGGTGGAGGATTTCATCGTGGACGGTCCTCCTTGTTTCGTTGCACTGGGTCGCCTGGACAACGTCCGGAAAACTTGGGTTTGAATAGGAATAAAACCACGTGCGCGGCAATCTGCTCAATGGCAAGAGATCCTCCTGGCGCTGGATGGGGGGCCTGACGGTCTGGACCTTGTAGGGGAGCGAAACGGCCTTGGTGTTCTGGAAAGGACTGCCCCTCCCACCATTATTGGAATAATTGTCGAAACTGACAGCCACCATGGGATTCACCCCTCTGGCGTATGGCTGTACGTATTCGCCTATCCTATCCCCAGATTCATCTTGTGCCAATAAAACTGTCTGGCTCTGCCCCACCTTGTCGATACGCCTTGTGTGGATTCCTTTGGGTGGATCTTTTAATATGTTCATATTTGTTCCCCACATTTCGACGCTTGGCAACGTCACTTTGGCGGAACTTTTCAAACAATTATAACTTAATCCTCCTGCGCTCATTTTTATCTTGTTTTATAACTTTTATTAAATAATTTTTTAATTATATTTTACAAACAAAATTCTTCTTACTTGTTTGACTTAAGAGCATGATATATTAAAAAATAAGAAGAATGGCAGCATTATTCCTAACCTACCTTAAATAGAATTGTGAATTAATTGGTCTCCAACAAATGCCCCACAATATGGTAGGCAAGGTCAAATGAAATCCGTTTCCGTTTATACTCCCGATAAGCTGTCAGGAACATGGAGTTGTAATCCTCTCTGTATTTTTCCAGGAACCGGTTGAAACGATCCACCAGCCATTTTTGCTGGTCTTCTGGAATGGAAGGTTCAATGACAAGTGTCGCATACGATCGTGCCGTCAGGTTCGGTGTTTCATCGGTATATATTTTATCATCGGGCACAACCATCAGCTGGATGGGGTTGTCATCATCAATGCATTTGAGGAGGATATTGGTGTGTGGCTTGTCCGTATTCAGGCGGGTCCTGCGTGTTATTGTGTATTGGTGGGTCCGGGGCAGGTTGAAAATCTCTCCCCCCACCATGTAGGAATTTGTCTCGTTCAATAGCACATTCATTTCTCTCTTTTCTGGAAAAATGGTGGTTGGGATGCTTGTATTGTCTTGAGTTGTCTTTAACGCAAATTGGAAAGAACAAACAGAATAATCCGTATCCCTGAAAACAGGTTCTTCGAAAATATTGAGGCGGGTGATTGTGTAAATGCCAAGGAACTTTTTCCGCAACTGGAGGTCATTTTCTCTTTTGGAACACCAGAAATTAATGGGGATAATAAGGATACCCCCTAATGCCCTGTTGTTCTCCATTGTCAGTTCCTTGATGAGGCACTTGTAAAGGTCATTCACCTTGTGCTTGTCAAAAAGGGTCTTGTCTGGGCTTTTGTTCCTTGCCAGATAAGGTGGATTGGTGATGATGAATTTATTGGTGTAGCAGGGTGGATGGAGCAATGTGTCCTGTTGGATGGTATCGGGGGTCTGTGGGTCAATATCGTAGCATTCGCACACATAACGAGAATGATCGGGGATGAAACGCAAAAGATCCCCAGCCCCTGTGAAGGGTTCGATGATGTGGTTGATATTGTCGGGGATGACGAGGCCCTGTAGGATATACTCGTAATTGGTGGTGTAGAATTGGCCCAGGCTTTTTTTTTTCTCCATGGCGTTTTTTTTTTGTTGTTGGGATAAAAAATTTTGCCAAAAACCCTGGAATCCAAACATATCCCCCACAAAAACCTGTGGCCGGACACTCTGGAATTTTTGTTTCCCAACTAAATGGTGAAACTTGGACATGTAGCGATGACTGCCATTGCCATCCAGGATGTTGACAAAGTATATGTTGGGGTTTGGGAACTGGATCAGGTGTTCCATCTGTGCCTGGATGAAATGGTAGGTCTCACGCAACGAACGATTTTGTGAACCCCCCGTATGGCAGATAAACTTGAGGTTGAAGTAGAACATGAACTCTTGGAGCAACAAGTACCCATCAAAATCTTCTGTGTATTCAAACCCGTCGTCTTCAAGGAGGGGGGATTTTAGGCGTTTCATTTCTTTGGTCTGGAGGTTCAACCGAAGGTTTGTTTTGGTGTGCGGATCGTGCCCGGTAATCTGGCGGATACATTGGTGCTGGAATAATTCACATTCATTCTGTTTGCCATTCGCGTACCAGGGTTGGTTCATCCTCCATTCTTTTGTTTGTTCTACGGACTGAATAATCATTTGTTTACAAATTGAAACAACAATCTTGAGTTTCAATTTTATTTTGTCTACATAATAATTATTTCTTGACATTGAAGAACAACAAAACCGTACTCGTTGTCAAAATTGATTTTGGTTTGATAAAAGACACAACATTATAGCATTGACACTCACCAACAACTTTATTTTGATTGATCCACAGAACAACAATCGATACCATGACAATGACACAGATTATCCAAGAGTATCCCGGCTACTACTGGCAGTATGACGAGGAGGTAGCCCAATGGCAAATGATGTGGGAGCCGATCCATCGTTGGTATTCTCCCCCCAAGCTCCACCCTGAGGTCATCAAGTATGACATTCACGTCCCCCTTTGGTTCCAAGACAAGATTGGCCTATTGATTGGGCACAAGGGGCATAATTTCATCCGTATCACAGCCGAGACTGGGTGCTACTACATTTACTATCTTTCCGTCCAGAACAAGATTGAGATATGGGGTCATCGTGATAATATTATCCACGCCATCAGCCGTCTCAGGAAACTCATGAACAAGATCCAGAACAATTACGAACAGCAATTCTAAACTAAAAAACAAGAATATATTTTTTCATTGTTAAAACAAAAAATTGTAAAATCCATTTGGATTTTATAATTATTTTTAAAATATTTTTGTATTACAAAGGGTTTTTCAATGTGTGGAATTGTAGGGGTTATTTCTAATGATGAAGATATGACAGACACCCTTATGAAAGGACTTTTTGAATTACAAAATAGGGGGTATGATTCGATTGGTATGAGCTTGATCAACAATCACGAATTTTATGTTTACAAGGATGTGTGCCATCACAAGGACGACATTACAGAATTGTTGTCTCGTGTTGATAGCACCAAAAAATATCACAATGGGATTGCGCACAGCAGATGGGCGACACACGGGAACATCACAAAAGAGAATGCCCATCCTCATGTTTGTTTCCAAAACATTTTTTCACTTGTCCATAATGGTATTATTGAGAACTTTAAAGAATTGAAAGAAGAACTTGTCAAGAAACACGAGATTTGTTTCCAATCCAGCACCGATTCAGAAGTCATTGTCAATATCATCTCATCAAAATTCCTGGAACAATGTGATACAATGCCAATTATGGACAGGGTCATCCATTCTGTATGTTCTACATTACCCCTGCTCCAGGGAACTTATGGGTTGGTCATCCAGTGTAAATTATTACCAGAGAATCTTTTTTGTGTTCGTTATGGGAGCCCATTGGTGGTGGGGATTTATGACAAGGGTGTCATGATTGTTTCGGAAAAAGGCGCACTGAACAAAAGTGTCCAGATGTACATGCCAATTGAAGACCACGACCTCATTATTTTACAGGACGACAAGATCAAACCCATCACAAGGATAAGTGATGTGCATCGTGATGTTGTGTTTCTAGAAAATATCGCCACAAGTTGCGACGACAAGGGCAATTACGAAACATGGACAGAGAAGGAAATCATGGAACAGCCTTCGGCCATCCGTCGGTGTATCAAGAATGGTTCTCGTATCCTCCCCAACAACAGCAATGTTAATCTGGGTGGCCTGATGGAGAATAAGAAAAAAATTGACAATACCGATCACCTTATACTGCTTGGGTGTGGAACTTCCTACCACTCGTGTTTGCTGGTCTCTCAATATTTTCGGGCCATGAAGAACAAGATCCAGACCGTCCAGGTGTGCGATGGGTCTGAATTTGATGTTTCATACATCCCAAAATCTGGAACCACCACCCTCATTGTCGTATCCCAATCGGGAGAAACAATGGACCTGCTCCTTTCCATCAGAAAATTCAGGCAAGCCAAACCAGATTTTCTGGTATTGGGTGTCATCAATGTGGTAGATTCTGTCATTGCCAGGACAGTCGATGGGGGGTTATACACAAACAGTGGAAAAGAACGGGGAGTGGCATCGACAAAATCATTCACAACCCAGGTCATTACACTCTACATGATTGCCTGTTTCTTTTCTTCTTGTTATACAATCAATTCTCATTTGCAGATTATAAGGAATCTCCCCCTTATTGTCGAACACAATCTCGAACGATATTTTCAAAATGTCAAGGAGGCATTGTGCCAATATGTCTCCCAATTTTCCAATATTTTTATCGTGGGAAAATCATTTGATTACCATATTGCGATGGAATCTGCCCTCAAGATTAAGGAAATCAGTTATATCCACGCCGAGGCGTATTCCAGTTCATCACTCAAACACGGCCCATTTGCCCTCTTGGATGAGAATATGCTTGTCATCATACTTTCCAATGTCCCCCATGAACGCAATAAACTCGAAAATTCCTACCAAGAAATCAAGGCCCGCCACGCTCCCATCATTGTCATCAGTTATGAAAACATCCACGAATGCCCACACTACATCAATATTCCCTACCATTATTTTTCTTATCTGGAGGCCAATATGGTCCTGCAGATCTTGGCCCTCGAATTATCCCTTGCCAAGGGCATCAACCCAGATTATCCAAAAAATCTGGCCAAAGTCGTTACGGTAGAATAAAATAATTTAAAATAATTTAAAAAATAAATTTTTTTAAAATAAAATGGACGACTATATTGATATCCAGCCGACCGATGTTGTAAGATCGTGTGTCAAGATAAAAATGAATATTATCAATTTCCAATTGAATGCGACAAACTGCACGGTGAATGTGCAGAAATACGATGCTGCTAATATACTGATTGACATTGTCAATGTCTTTATCAATGACGAAGAATACAGTCAATGGTCGTACGATGATTCTTATATTATCAACCTTGTCCTTGAGAAATTGGGTATGACACCCGCTGATGTTGTTGTCGAAAACTAACAAATAAATAATAATATGGTTTAAAAACAAAATTATTAGATTGTAAAATGGAAAACCTGAATTCTATCAAAGTAACAAAAGTGTCTAATCCTGATATTAAATCCACAAATCAAGATTCCAGAAACTTGCCCAAGATGCCAAGGTTATACCTTGAATTGATTGAAAACAAGGACAAGATTAAACAGAGCATGGTAAATAAAGAATACGACCCAGATGATACTGTTTCTGAAATTTCTTTTTTTGGGGGGCAAAAAGAGGAAAAAAGCTATAATGTCATGTCGGATATTGAAGAAGAAAGCGACGATGGAAGCACGGACATTTCAAGTGTGGTTTCAGGAAATAGTTCAATCAAGATCGCCCATCAAGAAACCAGTGTTCAACCACAAACAACACCACAATTCATGAATGATGAGAAAGCGTCATCTGTGTCTTATACTTCTTCTACAGACGATGAAACGGAGGACGAGGATGACGAGGATGACGAGGATGATGGAATACTAACCCAACAACCATCGGCACCACAGCCACCCTCTAAAAGCCAACAGTATGCTAAAATCTTGAATGAAGCCCTTCCGCCAAAATTATCCGATCTTGAGCGACAAGGAGAGATCCAAAATCGTCAATCCGTCCCGAATCTGGATCGTATCTATGCGACCGAAGATGAAGAGGACGAGATGAAACGAGAATTATTGTTCAAGTTTGAATTATTGAAAAAAGCATACAAGACAGATGTTCCCGAATTCAATGTTCATTCTGATTTGAAGCAAATGACACGCTCCTACGAGAGCACACTTAGGCGTGTTTCCCTTGATTCTTGTGTGGAAAATTATAAACAACTTTTGATTGGTGGTTTCATGGTATTGGAATTTGTGCTTGGGTATCTTTTCAAGTTTGATATGCAGGGTTTCACCCAACAACAAATCCTCAATATGAACCAGTATGAGAGGCTATTGATTGAATTGGGCGAACAGTCGTATGTGCCAGGTGGTTCTCAATGGCCAGTCGAGGTGCGTCTGTTGTTGATGGTGCTGGGTAATGCGGCCATCTTTATCATTGCCAAGATGATTATGAAAAAGACGGGATCCAACATCATGTCTGCGATGAACAGTTTTACTCGCCCACAACCCAATCCGCTCAACAAGAGGAAAATGCGGGGACCCTCCATACAACCGGACGACATCCCCGATATTTCCACAGATGACTTTTAAGAAATAAATATTTTAAAAGAAACAAAATTATAATAAAAATTTATTATAATAAAAACATCCGGAATTATAAAGAAATAAACAATGAGTACGCCAATACTGCAAAAATTTATCGTATTGAATGGGAGTGCGCCACTCTCGGAGAAACTGAACCAGATAAACTTGGTCAGCAAGTCCAAGGGAAGGGACGACTGGATCAAGTTTTTTAACAAGAGCCCTAATGTCCTCCCACCCAATGAATCGGTCGTCCTTCTGAATGATGTCCAAGCCACCCTGAATTTTGAATTTAATGTTCAAGGTGGTGTTTATGATGTCATTATGCGCATTCTGGCCCCTTCAGGCAATTCGGATTCGGGTCATTATATTTTTGATTCCATGCCGGAACCTATTTGTTGGAGTCTGCAGCAGGGATCTGGTGCGGAAAGGTATTATATCCAGTCATTTTTTCTCTTGAAAGATGTCGCGCTGATCCCTGGCATACACAATATCTATCTTTTTTACCGGGAACCCATGGGTTTGGTGGACATGGTGATCAAAAACAAAAAGACGTCAGAAACAATCACCATCAAGGCCGCCGATGTCCTGAAGAACAACAAACCGCTTTCCAGGATGTACCAAATTTCTGTACATTCCCAATGTGGGACGGGGAACGTTGCCACATCAAGAGACTATGCGTATACCCTACCTACATCATCCAATATTGTGGTGGAGACACCGAACCCATTGGCCATCCCTTCTTCCTCGTCGTCGGCTTCTTCCAACGCATTGCCAGCAGCCTTTACAGAAGAAAAAACATTTGCACCGGAAAATGCGATGCAGACAAACCCTGTGATCCCATTGCCTCCTGTCTTGCAAGTACAGTCCGCACCCCCCGCCAATGTCATACTATCCCCACCTCCTATTATCAATGTGCCACAACAGGAACCCAATATGGCAGAGATCCAATCCCAGACACTCCCTGTCGTCCAACCCATCCAGACCCCACCGGCGATTGTCATGCCTTCTGCTTCACCCTCCCCTTCACAACCACAGCGGCAATTGCAGGCAGAGCAACCAGCCTTCGTTCCGTTATATTCTGCGTCGGGTGCGTTCCAACAATATGAATCAGATTCTTATTATATTGTAGTGTTCACTGGCAATGGGACCATCCGGTTCAATAAGCCAATCCAAGTCAGCGGCATCGCCGTGGCAGGTGGAGGCGGAGGTGCCGGTGGCGACTCCGTGATTGTGGACCAATTCCGGCGTCTGCGCATTCTTGGTGCCAATGGTGGAGAAGGGGGTGCCAACATCATGTTCACAATGAATACAAAACAAGGGATCCAATATGATGTTGTCATCGGACAGAAAGGGATCAGTGGAGCCGCAAAAACAGCAGGTGGAAATGGTGGAGACACCCGTCTGAGTGTTGGTGCCACCAATTATATCGTGTGTCGGGGTGGAGCGGGTGGAGCAAACACACTCTCCTTGTCGTCTTCCTATACAGCCAACACCGCGTATATTTCTAATATCCAGGCAGGATCGGTTGCACAGAATATCACAGGCCAGGGAGGAAAAGGAGGTGTGGGTGGCTACTTGGACCAAAGGGGCGGAAGAGGATTGGGGACCGTCGGTCAGGATTCCGCCACTTTCAAGGTGCCTTTCACCAATATTCCTGCCGAATTGACAAACCAGATTAGTTCTTATTATGGTGGGGGTGGTGGGGGTGGTTTTTGTGTGGACCCCAATTCTTCTGGAGGGGCGGGCAATGGAAAAGGCGGTAGTGATTATGACCATGCCATAGGACAGAGTGCGTTCCGTTATGGGGCAGCGGGTGGGGGTGCGATTGGGGACAATCCTGGGGGGGACGGTATGGATGGCATCATGATTTTCTTTTTCCCCAAATCAGAAACAACCGCGACAAATTCTTTCATGTCGCTCACAACAGTCACATCACAACAAGTAGTAAAATCACCCGTTTACATGACCACTACTGTTTCTCCACTTCCCTTCTTGGGTATGAACCTGTGGCTGAACGCGAAAACCATGGTGGGTGCCACAACCTATACACAATGGAAAAATAGCGCCCCCAATGCCAGCAGTGTGGCCATTAACTCTGGAAAACTACTATCAAACGCTTATAATGCGACAATATTCAATGGATTACCAGGTCTTAATCTGGCATCTGGGAATGCTCGCTACCGAATACAGTTGCCCAGCAAAGACAGTCCTACAGGTTTGACCGTGTTTGTCGTATTCAGGCCTACCGCAAACAATATCCCATATATTGGTCTTGTCTCTCGTTGTGATCAAAACCCTGCGCCTTTTGATATATACAATAATATCCGTTATATTGGGGATGGGAGCGCTAAAAATTACACCATTATAACATCATCAACAGACCTCAAAAAACTTTCCTTAAACACGAATTACTTGTTTGCGTTCAGGATTACAGTCAATGCCAACAAAACATCAACCATTTCAGAGTGGTTGAATGGCAAGGCATCCATTTTATCCCAAAACAATGTTCCTTTCTATGGGGATAATTCCATCTATTTTTATGTTGGGAGCAGAGGTGATAATAAGACACAATTTTTAGGGTATATTGGTGAGGTCATTGCTTATAACAGACCCTTGTCAGATGTGGAGGTGGGGAGTGCCATAACCTACCTGAATAGCATGTACAAAATTTTTTAAATTAAAAAAAACAAATTGTGTTTTTCAAAATATATATTTTGAAAACTATCCAATAAAAAAACTATTGAAAAATATTCTGGCGCAGCAAGGGGTGATAATCTGTAAACACATTTATTTCTTTTGGTGTCATGTGCCGTATCATGGGCACATTTGTATTTATCGAATGAAAAACAACCAATGGATTTAATGTGTTGAGGTTTTTGGAGAGAGCCCTATCCTGAAACAACATGTTGTATAACAACATGATAATACCAGGAGAAGCATCTGGTGTGTGGTGTGAAGAAGTTGCCCAGATCCCCATTATCATGGCAAAGATATCACGGATGATCATCATGTCTCGTGGAAAATGGTTGATCTGGATTTCTTTTGTGCGCAAGAATTTGAATTTTTCATACATGTAATTCTTCATTTCCCGTGCGCATTGGTGTTCGAATTCGTGGATTTGGTCAATGGTGTAGGCAGAAACATATTTTTCCAAGATTGTTATCAATTGGTCCAGAATCACCAATGGCTCCACACTTGTCTGTTCGTATATTTTTTCAAAATTAATAAAAAATCGGCGCAATGCCGATATTAAAAGTTCATTTAAAGAAACAAATTGGTTCGTTAATTCATTGGGGATGGGTTCTCCAATCTTTTTGTTTTTATAAGTCAATAAGTATAATAGCGACGAGGGGGCAATTGAGACATTTTTTTCGAGCAAAAACGTCTCGATGAATTCCCTTGACCACTCATTATACAAACGGCACACAGGGCATTTCCATTGGAGCAATGGAGAATGTGCCAGGATCTTGTGCAATCGATCAAGCGATGGGTAGTATTTCGTGTAATTCTTGATGTTCTTCAAGAAAGACCTCAAGAATAATTGGAAATCGTGGCGATAATCATTGTGGTCCAGATAGAACAACTCATTCTGATCAGGGGTTTTCCTTAAATCAATATGATAGGGGGTATCATCCCACACACCGATAAAATCATTATTATTCACCTCGTACAAATGGTACCTGGATTTTTTGTGCATCTGGTGATCAATCCTCAAATAGACATCTTCTACATTTTGAGGAAAAAAATGCGAATTGTAATACTCTTGATTGTTCTCAGCCCTCCAGAAATGAACAATTATGTGTAAAAATATGGTTAATGTTGTTTCTGGATCTGGTATTTTAATAATATCAATCCATTTTATAACTTCTTCCTTCATTTTTTATTGGAATTCGTCATCCTTAAATCATTTTCTAATTGTTCCGGCTGGGGTAGGCAGTTTTGAATTCAAGATAACAACGATCCTGGCGTTTTTGACCACACAAGGGCTGCCCAATTGTGTAGGCGGGGATGGAGTTTTGTTGCTGTTGGTTGATGTTGTAATTGGGTTGTTGCTGCTGCTGTTGCTGCATCATTTGTTGTTGTCGGCGCACCTGATCGTGTGAAGAAGGTGCTTGTTGCATCATTTGTTGTTGAGGGGGTTGTTGGGTATATTGTTGTTGTGGAATCTGTTGTTGTTTATTTCCAGAAAAACATGTTTTCTGGAGGCGTTCGTACACATTAAAGATGAAAGATTTAATATCTTCCACCTCGTGGGGCCCATCGTACCGGATATATGGTGCCCCATCGACATAGAGGATGACATCGGGGACATACTCGATCGGCGCGATTGTGTTTTTGGATTTCTCAATAATGTCAAAATGTCGATTGATACAGCACATGGCAAATTTACAGCCATTTACAATGGTTGGCAACTGCTTGAATTTATTTATGAGCTTATGACAAAATTGACATTCCTTGGAGTAAAACATGACTAATGTTAGACCTTTCCATCCAGATAGACACAACATGTTGCCCTTTTCACCAGCTCGCACGCAGAAATCATCACTTCCCAGAAATAATATCCCACTCATTCTTTATTAGTGAAGAAAAAGAAACTCTTAAATCATTTATAAAATTTTATTTAAAAAATGAAAAATTTAACGATCTATCTTTTCTTACTATATGATAAACAGATGGACCCACAATTTACAATGATATTGAAAAATACCATTCTCCCAATCAAGATCGAGAACCGAAAGTACGCCACGATCGAGCATTACGTTCTTTCATCGTTGCTCAAGGATTCGAATCGAGATGTTCTTTTATCCTACCCTGCCGACAAGATCCGGAATGTTTTCAACTATTACGATCAAGAACAATACATGAAGGTGGTGTATGATGCCTGCAACAAGTTCAACGAGAAGAAGTGTCGTTCTATCGAACAAATGGGCGACGACAAGAAAACACTTGGATCTTTGACAAGGTCCCTTATCAAAAACAACGATGATTTTATCTACAAAACCAGTGCGGAACCATTCCACACGGTGGTTGGTTTGAATGAGGTTGAAAACATGCTGTATGGTTATAATATGATTGGGCACAGCATCTTGAGGATGAAGTATGTGCTGGATAAATTACCCGACCTATCGGGTCCAATGGAGTATATTTTCTGGAAATCTCACCCAGAATACCAAAATATTAAGCCATTAAAAAACAACAAGACGTACAAGACAATCATGACAGGAAAAACAAAAAAAGAAAAAAATGTGGAAGCAGAGGACGAGATTATTGATTATTTTGTTGATGATGGGGATGAGGATGATGAAAATGAAGAAAGAGAAGAAGGTGGCTATAATCCTGAAGAAGTCGTGCCTATTTACACAAATGATCGTGTGCGCTGGATTGCGACCAGTGTGAATTCACGGCTTGATGATATGAGGGATGTTGGAGCCAGGGCAGATTTCCTCTATTCTTATGATGCCCCAATGACGGATCCTTTCCACGATCCAAAGGACATTTATTCAAGGATTGACCCTCTTTCCATTTTCAAAATTTACAAGGCGACCGAACACTTGGTAGGGATGATGAGGAATGGAATGGACATCAGGGTGTTCCTGAACAAATCGGTGGATACAATCTTATTGGAGTGTAGGGTGTCTCCCGAATTGTTTGGAAGATCCATTGATTCAAAACAAAGGCAGATGATTTATGTCGATTTCTGGTATAAATTTATATCAAAAACAATCCCTTACTATCACCTTATCGAGAAGGAAATAATGTACCCACAAAATCTGGCCGGATTTGTCAGGAAAGAGTATGCGATCGAGTTGAATGACAGGATCGGGCAGAAAATCAGGGAAATATTGTTTGCTTCCTTTATTTTCCAAGTTATCGAAAAATCATACCCACACGTTGCCCCAGAACTCAGGACCATTGTCATGACAAGAGAAATGAAAAGTTTCAATGAAGAAGAATACAATGACATTACCGATAAATTATATCATTTATTCTTCCAGCAAAAATTCCAACTTGACGATGAAGGGGTGCGTCGGGTAATGCTGCTGGAATCATTCCGTTTGACAACAGAAGAGATTGAGAATGCCATTCATTTTATACCCTGTAAAATAGTATCCAAACCCTCTCTGGACATTAGGGGCACAATCCTTGATCCTATGGCCATGGTTGATCTCAGGATTGATGACAAGATTTTTCACGATCTGTACCAATATATTTTCTATCGTTTATTCATCTTTTATGGATCGCTCACCCAGAAAGAGGCGTACCAGTATCTTTTTGAAAATGGGGAAATGATGACGGGGATGAATCCCCAATTACAAACCATTTTGAACAACCTGATTAGTGCCAAGAAAGAAGAATACACCAGGCAAGGAATCATGGCCAAATTACAACAATACCCACAGGCCACAGAAATTGTCCTTTACTCCAGAGCCACAAAAACCCCCATCAGGGAGGATGATAAGTTATGGAATGATGTAGGAGTCGATCCACTTGATCTTCAGCTCATGAAATGGGTCGTGTCTGTTATTCCCTCTGGTGATAGGCATTTTGAAAAATCAATCCACCTATACTCTTTCCTTCACGATATGGTGAGGTCTCTGGGCATTATGAAGTCGATTGTTGGGAGACGCCTGCAACAGAAATCATTAGAAATCTTTGTTAAGTGTTTCTATTCAAAACTAGACAAGATCAGCAAGGGGGTCAAGGTTCCTAAAACCAGAATGCCAGTTGGGTTTTCTTCTTATATCGAGGCAACCAAGACAATCGGTGAAACAGTCATTGATGAACTATGGAAAGCTGTTCACCCATTGGTTTATATTTTTCAGCAGAAAAAGTTTGTCCCTTCCGAGTTGTTTGAGGAAGCCAGACAAGCCAATCCTTCTGTTTCAAAGGACGAGATGATTCGTGCTCTGGCAAATGTTGTCATGTGTATTTACCCAAATCAAGAGGTATCAAATGATCAGCTCTACCTTTTGACCCAGATGATCAGTGGAAAAGACGATATCCCAATGTGGCCAGAACCATCATTCGAAATGATTCGGGAAGTCGAGGATAACCATGATAGTTTTGCCCACCTGCCAGAAGAGATACGCAAACGGCTCCCCAAGAGAAAAAAGACGACCAAGAAGGATATGGAGAATGTGTCCTTCCATATTGTTCACCCTTCCTTTGAATCCAAAAGAAAAGATATACAGAATGCATTTGGGAGACCCTCATTGTATGATCCCGTTGTTTCTAGGGCAAGTTATGCGCTGGCAGCACTCGAAAAAGAAACAATCAACCCAAGAAGGATTGTGTTCCATTTGTAGATGATTTTTTTTCTGGTTGGTTAAATAAAAATATGTTGAACATATTTTTACAAATTTCTTAGGATATCAAACCACCCAGAAACAGATTGGGTGTAGAAAGAATCATTCTGTTTTAAACAATATTGCGTTTCAAAATCAAATACAATCAATTCGGGTGGGATTTCTTGGATTGACCATGTCCGGTTTGTATATAGACATACGATGTAAAAGGATAGTTTTGGGAAATTACGCCTCAAATAATGACAGAGTTTCACCATGTATTGATCATACTTTTCACAATCCGTTTCCCGAACAAAAAACGAGGGTGTGTTCCACAAGAAGAATATATTTCCCTCATTTTCCAGTATATTATACAAAGAACAAACATTTTTTTCTGGAAAGGAAGAGAATTGGTATTGGAATTGTTCCAATAATTTTTGTGGATCATCATCCATTGAGCCGACTGGCAAACCATCGATGACACCCATTTTTTCAACAAGGGTATTCATGGAAAATTTTTCCAGATACATCCATCCAAAATTGTTCTTGTCCTGGATATTTTTCCATTTCTCAACAGCCCAATTATTGACGGGATTCTGGAAGACCCACTTTACAAAAAAATGAAGCGAGTTTGGATCTGTAAAATGCCTGATGTTGTTAATTTGCGACTGGATAATCTTGGTGGAAAGATTGTGGTTGTTAAGAATCTGTGATAAAACGGGGGACATGTTGCCATTCCTCGTGTAAAAATCCGCACAAATCATCATGTTGATTGCTCTTTCGTAGTATTCTTTGCCAGTCAGGCAATCAAGATCGAGGGTGTCCAGGATTTGCGCGACCAAGGGGTACCTGTTGGCGTTCAGGTGCCGTTGGGCGGTCTGGAAGACGAGCTCGAACGATTTTTTTGACTTGATAAAATTGGACAAAAGCCCATCATAATCCCCATAAAAAAATCTAAATTTTTCTGGAAATGTTTCGGTCAAAATCGTCATGATGGCCTCGTCCAACTGCCACCACTCTTCCTCATACAGGATCTTGTGCCATTGTTCCTTAAAAAGCTGGATATACTCTTGGACACGATCTTTATAGCCACCAAAAAGACCACCGGCGACATGATGATAAATCATCCTGAAATAATCTTTCCACGGCATTTCATCTGGTTTTGTGACTGTATGGATACGCAGTTGATGGATATGTTCTCGATCCTGATAGATAAAGGAAGGCCATTGTTCGGAAACATCAAGCCATTCTTGATCCGTTGCTTTTGTGCAGTGTTGGATCCCCATGTCCATCCATAAGAAGAATTCAGAATTGAATGGGTTCATTTCCATGGCTCGTTGGAGGAAATCAAATTTGTTATTGTTCAACAAGATATAAAGGGGTGTGTCCTTATCCTGATTCCAATTCACAATATGGAATGTGTCCATTCTTTGTTTCAGTGTCTCCAGATCTTTATAGAAAAAAGTATGTTCGAATGGCAAACGGACGATGATTGTCATTTCCAATAACCCATACTCTACTCGAATTTTGTAAACGTGTTCCACAATAGATTCGTCATCTGTAAAAATCACCATGGGAAGACGCACACTCAACATGTGTTTGCTTAATTCCAGATAGTCCTGTAGGGTATTGATATTCTGGCATCCTGACGATTCTTTTTTTCGTATATCATACAAACATGTTGTGATTGTAAGATTCATTTTTAGATAATAAAAATCAATCTTTTAGATTTTTTTTAGAAAAGAAGAAATCTCTCCTGAAGATAAAATGCTATTGTTGTGGTTATTTATTATCATGTTTGTCATTATATGGAGACAAAAACAAGAAGCTTCCAATGTAATATGCAAAAAACCAATCACATTTCCACCAACGTTTGTCCCCCAAATTGGATTCACCGAGCCACCCATTGACAATACAATTATTGACGATGAAATGAATGGGGGCACAATTTATATGAAGGTTGGTGAAAAAAGAAAAGTCATGTTGTCTGGAAACGCGACAACGGGGTATGCGTGGCGGATTGTCAAGATTGATGGCAATTCGGTCAAGACCGATGTGAAATGGCGATACAAGATAAAGTATCCATTCATGATTGGGAGTGGAGGGTATTTCCAACGAGAATTTGAGGCGATTGAACCGGGAATGACAGATGTGTATTTTATTTATGACCCTGTCGCAGAACCACAAACGGGTTATTATTTCTATCTGCGTTTTGACGTGCGCTGACCAATTTTTATTGTTAGTTATTCAAACAATAAAAAATATAAACAACAATTTACTTGACTTTACACATACCATCTTGACACGAAGCCGAAGCGTTGAAAACCACATCAAAAGCGTCAATCTGGAAATCCTTGCGGATTTTTCTCAGTTCCTGTGATACAATATGGGCATTTTTATCGGGATTCTCGTGCCATTTGGACTGGAGGTTCCTCACACGAGAAGGGAGATGTTGGATGTTTTGTTGGGTAGAACTCGTGTTATCGAGTGTGATGGCCTCCTCCGCAAGAGCCTCAATGGTCAAAAAATGCTTGACACAACAGTCAAAACACCTCTTTTCATTGTGAGAAAGGTGGTCCTCCAGAAGGATACACTGTTTGCAGATCTCCCTCAGGTTGAATTTAGGATCCATAATTGGCAATAATTTTTCGTAATTTTGCCCCGAAAGTTTTGTTTTAGGGGGTTCGGTATCACTATAGACAACCTGAAAAGTTTCCTTCTTCCCTTTTTCTTGTTTTTGAGGGGGGAATGTTGTTGGTGGCAATGTCATCATTGTTCTTGTCTTTTCACGATGCTGTTTTGAAGTGGATGGTTTCATGGCGCATTTGTACTGGCATTCTGGATCATCAATGTCGCAATCGTGGGCGCAAGGGACATTCAGTGGGAATAATTGATTCGAATAAATTGATTTCCTTACCTGTTTCTGTAGAGGCAATGAACTACAAAAGAACCTGCTCCTGTCGGTATAAGCAGTGAAAGGCGTCTGCCCACAATCATTATATAACATATTATAACTGGCATACATTATTATTTATTATTAATACATAATTTTTTTAAAATAATTTTCGTATAGAAACAACTTAAAAAAATACACCCTGGCGTTCTTTTTGGGATTTCAAATGGATATCGACAAATCGATAAATAAGGTGCTGGAGGAGAATGGGGAGGTCCTCGATACAAAATCGGTAGCCAATCTTGATTTTCTTCATATTGAAAGGCACATCAATCGCACTGCACTTGTCCTCGTAAATCTGGTAATAACGGATCAGCGCATACACCAGAGAACAACCCTGTTCGTCCAACTCTTTTACTTTTTCTGTTAATTCCAGCATCTGTGTCAGTGTCAATGGAGAATCAATCTCGTCCTCATTCAATTCGTTCTTTAAATGGCAAAATAGTGGGAATTGTCCAATATCCATAGTTTATTGATTCTATTGAAAACAGGTTTTAAAATCAATTTTTCAAGAAGGGCGGCATTCCTGGACGTGTGGTTGACCGAAATGGTGATGCTGTTGTTGTTGCTGTTGTGATTGTTCTTGTTGTTGTTCCTCATAAACAGGAATAACCTGTAGGGATTGTCCCGAAGAAACAATAGGCAATGGCAAATGACAAAGCTGGTACAGTGGCTCTCGATAGGGTAGATAATAATCCTCCAGAGAAAACAGAATCAACAGATCACCCCGCTTCCTATTCATATCAAACAGGCCGTGCTCGCGCAGGACGCGTTTCTTGTGCAGCTGGGAAAAGAAATTGTCATTGGGTTGGTGTTCGATTGAGACCATCTCATACGAAGGCAATTTCACGGAACGGGAGAAGCAAGTCAATGCTTCCAGAGGATGAACCGATACCCTCCACAAAATATCCCGATTATTCACAAGCTCAAATACAGGGTGCTTCTTGATGACAATGGTAAGGATAATATCACCGGTTTCCATCTTTGGCATTTCGTCGGATTTCCCGTGGAGGACAACCTGGTTTCCAGCACCCGAACACGGGGGGATAAGGATATCAATGATTTCGGAAATTGTCTGGAATTGGTCTTCGGATACCGAGACACCCACACCCGCACAAGAAGGACAAATGGAGACATTCTGGATGATCCCAATCGGTGCCCGTATCTGTTCGATAATCTTGCCATTGCCATTGCACTTGGAACATGTTGAAGAATTTGGATCCCCCTTGTATACTTTTCGCTTGTACCTGTATTTGATGGTTGCCCCGTGGAACGATTCTTCCATTGTCAATTCCAGGTTCATGTTGCGATTGGGGGTGCGCTTCTGTTGCATGGGTCGCTGGTTCATGGGGAATGGGAACATGTTGAAAAAATCGGGAAAATGGTGTGGTATCTCCTCGTCATTTTTCCCAAACCGATCATACCGAGAACGCAAATTGTCATCTGACAATACCCCATATGCCTCGTTGATCTTCTTGAATTTTTCTGGATCACCCCCCTTGTCTGGGTGTGATTTCCTTGCTAGTTCTTTATATGCTTTTTTGATTTCTTCTTTGGATGCTGTTCGTGGCACATTCAATAAATCGTAATATTCATTATCCATTGTTATTTTTTATTTAAACTTTTTGTTATTAGATCATTAATAAACTAAATAAATGGACATACACGAGCAAAGAATCCAAAGGATCTTGATCTTGATCCCAGGATTAGTTTTATTTTATTTTTATGTTTTTCAATCAAAATTATTGATTGTCTACATACTTGCCACATTACAGATAGCCACACATATTTATCTGCTATCCACAAACAAACAATGCAACCCAAGATCAGGAAAATTGTGCAATCAAATGGCACTCATTATTGGCATTCTTTTTATGATTATTATTTTGAAATATAAGTTGGGAGTGATCCCATTTTGTATTGCTATTTATATGGTTTTTTCTCATATAGTTACAATATACCCAATAAGACGCACATTTGTATACAAAGAAATGGAATTGCCATTGTTCAAGAAAGAATCCTATATTTTTATACTCTGCAATCTTTTTCACGAAAGAAAACTTGCCAAGCTTTTAGAAAAATTATTGGATATGACGGATGGATGTATTATTGATGCTGGAGCTTACATAGGTGATTCTTTTTTATTGCTTGCGAAACAACATCAAGATCGCACATTTTATATGATTGAACCATCAAAAAAGAATGTTGATTTTATCAAGCAAGTCAAGACAAGAAATGTCCGTGTTGCGCAAGCACTTTTGAGTGATGGAAACCATCACTACAGTAGTGTAAATGAACACGAGCCCAATGCTTCTTATAAACAAAATGAAGAAAACGGCATAAGGAGCATAAAGGTTGATGACCTTATACACGAAAAAGTGGGTATCATGCATTATGATGTTGAAGGAATGGAGTTGGAAGTGATAAAGGGATCATTAAAACTAATCAAAAGAGACAATCCAATCGTGATTGTAGAATCTCTTGGGAGACACCAAGACAAAACAAACGAAATCATTTACCTCATGAAGGAAATGAAGTACAAGACACTCCTGATTGATGAAAGTTGTAATACTTTTGATATTTTTGATCTGGCAAAATGCCGGAATTATGTTTTTGTGCCAGAAAAAATATGGACCAAACTCAAAGAAGAAATATAAAAGATTAAAAATATATAAATAAATAAATAAATTTTATTGATTGAAAAATGAATTTTCAAGTTGTAGATCAAGAAATAAAAATGGAAACAGGTTTTTATAGCCAATTAAGAAGGGATCCACGTTTATTGTTTGGGGGTTATCCATCTGGAAATCGCATTCGGTATTTGAAATCAATAGGGGTGAGGTATGTTATTGACCTTACCACACCCTATGAAAAAAAGAAATTACCTGTTTATAACAGCTATGATAATGACATTATTTATGTCAATTTCCCCATCCGTGATAATTTTATTCCATATGATATGAACCTATTTAATGAATTTATTGTATGGCTGATTTTTACAATTGGGGTCATGAAAGAGGATGAAATGATGTATGTCCATTGTAAAGGGGGGCACGGAAGATCTGGGATGGTCATGTGCTGTATTTTGTGTTTGATGTACAATCTTTTACCCGAGAAAAGTATAGAAGAGATAACAACAAGCCACCGTGAAAGGCCCTTGCTCACGGAGAAATGGAGGACCCAATTGTGCCCTTCCAATGAGATCCAGAGGATCTTTATCAATCGTGTCTACCAATCTAACCATATCCAGAAACAAAACAATGTAAATTTCAAGCTTGAAAATGCCTTCAATACAGCGAGATCCAGAATACTCCACCACCAGAAGGGCAAAAAATTATTGACATAAAAATTGAAAAAGATTTAATATTGGGTATATATCAAATAAAATCAATATGGACCTGGCCAACAGCCCACTTTTTCAAGAAAAAATCCGTAGTTTTTTGCGCCTATCATTCTTAAAACAAAAATACATTACAAAGATAACCGATCAAGAAGGTATGAAGTTATACGCACAGGCATTCACCCATTCTTCCATAAGCCCAAACAATTATGAATGGCTGGAGATACTTGGGGATGCCACCCTGAACAAGTGTATCGTATGGTACATCAACAATCGATTCCCCCAGCTCCACAACGCTGAGGGTGTAAAGGTAATCGCAAGACTCAAGATCAAACTGGTCTCTAAAAATAATTTTTCAGAGATCGCCGAACAGTATGGGTTCTTGCCATTTATCCAGTTGAACGAAGAGAACATGAAACAGAAACTGAACCTGAGGAGTGTCCTTGAGGATGTCCTTGAGGCTTTTTTTGGGGCCACCGAGATGCTGGTGGACAAGCATTATGGACAGGGTTCGGGGTATGGGATATGTTATGAGTTATTGAAGAATATTATGGACCGAAAACAGATTTCTCTCAAGTACGAAGACCTTTACGATCCTATTACGCGTTTGAAAGAAACTTTTGATATCTTCAGGACATCCTCACTCTGGGGACAGGTTCGCTATGAGAATATCAAAGAAGAATCAGTCCAATATGTGACAGTATTCCAGTTTGACCCAGTATCGGGTAGAAAAGTGGCTTTGGGGTATGCGTCGGCACCAACCCTGGATGAAGCAAAACAAAAAGCCGCAACAATCGCCATTGAGAAATTGGCGTCCCACGGTTTTCGACGACCCGTTCCAGAATACTATACCCGATTAGAATCAATGATGGTTTAATAAAATTTCATAATAATCTAACTTTTTTTATTATGAAATATTTTAACCAAAATGCCACTTACTTCTTGCCACACCCGCATCCTTTGGTGGGAGGTATTATTGCTTTGGGGTTAAGCGAACGGGGTACGCGGAATTTTACACTTGATTTTTGTGGTGCCGCCTGTAATCTTGGAGAAATAGACGGGGAAGGTTTGACCAATCGTAATCTTCGTGTAATGTTCTGGAATAATTCATCTGGAGTTTTCATAGGAAACCCCCTATTTGTCCTTAAGGCAACATCCTTTTTCAGGAGGAAATAGAAATTGACAAATGTCCTGCGTGAAACAAGAAAATTGTTTGGGGGATTTTTCTGGATGAATTCGTTATAATGTTTGCGACAAGTAGGGCAAGGCAATAAATACCTTAAACTCTGCAATAAATCATGAACCGCTTTTTTATGTTCTGGAGAGGGATTTTCTTTAGGGTAGGTGGCAACGATCGAATCTAAAAATTCCCAAAAGGAACGACCCCATATTTCGGGTCCAATTGACGAAAATGTTGGAAGATCCATTTCTATTTACTATATATAGGCAATATATTTTTTTATAAACGAATGATTTCAATCAGGCAATTGATCTGGAGCAAAGGGTTGGGGGAAAGGGGTGGTAAGTAATCCTTGGTCTCTGTCTCGAATGTCTTGCCATCTGGCATTTTTAGGGCGAAACGTAAGTTGTCATTTGGCTTGAACTTGATAATCTGGGAAGACCGATCCGAATTGATATTGATAAATTTGGTGATGGTGGGGCTGTTGACATCCGAGATACTGCACACAAAAGTTGCCGAAACTGTATTTGGATTGTTCGAATAGATAACGGCCTTATTATGACCAGAGGACGCCGTTTCGTTTGTAATCTCCAACAAGACGTATGGATAGGAACTGGTGAGGGAACCAAAAGGGAGATTCAGGATCTGGTTTGGAAGGATAAGGGTATTGACGGTGATTCCATAACACACCATCTGGTTGCTGGAAACAAATGTTCCACGATAATCCATGCTGACACACCCATCCTTATAGAAAGGGATTACATAATAATTGTATGCTTCTGGAAATAGTGCGATATTGGAAGCGGTGAGGCGATTGTAGAGTTCTGGGGAGAGTGGTTGTGTCATGATGATCTTCTTGTTTTGATAAAACAGGGTCTGGACAATTGGTGTCAATCCATTCAAGCTGTTGGCGTCAATCATGGAAATATTCTTGATGATTCGGTTAGGGCGGAATGGCAATGAATTTGTAGGGCTGATGGAAATGGTGTCGGTTGAAAGATCATATGTGAATTCGGGTGTCAGCAACAAGGGTATCATATAAGATCCTGTAAGATCGCTGTCGGTGGTTGGATTATCCACAACAAAACCCACAGCGGTTGTCAATACCTTGACGGTAGCAAGCCCAGGCCGAAACACATCCCCCACTGGTAAAAGGTAGTATTCGGTGTTCATCTTGTATTGATCCCCACAATACAAAAGATCCATGCGGGACACCCCCCCAGAAGTCGTGGTAAAGATGACCTTGCCAATACCAATCGCATATGCTGGACGGGCGTCAAATTGTTCGACAATCTCAACATCCATCTGGTTCTGGTAGCCGACACCAGGATCGACAATTGTGAAACGATTGACCCCCGATTTCAGGATGGGGTTCGTGGGAACAACACTATTATAGACACCGTATTCACTGGGCATTGTATCAATCGAAATAATGTATTTATCATCCACCGACCAACCAGCAGAAAAGGGGTGTGTGAGATTGATTGTCGAGTTTGTCAAATACCCCACCCTAATTTCATTGAGTGTCAAGTCCCACACATAAATCTCTGTCGAAGACGACAAGAAGAATCCATCATTGCTGACAGGGAACCCATTGACGGCCAGCTTGTACCCCTGCAAAACAATCGAGGAGGATGTGCTTGGATTGATAATGGTGTAATTCGCACCAATGACAAAATTAAGAACAGGTGTGTCCACATAGATGATCCTGCGAACAGGATCATAACTTGTGATTGTGTATGTATTGGCATCACCGGCAACCTGAAGAGACAGATTCACAAACATGTCAACCGCATTATCAAGAGTTGTGTCTATATTGGCAACACCAATCCCGGTAAGGTTATTAATGGAAGCGTCCACCTGCAAGGCCCTTGGGTTTCCACCATCGATGGTACCCGTAAATGAACCCGTTGCGTCCAAAAAACAAAAATTGAAGACAGGATAACCAGTGGCAATAGGGTTTTTTGAATTCAGGACATTGTTACCAATTGCCGTATTGATTGGAAGTATAAATTCAGCGGGACTTGGGTACATTAATCTATCCCGATATGTGGAATCAATCATAAGATATTTTCTTTCCATCTTTTATTGTTTATATTTAATTTTTTAAAACAAAGTTATATTGTTGAATCCATTTATCAACAAAAAAACGAACACTATCGTCGATATCGTATTTGTAGCTATGAGGAACATTGTTTTCTGTTTGGGTAGAAGAACAAACGTTTGGTTGTTTTTCGTGTTCTTCTGTCTGGACGTCAACAGAACAAACATTCTTTTCTTGGCATGTTGGCTGTTCAAGCTGTTTTGTTGTTTCTGTTTGAACAATCTTTTCTTGTTTTGAAATTTTTTCCAAAAAAGTATCAAGATGATTATGAGAAAAACTCCACCCTGGACCATTCCCCTGCAGATCGGCATAATGCCTGCCAAGCACGTGGCGCATTACGCTTTTCCATTGATCACCATCAACATCAACATCACAATCCATAACAATCACCCGTTTTTTCTGTAATGTATGTTTTATCATTCTTCTTCATATACTTTTAAATGTTTAGATCATAAAAAATAAAGGAAGAAAAAATAAATTGATTTAAAAATAGAAAAACAAATAAAAAAGAACTTGAATCTTTTTTTTATGAAGGAAGCCAATAAGAAGATAATACAAAAATATTCATATGGGGTTCTTCTGTTTACGGGGAGATCAGACGATCGTAAATATTTGATAGTGCAAAATAGGGACTCGGAATCATTTATTTATTTTTTTCTGGCTTGGAATATTGAGAAATGGAATGAACATTATTTATTACGGGTTGTTAGGGGGTTTTCAAGGGATGAATTGAACCGACTTTTGTATTACCCATTTGATATGATTTACACTGATTTATATGTGAACCATGTGAAAGGAACCTTCCAGAAACAATACAATCGGGCAATGTTTAACTACAATTATTTTCATTCTAGAACAAATTGGGTCAAATTATGCCAGAACATACAAACAACGGAAATCAAATGGGGGTTTTCAAAAGGAAGGATTGAAAGTGGAGAACATCCTTATAAATGTGCGATACGTGAGCTTCAGGAAGAAGTTGGTATTGTAGAAAATGATATTGTCCTTCAACAGCATATGAACCCTGTACACTATAGGAATGAAAAATCATTGTTCAAGACGTGTGTGAATGTATGTTTATTTCCTGCGGAATGTCCTTACGAATTGCCAGTAATTTATCAACAATTCAACAATACGATAAGGTGCGTGTCGGTTTCCAATGAAATCCTGCACGCCAAGTGGGTATCACTTGAAGACGCATTTTTTATGTTGCCCACCAATTTGTATCGATTATTATATGAATTCCATATTGCGAATCATCAAGAAATTATTTGATCTAAGAACAAGGATTTTTTAAAATAAAAATGAATGAAGATACATGCCCATTGGTTCTGGCCAAGACATCTATTGTTGAAAAAAATAACTGGCAAACGATCCTGATTATTGTGGGAATGATCCTATTATTCCTGATTTTGTTTTACTTTTTTTACAAATTTATTTCCCACACAAATCAAAAATTCAAGATTGTAGAACAGGCCATTAATCAAATGAATGAAAGAATGAAACAGAATCAGGCCGTCGAGGTCAGGAATCCATTCCCCAATCTCTTCCAGCCACAATTCGTCCAACAGCCACAAGTCGTCCAACAGCCACAAGTTGTCCAACAGCCACAATTCGTCCAACAGCCACAACCAGCTGTCATTGATACCAAAGTGTTGGATAAGGAATTGTCAGAAGAACTGAAAGAATTGGATGCGGCGGTTGATAAACACGAAGAACCCGAAGGGCGTGTTGATACCACACCCGAAGAGTGAATATGATTTTTTAAGCAATAAATAGATTGTATATGCCTAATGCTTAAAAAATTAGATATGCTGGATGTACACTGGTTGTGTAAAGGATGATTTGCATTCTTCCCCATTGCTGAAACTGTCCACATACTTGACGTGATCTGGGCGGAACCACCCACTCGTGTCGGAATCAGATTTACCGAGCCACTGGGCGTAATTGGGTGGGATACCCCCAGTGGTGCCCTTTCCGCAACAATTACAGGGCATTTTCTTTCCAAAATTTTTACGGGAAACCTGTTCCATCAGGCACTTTTTCCTGTTGGGAGAAACCTCAAAGAAAAAATTTTCAAGTGTGCCTTCCTGGAAGATAAGGAAGAATAGGGTTATGAAAACAATTGTATTGACTGCCGAGAATAGGTAAATCTTGTTAGATCGCTGGAAGGTATAAGCAGTCAGCGCCGTGTTGAGAAGACCCGTCAATAAAACAACAACCATAATAATTTCATTAAGCGTCCATTTTTTTGTCATGACTTTTCTTTTATCAATGTAAAATAAATTTTTTCGTATATAACAAAAAAAATGAACGGCAATTGGAAAGGCGCTTACGGATATGACACGAAACAGAGTATGTATTCTACTGATTATCATTCATCGAAAAAAACAGTGGTTGATATTGGAGTGGGCACCAGGCAACAAACCATGAAGCGATGTGGCATTGTCAAAACAGACAGAGAAAAATTAATGTCCAATAATTCCGAAAAACAGTGCGAATCTGGAACATGCCCTTGGCGCTAGAAATGTATGATTGTCCTGAATGTTTCCAGTGCTGATATAAGGGACCCCTCGTTGGGATACTCGTACTCTTGGCCTCGTGTGTGCAAAAGAGAAAGTTTTATAGGAAGATCCTGGACATTATATGTTGTCACATTTTCATTCCTTGATTCCACCTTGATCCTCCTCTGGAAATCCTGGGTCCGTTTCATATTATAAGATTGTGGTTGGATACTGTATTCTTCTTCCAGGTTCCGGATCTGCAATGAAACCCAGCGCAGATTTTCCAATGGTTTTTGATAAGAAGGAGGAAATTGATCGCGTGGGATAACCGCAATCAAATACCTCTGTTCATTCAATAAAAGACACTGGAGACGCGCCATGTACACTGAGAACTTATCATCATCCTTGACCTTGTGCAATGTCATATTGTCGTAATATTCTGTAAATAATCGGTAAACATATTCCTTGACAGGATCACTAAAAACTTCCATTTTTATTCTTCTTGTTTATTTTTTTAAATAGTAAAAGTTTGAATACTGGTGGGAGAGATCCCGACCTGGTAGCATTCACTTTCTTTAAGAATAAAAATATTGAGGGCACCCTCGTTCAGGAGATCTGTCAAATAAGAATCCAATTGTTTATAGAATTTATTATCATTCTTGTGGAGTTCGCTCATAATCTTTTTGATCCCACGGGCAGTGATAAAGTAGGCATTCAAGAGATAAAAAGCACAATATGGCACCATACGGTTATATTCCACATCATTGTGTTCTACCGGTTCCATTTCCCCATACGCCACATGGCTGCACAGGATAATATCGCACTTGGGTGGAAAATCATTTACAATTTTGGTGAATGTCTTGTCAAAAGAGACAGAAGGCATCGTGTCATCCTCAAGAATAAAGACAAAATCATTATCGGATGGGTAGGTGTCAAGGAACTTGTTCCAGCATTTTATATGCGACAAGAAACACCCAATAGCACCTGGGGTAAGCTCGTAATGTTGGTCCCTCTTTTTTGTGATTTCACTCCTTTTCATTTGTTTCAAACCCTCTGTTGTCAAATAATGGGAATAATTCTGCCATTTATTATCCCTTGTATCAACAGCTTCCACAATCTCAACATATGGGCCAAATACCTTGAGGATGTGTTCTTTTCGGGCTTCTTCGGTCGCAAGATTGATACAATAAATAGGGACCTTCCAATTGCGCCCATTGTCCAAGAGTTTGAATTTATCTTTGGTTGTTCCTCTCGTAAAAAGAATAATCAGAACCACTAAAACAATAACAACACTTATGAGTAATGGGTGGATGGAATTGTTTTTCATATCCTTTACTATAAATAGGATTTAAAATATTTTCTATAAAATTTTTATAGAATAAATGGTGGTCATCAAGAATCCACACGAGTACAAACTTGTTCGGTTTGATGTCAGCACGGACAATAAGCACAAATACAATGCCATTCTGGAACACAAAAAAACAGGAAAGCTGAGAAAAGTTCCATTTGGGGCAATCAAGGCAGATGGGACACCCTACCAACACTACCACGACAAGATTGGTAAGTACAAGAAATACGATCACCTTGACAAGGAAAGACGCAAACGCTATTTGATACGACACAAGGGGGAGGATTCGAACAAATTCAGCAGTGGATGGTTCTCAATCCGCTACTTGTGGTGATCAATTTTTATAATCTGTATTATAAAAATGACAATACTATCTCAACAACAAATCGCCCAAAAACAGATATTGCTGAACAATCTCAGGGGCATCCAATCCACATTCAAAGAAAAGTTTGAAAACTACAAGAAAGAATACGAACAGATTATGGAACAATATCCAACCACATCACAAAAATCACAAACAAAATTATCAAAATTAAAAGAAAGAATAAACAAGTTGGCAATCCAGATATGGGATTCTTCGACACTATTGATTTCATCCAGAACCACAACTCCACGCCAGACAATTTTACAACAATTGAAAACATTCTTGACTCCCGAGGTGCGTTTGCGCAATGTGAATCTTTTGTTGAGGTTTGAAAATTCTCTCTATGAATTATTTCTGGAGGTTAATTCATTCCTAACCAATGTTAATCAACGATAATCATAATCGCAGAATTCCCATAATTTTGGAGGGTCGTCGCAGTACAATACACGTGTCGTGGATTCATAATCAGGGTAGGAATAAGCAGGCACATTGAGGAATCGTTTTCCATCATCTTCTCCATCCACCACCTTGTAATCAGGCCCATACGGATACTTGTTGTAATGAGGATCAAACATATACCGATAGGGTCTCGAGGGGTCATAGGGCCTACATTGTTCTTTTTTGCTTTCTTCTTTTCTGGCCTTTTTCACCAGATCAGGGTTGGGGGTAAAGTTTTCACGTGTTTCTTTTTTCAACGAATCAATCCCCATGCCCCCACGCCTTTTCCGTCGTGATTCTGGTGTGTCAATCATGATCTTAGGGCGTCTTTTTGTGGGTTCTTTATACTCGGTTCTGTTTTCTTGTTCAAAATACTCTTTTGCGTGGTGTTTGGTGTCATGAAGTTCATAATTTTTTAAAGTCGCATACATTTATTTTATTTAAAAGAATATTTTGTTTTTGTTCTTTTTATTCGTTTTTGATCCAACAGAGGTTTCCATTTCTCGAGAAGCTGATGGAGTTTGTACACCCTGGTTTCAGGTGTCCAATGCTGATTGCTCAGGTTCTGTTTGATGCTTTTTTCGATGGCCTGGATCATTTTATGGATCTCAGGATCCACCTGAAACTTTTTGATATCCTGGGGAAGCTTTTGGTTGGTAATGGGGTCCTTTGATAGACGAAGGATTTTCTGGGCTGACGACTGATCGGCAATCGAAGAAGAGGGCAAAAGGATAGGGTTCTGGATGGGGTCGTATGTTATGGGATCAAGGAGACCCAGATTCTTCAGGACGTGTTCTTCAACAAGTTTTTCGTAATCATCACCATACTCATTGATAAGTTGTTTGACAAGTTTTTTAGTTTTTTGTTGTGATTCTTGGTTCATCCTTGAAAGGACTTGTTGTTTTTCCATCCACCTTTTCTGTTTCTGTTCTCGTTGTTTTTGTTCCTTGTCTCGGTATTCCATGATTTTCTGGCGATAAATCGGGTGTTGTTGTTGAGGAATTGGCACAATTGATTTCCCATATGTTTCTAGGAGTTGTTTCTGGTGCTGTTTTCTTTTTTCTTGGATGATAGGGCGATTTTTTCTGGAGACATTCAGCACCGATAATGACGGATCATACACGTATCTCTGTAGCAATTGTCTCCTCTTTCTTGTGATGACAGGTTCAACGACCATGTGCTGTTTTTTTATTTGTTTATTAAAGTCATTCACATATGATTCAATCTCATCCCTGTAATGAGATTCATAATCAAATTCTTTTGCGTCCTGTTCAGGAAGAGTAATCTGTTGGAATCCTTTCATCCTCTTTCCCATTTGAAGATTTTTTTTTACCTTGTCATAGAAAGAAGCACGTGTTTTTTGGAGTATTTTGTTGAACCCCAGATCAAGGATCTTTATGGCCCTCTTTTTTGGTATAAGAAACCTAGAAGCAGAAGAAATAAATTCAGTATAAAACCCAATACTTCCACCAAGAACAAAAATCATGCCTTTTTTGAATTTTTCAGAAAGAAGGCAGCAAAAAAACACCAGGTCATTTTTGTCATAAGGATTCGTTTCATTGACAATAAGAACATGGTAATCAGATTTATCGGGCCGTTCAGTGTTTACAAGTATGTTGAAAAAAATCTGTAGTTCTTTTATCGACAAATCAGGGCTGGAAAACCACATTGTTTCTTCTTCTGTAATTGGAAAGTAGTAGTATTTTTTTTCCATTTTATTTTAATTTATTTATTTAAGAAAATAAATTAAAATGGAATGTGGAAAAAGAAGGGCAAGAGGGGTCTATTCCAGAAAAGAATTGGAAACAATGGCAAGACAAAGATTGAACATGAAACCAAGTGAGATCAAGAAAATGACGAAAAAGGAATTGTGCGGGGCACTCAATATTGTATGGAGAGAAAAAAATGTCCAAGTGTTGGTCAGCACACAAAAAGTATGTTCGGACAGGAAATCGAAATCCCACCCCAACAGGTATCCCAAAGAAGAACTTGTAAAGATGATTATTGCCAAGAATCCATACACAAACAAGGGCAAGTTGCGCATTGCGACATTTGAAACTTTGTGCCGATTGGCGAAACTCCCCTACATCAAAACCGCAAAAGAGAGTGAATATCGTGGCATACGAAAAGAAAACGATCAAGGCAGGTTCTACCAGGACAAACAACCCGAAAAAACAACACCGGTGCGATGCCTGGCAAGGAGCAAACGAACCCCTTTCAAATACCAGGAACGGGTCGTGGCACACTTTCGGACACACCGTGGATTGATTGCCGTTCATTCTGTGGGGAGTGGAAAAACCATGACGGCCGTTCTTGCGTCCCAGTGCTACCTTGACGATCACCCACAAGGCAGGGTGGTTGTGGTTTCACCCACATCACTGATTGCCAATTTCAAGAAGGAAATGCTTTCATTTGGTGATTTACGGCACAAGGACAGGTACGAATTCTTCTCATTCCAAGGGTTCTTTTACAAGTACAAGGACCAACCCCGCCAGTGCCGCAATCATTTCCTCATTATTGACGAGGCCCATAACCTCCGCACAGAATACAGTAAATCAAAAAAATCGGGAAAAGAAAAAGGAAAATTCACACAAGTCATAACAAAGTGTGCGGAAAAAGCCGATAAGGTGCTTTTATTGACAGCCACCCCCCTTATCAACAAGAAAGAAGACATTGCCCCACTCTTCAATATGGTGCGCGACAATCCAACCCTTGACAATGTCATCACAAAACGATTGATCAAAAAGAACACGGACAATTATGTGGAAAATGTGGGGATGTGTAAATTTTCTTTTTACGAACGAGAAAAGGCCAACAATGACTACCCAAAAACAATAACCGAAGATGTTTTTCTTGTCATGAAACCCCAATTCTACTCCATGTACAACAAGGTAGAACGGGAATTAATGGACGAAGACATCCTGCGGACTTTTGGTGAAGAATCGCGATTAAAACCATTTTTTAATGGCATCCGTCGCGCGGTCAATATACTTTCAGAACTACCTGAAAAGGACATGCTGAAGAGTGAAAAGATCCGTTGGATATTGGAAAACATGCGGACAAACCAGCACAAAAAGACGGTAGTTTTCTCACATTTCCTCGACTCTGGGATTGAGGCAATCCAAAAGAAATTAAAGAAAGAATTCCCTAATTTAAGAGTGGAACACATAACAGGGAGCCAATCCAAGAAAAATAGGGCCGAGATTGTGGCTCTTTACAACAAGGATGAGGTGGATGTCTTGTTCATCTCCAAAGCAGGAGGGGAAGGACTTGACCTGAAAGGCACACGCCAGATGATCCTGATGGAGAGTGGGTGGAATGAAAACACCGAACGCCAGGTCATCGGGAGGGGGGTGCGTTTCAAGAGCCATTCCCATTTGCCCCAGGACGAACAGAATGTCGTGATTTATCGCCTTTATCACGTCAAGAAGGATGAAAATGTGGAAAGGATACTTTCTCCAGAGTACGAGTTTGATTACAATGACCCGTCATCGTGGCCTTCTGCCGATTTGTTGCTGAAAAAAATAAGCAATCGCAAGTATGCCACGACAGAAGGGTTTTTAAAGGAATTGAAGAAACTATCGATCGAACACAACCACGAATGCAAAAATTGATTTCTGCGCGAAAAAAGAAAAATGTTATTATTGAGAATGGAATATATTGATGATTTTTTTGGGTTTGTCAATGATGAATGTATCAATGTCAGCATCAAAATAGAGGAAGATTCGAGAGTGGATATCAAATGGGAAAACATAAACATAAGCGACTATATGACCATACCACAAACAATCAACAGGATAAATATACGCGCCCAAAAGACCAAAAATGGCGCATATTTTATAGATTATTTCCAGAATTGCCACGGTGATATACGCTGGTATGGGTTCCATATAAAGGCGTGTTCCCAGTATGAGATAAAATGTGTCGAGAACAACCTTTTTGACGCCTATTATTATTTTGACAACAACCAAAAATTGTGTGCGCATAAAATCAAAATGGAGGTGGTTTTTGTGCTACATAATTTTTTTAATGGTTTTATATGAAAATTGAGCTCTGGATGAAAATGGACAAATTATCAGTGTATTCCTATTAATCTCATTGGTTTATTTATTGTTTGTTTCTGTTTTTGCTTTTACACCTAAATAAAATGACAAAAATTAATGCAACCAAACATAAAAATATAAAAAAAAATCTGAATAAATAAACAAATGGTAAAACGAAAAATGCCGAAACCCGCAAATAATATTATGTGGTATGGAGGAGCATCCATTGTTATCATAATTGTAGTGCTGGTAAGTATTACAAGAACAAAGGAAAATTTGGGTTTTAGAAATCTTATCAAAGATGATAAAAAGCGCGATGAGTTTAAAAAAATCTGTCAAAGTAAAGGTGGTAATTGGAAACGTGGGGGTGATTTGATTACTGATACGATCTGGGGCAAAAACGCAACATGTATCACATACAAAATAGATAATAAGATGGTGGGTGGCTACTGTTGCTATGATAAAATTAATCCTTTAATCACTCATTAATAAGCATCAAAAATGTGTAGAGAACAACATTTTTGATGCTTATTATTATTGAAATACATGCTCTTTTTAATGATTTTCATATGAAACTTGCGTTCTGGTTGAAAATGGACAAATTGTCAATGTATTTCTGCCAATGAGAAGACAATAGATTTGAACTATCGTTTCGGGTGTGGTTTTCATATTCAATATGTGGTTTCTTCAATTCCAGAATATTCTTGTTGATGCGCACTTTTCGATCCGCAAAGGTGAAACCACGTATGTCTTGGATCTCATTCCCATTAAAAACAACATCCTTCAAGAGGAGTGTTTTGAACATGAACCCCACAATAAAAAGGGAAAAAATCTTGCGAATGATATTGTCGGGGAGGTTGTATCTTTCTCCTTTCTTGATGATGAAGGAGGTCAGGGAGACATCCTTGATGAGTCGTTTGGGGTCCTTGACATCCTGTGATTTCATGACGCTCTCTTTCAAGACATTCTTCTCTTTTTCAGAACGAATACCAAGGTCATTCGACAAAAGGGAATGGATCTGGGTGAATACCGAGAAATTTTTAGGAATCAATTCAACACTGAATTCTTTTCCTTTACAATAACAGCAAAAGTAATTCTTTTGGACGTAGGCACCACCAGGAAATTTTCCAAATGCCATGTCTTCGTACAAGAGCTTCCAGTAATCGTCCTTGACATGGTGGGTAAATTCCAAAAAGATGGGGTATTGCACTTTGGTCATTTGTTTTTATTATAAAATAACATCTCCTTAAAATTGTATCAAATTTTCTTCTTCATTATAATAAAAACAATTTATGGGCTTGATTTCGGATTCTAAAGAGTATTGGCACAAGTACGGGTGGCACATCCTGATTATCTTGATCTTGATCACTTTTCTGGTTTTATTCCTGATCAATTATTTTTCAGAAAACAATGATGCGGGAACTAATTTGACATGGACAGATATATACGAGCATATCTTGTGGGCATTGTTCAAGCCCATCAATAACCCACGCGCGTCCAGACCCCCGAGGCAAAGATACAGCCAACAAGCTTCTAACTGCAGCAGCAAGGGCGAGCACATGTGTAAATCATTCTGTGAATTTTATTTCCAAAAACCCTTCAATAAGACCCGACCCGATTTCTTGAAAAATCCAGTCACTGGTGAAAACCTTGAACTTGACCTTTACAATGAAGAATTAAAACTGGCGATTGAATACAATGGGGCACAGCACTATCACTACAATTCCTTTATGCACAAGAATTCACGGGATAAATTCCAGAACCAACAATACAGGGACCTCATCAAGAAAGACCTTTGTGGAAAAGCCGATATAACACTTGTCGTGGTGCCCTACACAATTCCTCACGACAAGATTGGTGAGTTTTTATTGGAAGAATTCAAGAGATTGGGGCACGATCCCAGCGATAATGTTTTTCGAGAAAAGAATTTTTCTTTATAGAATGTAAAGAAGAAGAATGATGATGACTTATGATGAATTTATTGACTCTTATAATAATGTGCTTTCTTATTTGAGCAACAAGGATCCTGTTCTTACCGAATACCTTATCTCAAATCTGCCACACCCTCTACAGGTATCCCAACAGGTTTTGAAAAAAGCCAGAAAACAAAAGAAGAACTGGTTGGAAAAAAGCAAAGAAAAATTATCAAAAAATTCGGTTGAAAAATTATCAATCCTCCCATCAAGCCAATTCAATGATTCTCTTTACAATATAGGTTGTGTTTATACCTATGGCTCAGGCAACATTGTTCCCAATTTTTATCGTGCCGAAAAATACACACGTGTTATGAAACTATTGGGGGATCATCGATACAAAGAATTAGAGAAAGAAATGAATACAAGAAAAAGAAAAAGAAATCAAAAAATCCTTGGAACAATAAAATAATGAGCAAACAGAATATTTTGACAGAATGGGCACCAAATGAAGGTTTTAACATCTTGGATTATCGGGATTTCATTAATTTTCCACAATACGAAAACCCTCCCTTTATCCTGAAATTTCGATTTTCAATGATCCAGAATCCAATAGAATACACTGGGATTGGTGTGGATTTGATGGGGTGGAACATACCAGAATGCCAGACAGACACATTGTTCTCCAAGATCCAGGTTTCCAAGAATGGGTTCCAGGATATTTATTATAATCAACCTGGTGGAAAAATGGGAGAAAACCATCTCACCCTCAATTTTAAAAAAAATATGGTGTTGAAATCTCCAAATGATGTGTTGTTTATCTCTTTTTTTCCATTGTGCCCTGTTCACATGGTAGATATTGCGAGGGTTGTTTTTTTGGTGGATGCTGTCGTTGATCCGATCGAAATAATCCCGACAACGATACCCCCAGTTGTTTTGGAAGAAAAGAAAAAATTACAACAGGAATTGTTCAACCCACAACCAATGGATCACTTTTGGTATATTTACGCCACAATCTTTGTCATGATTCTCTTGTTGATGATCAGCTTGTTGTTCATGACCATTAATCAACGAAAAAAACGCTATATTATCATTCGTGCCAAAAAGTGATTTCTTTGGGTGAATTTTTGTGTATATATCTAATCCAAACCATTACTGATATATATTTTCTTTCTTGTAGGTCATGTTTCCATCAAGTGCCCTCCAGTCAGCACCTCGACCCCGTTGTTCGCCACCCATCAAGGATGTTTCATCAAAACTCCCGTCCAAGCTCCAGCAAAAATGGCTTCGAGAGGAAGAAAAAAATTACCAGCATGTTCACATGGTGTACACCAGGATAAGCAAAAAGTGTTTGTGGTGGCATCATGTCATTAAAAACTCCAAAGACAAGAAGAAACGAAAGAGTGCCAAGAAGAATTTCCTGAAATTCTACCCCACAATGATGGCATTAAACTACAATGGTTTTGACGACTATCTTCCTTTTGGAACAACATTTGATCTTGATTTTTTGTATTATCGTTTGAATACGCGTTAAAAGAATGATCCTATTTTTTGTAAAATAGGATCTAAGAACAAAAATGAAAACAGAACAAGAGGAAAAGAAAAAATAATCAGAATGAAGAAGGAGGCATTTATATACACGTGGAGCACAGAGGATGAGGAAAATGTCTCCAAACAGGCTTTTCATATCAGGATGTATGGGATTGATCAGGAAAATAGGAATATTTGTATTCACGTCCACGATTTTATGCCATACTTTTATATAGAAATAGGAGGAATCCCAGAAAACGAAGTACACCAAAATCGGGAAGGGATCCAACGGAATATTTTGGAATTGCTGAATGCGGATCATTTTGAGACCGATTGTGAAAGGGGGGGGTGCCGGAATTGTTGGGCTGGTAGAATGACTTTTGTGTATGGAATAAAAAAATTGTATTTTTACCACAATGTCAATTCATTCTGCATGATCAAGATGGAATTTGTCAATAATATACAGAGGAAAAAGACCTATTATAAGCTCCAGGAAAAAAGGATCCAGGTGGGGATGCGTGTCAAGAAAGCCCCATTGTATATCCACGAGAACGAGGCCAATCCAATCCTCCAGTTCTGCACAGAACAACACATCGATACGGCAGGATGGGTGAGATGGAAAAAAGACACCGAATCCAGGATTGCCATACAGCAACAGACATTGTGCCACAGAGAAATAAGAAAAAATTATAGATTGATTTCTCCACTGGAAGACAAGGATAAACCATCCCCATTGCCGTATGTCATGTCTTTTGATATTGAGGTTTATTCGAGTGTCCCGACAAGGATGCCCAATGCGGAAAAGATTGAGGATGTGGTTTTCCAGATCTCGATGGTTTTTACGAGGGACCAGAAGGAATTCAAGAATTATCTTTTGAGTTTGGGAAAGCCCATCCATTCTGTGGTGGGAAAAAATGTAATCCTCAAGGTGTATCCTTGTGAAAAGGAATTACTGCTTGGTTTCACCAGGATCTTACAGCAAGAAAACCCCAACGTCGTGATTGGCTACAACATCTTTGGTTTCGATATGATGTACATGATTTCTCGCGCGAAACTGTTGGGAATTATGGACCAATTCGACCAGATGGGGGCGAGAACCAAAGATTGGATAGGGCGACCCGTCCATTCTCCAGAAAAAACAATCTCGTGGTCCAGTTCTGCCTATTCTCACCAGAATTTCTTGTTTTTGGACACGGAAGGAAGGTTGTTTGTGGATCTCTTGCCGGTGGTGAGGCGTGATTACAAGTTTGAGAATTATCGCCTCAAAACCATCTCAGAATACTTTATTGGGGAGACCAAGGACCCCATCAAGCCCAAGGATATTTTTGAAGGTTATCGGTTGTCAAGAATCGAAGGGCTGGAGAATCGGTATAACTTGTTGAGTCGGGTGGGGAAATACTGCGTCCAGGATTCTCGGCTGGTTTTGTTGCTGTTTGAAAAACTCCAGATGTGGATTGGGCTGACGGAGATGGCCAAGACGTGTCGTGTGCCTGTGCTGACTCTCTACACACAGGGGCAACAGATCAAGGTCTTTTCCCAATTGTATTACTTGTGCACCCACGAAAAGATTGTGGTCCAATCTCCCCATTCATTAGGGAGGGACAAGAAACATATTGAAGGGGCAGACCACTACTCGGGGGCCTATGTGTTCCCACCAACCCCTGGTGTGTACGATTGGGTGATTCCTTTCGATTTTTGTTTAGCTGGTGAAACACTTGTGTCGCTCCCAAATGGATCTGCGAAACGCATTGATTCACTTACGAATGACACGATGGTTTTGGGATACAAAGATGGAGGTTTTCGCAACTTTTCATCCATCAATGGACTTCAAATAAAAGGTGTGAGAGAAACTGTCAAGGTTATCTTACAAGACGGACAAACCTTGATTGCGACTCCCGATCATAAAATCATGCTGGATAATGGGGAATGGTGTCAAGCAAAAGATTTGAAAGGAAAAAAGGTAAAATGCGGAGTAGAAGGCACAGAGGATACGATATGTCCTTTAGAGAAAGAATGGTATTTGGATGTAGAAGAATACACATTTACAATGGATGATAATGGAACCGAGCGAGAAAAAAGTTTGGCGTTCGCACGGATGTTGGGGTATATACTGGCAGATGGAAGTATCTATATGTCATCTCACAAAGACAAGAATTGGGCACGACAATGTGTTGAAGCGTGTTTCGGAACGATAATTGACGCCACCGCATTCAAGATGGACATGATGAAACTGTCTGGTGTTGACGTCAAAATCCGCAAGAGGGTGTGTCCAAACAGTATGAAAGGCACAACTTTTACCATCGCATTACCATCTGTTCTGGCAAAGATGATCCATTCCCTGGAAGACATTGTGGTGGGGAAACGATGCACCCAAGAAATGAAGTTGCCAGCATTTATTCTTGATCCCAAATGCCCACTTTCCATTGTCAGGGAGTTTTTAGGGGGATTATATGGTGGAGATGGTGTGGCTCCATGTATTCGCCATTTGAATATATTTGGAAATATTAGGTTTAAATGGACAACTGTTAAAAAATATGTCAATAATATGATCGAAGTTTTTAAACAATTACAAAATTTACACTTAAGGTTAGATATAGACGTGAGTATAAACGATCCATACAAAATAGAATACAAAACAGAAAAACATATCAAGCCTAAAGATTATGACGATGATAATTGTAGGTATGATATTCAATTGAGTGTGTCAGTTCATAATGCTTTTGATTTTTTACAACGAGTTGGGTTTAGATATTGTATTAATAAGTCTTGTAAACTCAGCATTGTATCATCTTACCAACGGATGTATAGAAAAACTGAAGATCAATATAAATGTTTATGTAATAGGACAATTGAATTGAAAAAAGATGGTTTGAGTTATCAGGAGGGGTTAGATAGAGCAATTGAAGAGTTTGTTGATATGCCCATACAAAATTGTGTGTTTCCAAGTGTTAAAAATATTAAAGACTACCAATCACCGAAAAGTGAACAAATAAAACGAAAGCGTTTTCAGGATTTTCCGAAAACAAAAGAATATATAGAGCAATTGGGTGTTGAAAAATGGTTTGATGGATATGCTGTTGGACAGGATGACGAGATTATTCCTTCTTACAGCCAGACAGTCATTGACGTCGTGGAACACGAACCGATTGAGGTTTTTGATATTGAAGTTGATGACGCTCATAATTTTATAGCAGCATCAATCCTAAGCTCCAACTGCAGTTTGTATCCCTCGGCTATTATTGCGTATAATATTGATTTTTCCACACTTGTGACGGACGACAGTGTTCCTGACGATAAGTGTCATGTCATCCAGTGGTTCGATCATATTGGGTGCCAGCACGACACAACTGTCCATGCGACCAAACCAAAACACATTGTGTGCCAGGAATTCCGTTTTCGGTTTTTGAAGGAACCCGTTGGTGTCATCCCAAGGTTGTTGAATGATCTGTTGTCAGCACGATCCTCAACCAAGAAACAGATGAAGGAAGTGGGAAAGAGGATGAAGGAAATCATAACGGAAGATGAAAAAAAGTCATTAGAAACCCTCTACAAGGTTTATGACAAGCGCCAATTGGCCTATAAAGTATCGGCAAACAGCATGTACGGAGCGATGGGTGTCAAGAAGGGCTACTTGCCGTTCCTGCCAGGTGCCATGTGCACCACGGCAATGGGGAGGTATTCCATCCAGAAGGCAGCCCAGCACGTCAAGAAGGTCTACAATGGGCAGATTGTCTATGGGGACACGGATTCCATTTATTGCCATTTTCCTCTTCCAGCACAACCTGGGTTTGCGGTAAAATTGTGGGAATACGCCAAAAAGATTGAGACGGAACTGCTGGATCTTTTTCCAAAACCCATGAAATTAGCATTTGAAGAAAAGATTTATAAAAAGTTTCTTATCCTGACCAAAAAACGCTACATGGCCTTGACTTGCGACCACCAAGGAAAAGATGACAGCAAGCTGACAATCAGGGGGGTTTTGCTGGCACGCAGGGACAATGCCCGTTGGGTCAGGAGTATCTATGAAAAGGTGGTTCGCTCCATCATGGCAAACATCACCTACATTGACCTTGTCAATTATATCAATGACGAGATCCTTGGGCTTTTCCGGAATGATGCGTCGCTTTCTTTCAAGCAGTTTATTGTGAGCAAGACACTTGGAAAAGATTATGCGATACGAGAATTACCCACAGATGAACTCAAGTTGAAAAAACGATTACAGGACCTATCGATTGACAAGACCAAACCAGATTGGTTGGAAGAATACAAGTTGCGATCACAACCGGCACACGCACAATTGGCCGAAAAGATGAAGAATCGCGGGAGTGTCGTAGAACCCGGTTCAAGGATCGAATATGTTCTGGCCCAACACCCAGAGACAAGCCCAAAATTATTCGAAAGGATTGAGGACCCTTCATATGTATTGGACCATTCAGATCTTGTAAAGATTGATCCTATTTATTACGCCCAGAACCTGATCAACCCAGTCGACCAGGCACTGGAAGTTTGTTTCAAAAAGAAAAAAGTGGTGGAAAGGATCCTTGACATTCACATAAAATTCAAGACACTTATGACAGAATTGATGTGGCATTTTTATCCCTACGAATTCCATGACAAGGATGGTTCTGTTTTTTATCACCCATCCGCAATCAAATTTGTAAAACACAAAAAGAAACAACTTGCCAATAAGGAAAAAAAATTAAAAAAGGAAGCCGTCAAACCCCCAACAACAAAAAAGAAAAAACCACAAGTGAGCATCGTTGATATGCTGACGGATATATTGAAGAAGTAGATCATCTGTATTGTTTTTTTTTATAAAAAAAACAATTTCAAGGAGAATCATTAACTGGGTTAATCATGAAAGATTTATGATTTTTTCTAAAAGCACAAACAGAACCCGAGAATGTGGAATTTTCGGTGCCAATAAAATTGCATACATTGGGAGAGGTGCAGAGCATAAAGTCGATAATCGCATCGACTTCCCGCATGGGCGCAGATATGGGGAGCTGGAGGTGGTTGCACAATTGGGATTTTTGTCCAGGGGTGATTTTAAAATGAACAAGATTTTCCCATTGTATGTCATGATCTCTGGTTTGTTTTGGATCTTTATAATAATGAGAAACAACAAGGGTGGGTATTTTTGGATCAAAATTTTTTTTCAGGGCATCCTGGTAAAGTTTAAAATAATAGGACCTACAATCCTTGATATTTTCGAATTTAAAAGATTTAAAAAAATGGTTGGTAAAATCATTTTCTAATCTGTAATGGACCACTTGGTATGTAGGATAAGAATCAAGAAATGATGAAATGATTTCATAAAAAATAGGATGAAAACGCAATTTTTGAATGTGATGATCAATTATATGACCATCCAATGGAAACATGAAACAACACCTCATTTCAAGATCTGTGATATCGTCTTCTTGTTGTAAAATCTGGATAGGATCAGGTGGTACTTCAATACCACCGTGAAGCATTTTAGACGCGGTTGGTTCTGTTTCTGTGATCCAATCTTTAGTGGGCACAAGAACAGAATTCAAATCAATTATTTTTGAGAGAGGAACACTATACTCTATATTTCCGAAATTAACATAAAAGTTTCCCATTATCAGGTGGCGACCCAATAGCTTTGCCAGATCTACGGCAGTAAATAATGCGAATAATTGGTTGAACAATCCATAGACAATGACAGGGGTCCTCTTGTACGCTCTGTTTCTTCTTATTTCTGCTTTGATAAATACAAGGTGTGTCCATAAATTTTTTTGGTTTTCGTTCTTCAACTTGATCAGAAGGTATAAAAGAAGAATGACCAGAATGACCAGAATGACCAGAATGAAAAATGGAAAAATATTTTTGTTTGGTTTTTGTTTCATTTTCATATTTATTTAACATAGGAAATTTACTTACTGGCATAGTTTTTTTGGACAAGATATTTGTGAGCATCCTTCTTATGACACCATTTCGAGGGGTCTTTGACAGAAAGAGCCCAGCAATTTTTGTTATCAAAAAGAATAATATTCTTGTAGGGATCTCTCAGGACATACGAAAGCCATTCTTCGTGATTTGTTGTTTTGGATGGTGGTTCCAATTTTGCCAGATAGGAGGCGCGAGCCCACCAATAATTGAACCATACACACCCATTTTGGGAAAAGGAAGACCCAATCTTGTCAATTGTAGGATGTTTTTCAAAAATTTCCAGCACCATCTTCCATGGTTGGATGACTGTTTTATGGAGTGCCTTTTCTGCGTATTGCCTTTTGCCCCGGTACTCGGCCATACCTTTAGAATGAAAGTAAAGGACATACGAGGAAGAAAAATATTGATTGACAACTGACATGGAATAAACAAGTTGTAAGCCGGGGTATTGATCGCAATCCTCATTATTAATATGGAACAAAACCCTTTGATGACCGGAAAATAATGAATAGATCCTTTCACGAACATTGGGTACACGATGGCGAGGCATCGATAAAACAATATGGAGTGTCGACACATCAACCAGCCCGGTATTGATGAGATCTTTTAATTGTTGTCTGATGAGTTGGACCCCGTGTGTGGGATTGGCGTACAGATTGGCAGAATAAACAATATTGATATGAGCATCTTTAGTGAATAATTTCCATATGTTTCCTATTTTGGTATCATCGTTTTCTATAAACTTGTTCCGCACACAATAGTTATAGATGAAAAATACAATAATCAATGTTATAAAAATAATAACGCACAATAATAAATAAATCTTTTGTAATAATAAATATTGTAATTTTGTCATCCTTGCCATTTCTTTATATAATATTTATATATAAAGAAAGATAAATGAATAGAAAATGAAAAATTGAGAGGTCTTGTTATGTTGTAGAATAATATATTTCGTGTGTTATGGGGTTATAACACAGCACATCCACCCCTTTTCCAGCCGCGACACCACGGATTGGTGCCATATAAAGTCGGTTTGCCCCATCACTATTCAATACCGACCCACTCGCATTCAATATTGTTGTATTTGTATGTTGAGAATTAGGACCGGCTTGGTAGCCAATCGCAATCGAATTGCTGCCCTGATTGATGTTTCCAGAATTTCGACCAATGGCAATCGCATAATAAGCTTGATTGTCATACCCAGCATTTGCCCCTATCGCAATGGATGCTTGTTGATCCGAATACCCGGCTTGGTGGCCAATCGCAATCGCATCGGCATCTTGTCTTTCGTATCCCGCATACGAACCAACAGCGATAGAATGTGTTTGTTGGTTTAAATTTCCAGCATAATTCCCAATTGCGACTGTATTGGCTTTCTGGCCCATAAGCCCACTCTGGTAGCCAATTGAAATATTGTTTGAAGTTGCGGCCAACGTGCCAGTTAATGACAAATCTCCATCCAAGAAAACATTTGTTCCAGTGTAATCACCCCGATTCACAAGATTATTAACATATTCTGTGCCTGATATATCAACATCAGAACAGATATTCAACATGCCATTACACGCGACAGCAGATGACGCCATGAACGATGTGTTGCTATCGAATTGTATGGGTGTAATACGCTGAAGGATTGAATTTATTTCATTCTGGCTTGTAGAAATCTGGCATTTTAGCGTATTCATTTATTTAATAGAAAGGAAAGAAATGATTTTTCAACCATTCCTTTCAAATCGGTATCTAAAAAAGTTGTGCCAGAATTGTATCTCTGGAAGTATTCATGATTGCGCACATTCTCGTGTTTCAAAGTGCTAGCTGAGCCCCTTGTCATTTTTACTTTTTGAAAAAATTCTTCAGATTGGATGGGGTAGTGATTCAGCAAGAAAATGTTGCTGGCATTTATTTTTTTATGGACATTTCCAAGAGGATTATGAATCCATACTTGTTCCGTCTTGATCTTTTTGGATTGGAAGATATATTTTGTGTGTTGGTCCAGTTCTTTTCTGCGATGCACAATTGCCGTCCTGATGTCTTTTGGGTGCTCGATATGCCCATCGGTCCCAAACATTCGCCAATTCGAGAGTATGACATCGTAATTCTCGTATTTTGGTAGTTCTTTCCGGATGGTGGAGTTTTTCACATACCAGAATTCGTCCAGATCCGCAACAATCACCCACTTGCTCTTGTTCTTGATGTGGTGTTCAAAGATATGCCTATAATTCTCTACTTGTTTCCATTTTTCTGGCATATAAAAAACAGAAACAACACCCTTGTCAATATAGGGTTTGAGGATCTTTTGGGAATCGTCATCTGATCCATTATCAATCAGGAAGAAATGATCTACCCCCATCCAGAGATAGTGGTCCACCCATACCTTTATATTCATGGCTTCATTCTTAAAGATCGCAAGAACACTCAAATAATATCGATAGCTTGCTGGTGGAATACTGCGTATTGGTGGTTTTTTTAGGGTAAGGTTCTTGCGCAAGCGTTCTGGCATCAATGTTGGCATTCTGTATATTCTTATTTCTAATCAATATTTTTAATCGCAAATATGCTCGTATTTTTCACACCTTAAAAATGATTTAAAGACAAGACACCTTTAAATCAAAGAGAATGGTTAATTTAAAAGAAGAAGAAATTTTTGCGGATTACATCAAGCAACAGAAAAGCGAAGGAGAAAAAGTCAAGGAAACAAATCAAAAATGCCAGCATACAAATTGGTCGATTGAATCTGCGAATAAGGTGTGCGAAGATTGTGGGATGGTGATTGTCAAGGAGGATGATGTGGATGGACTGGACCTCCATGTTGCGAAATACAATACAGACCCAAAACGATGTCATGCCAGAAAAAATGAGGAAAAGGGTATATTTAAAGATGTTGAAAAGCTGGGATTCAGCGACAAGATTGTATCGATTGCGAATGTGCTGTACGAACAGGTGACATCTGGCAAAATCTACCGCGGAAATTCCAGAAAAGGGATTGTTTTTGCCTGTATTTTTCATGCTTATAAAATCAACAATAACCCGCAGAGTTGCGAACAGTTGATTGAAATATTTGGGATTGAAAGAAAGATTGGTTTAAAGGGCTTGAAATTTGTAAACCTCAATTCCCCCAAGGATTCCAAATTCAGGGAATTCCAGATAAACACGGAAAACATAATCTGTGAGATTATGGACAAATTCAATGCGAATGAGACACAGAAACAGGAAGCCATTGAGATTTATCAAAAGATAAAGAACAAGTCGTCCCTGCTCAATCGATCACGACCACAATCTGTCGCCAGTGGTGTTGTCCGCTATTACATTGTCCAGAAAAACAAGGATATCAGTATGGATTTTTTCAAGTCAAGGGTCCACCTCAGCGAATTGACAATCACCCGTGTCGTCAATGAGATTGAGAATCTGTTGGATCTTGATATGTAAAAATGATCTAAAAACAAGTAAAATATGTTTTTAAAAAATGAACGGACAAGAAATCAACAACAAGTCTCGCCTTACACTTGAGAACAGACACCAATTGATCGACCTTAATAAGGAATATGTGAATTTTGATATTACGTTTGAATGCAGATCTGTGGATGCCACCAAGGATTTTGAGATTATTGTTGTCAATCAGGAACAGCTCAACACAATCGACCTGACAAACCTTACCATGAAAAAGACGAAAGGGGGGTACATTTCAGGAAATATTGTTGCGGACGAGAATAAATACCAGAATTACTTTTTGATCCTGAGGTCTTTTACAGAAGAGCCAGTTGATGTGGATCTGGAAATCAGGATCAAGCTTATTGAGTCCAAACAAACAGACCCCCAACAATTTCCTCAATCGCAACAGGTTCCACCACCTTTGGCAGAACAACCAACCCCTGATTTTAACGATACTTTTTTGCCTTGTCAATCTCCACCCGCAAAAAGGGGTAATCTGGTTTTTATTGTCATTGGTTTCTTGATCATTGGGGGGGCAATTGGGTATTACTTCTGGAGCAAAAAGAACCAAAATACCCGCCTGATGACTCTTGACGAGGATGCCCATTCTGTTTATTCAGAAAGTTCTGCTTCGAGCAAGTCATCGGCTTCAAGCGACGACAGGGGTATCCTGAACACCCTCATCAACAAATCAAGAGAATAAAGAACAACAATTTTCAAATTTGATATATTTCATACATAAATGAAATATATCATTATGGTAAAACAATTGGTTCGTCTTTCTTGAACATTATCTGTTGATCGTTTCGTAAAACAACATAAATCAATTCGTAGCCAATATCTCGTGGGCACATTTTATTTCCGTGAAAATCTTCATTTGGCCCCATATAGGACCTCACCTCGTCTGTTATATCTCTGTCCAGATCGTCCAGTATATAAATAATTTTTGAGGGACCACGCCTAACATTGGTCCGGATCTTGTAGATCTTATCGTGTAAAACATACTGGATTTCGTATGTGTTTTTATGGAGATGAGATACTGTAATGTAGATATTCTGTATCAATTTCAGGTAAGCATACTTGAACATTATTTTCAATACAAGATATTTTTGTTTCCACCATTCCATTTTTATAATACCACTTTATGCCTTTAAGCTTCTATTGTTGGAAGTCAATTGAAAAACAGAATAGATATGATCGGTTGGTTTTTTACAGAGGAACGGGACATTATGGGAATCCAATGTATTTATGATGTAAGCCACCAAGAGCCGATTGATCCTTGATGTTTCTCCTGGTCCTGGTAATTTCTTAATGTCGTGATTGGCGATTAATTGTGAAAATGAAATGAGCGACAAGAAACGGATCGAGTGCTCACGATTACGGCGCAACATTGGGGAACTTTCATAGTGATTATAAAGAAAAAGCAAGGAATTCACCAATTCATCTTTGGGGATATTTGTAATATCAATATGTTTCTGCGCCAAAAAAGGTGCTTTTTTCAAGGGGATTTCAAGAATCAATGCCAGCTTGTCCTTTTGTTTCCGGACAGTAATCATGAAATACTTCCAGGACCAATAAAAATTTTTCTTCTTTTCAAGCGCATATTGAAAAAAATAACGCATCCATCCAGATAGTGGAAATGATAATTCTTCTGTATTTTTCTTCAATTCCATATTTATTTTAATCTAAAAAATAAAAAAATGTTTAACCATTTTTGGTAATGAGGAAAATCATCCTTGGGTCAACGTAGATGGTTTTCCCCTGATGGAAGAATGTGTGCTCGCACATGAAATTATTTTGTGAAAAATCATACCTTTTTTCAAGCATGGATTTTAGATTATAAACAACACACCCACCAAAGGCACTCTGGACACGATCCGGGATCATCTGGGAAGAGTAGAGCTGGGTCATGTAAATATGAACATAATTATCGTGTTCGGATTTTTGAGAAATATCGGTCAGATAAGGAGGATCGTGTTCTTCAATATAGGCAAAAGAATCGTAATAGTAAAAAGATTCTTCTGTTTTCATCATCCCATTACAGGCCACACCATCAATTTTTGGATTGATAAGACCCATACCATGAAAAAACCCATCCATAAAAAATTCTCCTTCAAGGTCCATATCCATGACACACAGATAATCAAAATCTTTATAATAATGATTGATATGATCCATATAAATATTACGCAGGGTTGCCATTTTCCTTATGCGGTGTGGCATAGGGGAAGTGTCCTTATCACCATTAAACCCATCAAGATTGCATTCTTCACTGTTTGCTACAAAGGGGTCCTGGCATAAAATCTTGACACGCTCATCGTATTTTGCCCAGTATAAAAGATCTTCTCTGCTGGAATCGATTGAATTATTCTCCAGAATTACAATCCTGTAATCTTTGAAAGGCTCGCATATTTTTTTGCACCTTTCTCTTAACTCTGGGATCTGGTATGCGCCATTCTGCAACAACCCCGCAATGACAATCCTGGAGTTTTTCGCTTTTTTAATCCCTTCATCCACTTCATGTTTGTATTTCTTTAAATCATTTTTAATAAAATGAATGGATTTTTTGAAAGAAAGATTGCCAGCTAATTTCTTATAATAAGCAAAATGAACAGCATCTATAGGTCTCTGGAAAAGATTAAAAAATTCTTCCGTTATCTCATTATGCCACAAGGGTAGCAGTTTGTTATTGTTGCTATCATACTGTTCCTTGTAGTAAAAAGAAAGAAAACAAAAAGAAAGAATAAGCACTATTATCCCTACAACCAATTTAAAAATAAATTTATGATTTCTAGAAAAATTCATCCGTTCTTTATTTAAAAAGATAAAAAATAATTGATTGTTTTCTCAGTATAAAATAATTTTAGAAAGAAAAGAAGAATGAAGGAAGAAGAGTTGTGGATGGAATACTTTCACAAACAGCTTTTAAAAAACATCCACAAAGAAGACAAAGTCGAATGGAAACTGGTTTCTACACACCCCTATCTTCCTATCCAATTGGTAAAACTCTATCCCAATATGCCGTGGGGCTGGCAAAATATTTCAAAACTATCATTCGACAAGATCCAAGACCTGATTACAATGTTTCCCAAAAAGGATTGGGACTGGCACCATCTATCCCTCTTTTCTCCAATTTGTTTTATACAAAACAACCCAACAATGAAATGGCATTACGAAAAAATCTCAAGACGAAAATATAGTTTTGAAAAGCTTGAAACCCCCCTTGAATATGCGTTAAAAAACCTTCATATGCCCTGGAACTGGACGATGCTGTCCCGCCACCCGTCCATGACAATGGACCATATTTTTCATTACCCATTCCTCCCCTGGGATATGGATCATGTTTTTTTGAATTGCCCATTCTGTTCGTACCATTTATTTCTTATCGCCCCCAACAACCGGAATTACCATCTCTTGTCCAGGAATCCTCACAACACACTCAAGATAGTAAAAAAACATATAAGCAAACCTTGGGATTGGAGTGAGTTGGCACAGAACATCGCCTTTGCCCCGCACAATGTTTACCTCTACAAGGAAAAATTCCCCCTGTGGAGGTGGGACCTGTCCCTGAGGAACCCCCGCTTGACATGGTCATTCTACAACCTGATCCGGAAAGAAAAAACAATCCATCGCCAATTCCACCATCTCCTTAAAAACCATTTCAGATGTTCCAATTCGTTCTTTACCTATTTCATGATTGTCATACGCAGGTTCTTGTTGACTATGGTGAGACGCAGATTGATCTTACGAAAATTGCGTTTGTTGGTGGTATTGAAATCAAGGATCGACCATTATTTACTACAAACCATACTTTTCAATTATTAACCAGAATTTTTCATGGAAACAATGAAAAATTTTAGGTGAATCATTACACTGAAAATGTAAATGTCATTTGATGTTGTAGTATTTTATTTCTTACTTCGGTTTGTATCGTAGTATTGGATGAATAAGTGTATGTGGAGATGAGGTCTTTCCCATTGTAATCCAGTTTTGTCAAGTATATCTGCCCAGCAACAGTGGAATCATTTGTATAAACAATACTAATGGTTGACGGTTTGTATCCTACTCTATAAGTGCGAGTTGTAAGTGATTTAGAAACAACTCCAGCAGCAACCATCATACTATCAATGTAAATATTTGCGTTTTCGGTTCCTTTTGAACTATACCACGTTATGGTTACCAGATTCTGCACGTCAAATAAGAATTCGTACATGTACAGGCTTGTTGTGATCTTGGGGCTTAGGTATTCGGCATACCAAGTACCATAGCCAGTTGTTGTGAATATCATAAGACAACACCCTACAATCCTATCGTAACAACAATCTTGTCGATTGACAAGCACCACTTTTCCAATCTGTTTATCGGACCCAAAACCAATCTGGGCCCACGAATTGGTTGCTTCCGATGTATGCCCAATGGTGTTGGGATTATTATCTATTAGTTTGGATGCTTCCTGACCAGTATAAGGAGTGGATGACAACCATGCCTCGGTTGCTGTATATTTAACACCCGAACTATTGAATGCCTGGATTTCTGCGATGTTGATATACTCTACTCTATTATCGTTCCGTATTATGCGAAGATAACGACCCTCAACGACATCTGGGTAGCTGATTGTTATGCCAATTTTCCATTTTGTCGATAAATATGTATGAACATTATCAACCTGGGCGTCTGTCAGTGCGTTCTTGTATATAATTATTTCACCTATATACCCTGTAAAAGTGGTGTCCTTGCTGTCTCGTGTGCCAATCTGGATACTTGTGCCGTTGTCGGTATATCCTGCCAATAATAGATTACTATATTGGACACTTCCATTCAGCCATTCTGATACAGAAGCAGTGGTGCCAGATGCACTGATTCGATACGCAAATATATAAGGGGTATTGAGTGTGAGTGTATTGAGATTGACACCACTATAAAAAAAGTAATTAGATCCGCTCGACCCACTGCCCACAAAACGAACATTACTATAAGTATCAAATGGCGCTGGATAAGAAGAAATTGTTTTGTTCACAAGTGTGCGGTATGTATCAGCACCTGTTGGTTTAAACACAACAAACATGGTAACTCCTGAACTGTAATTTCCTTTTGTTTCGGTTGTTCCGAGAGCGTTATAACCAGTGAATGCGATGCCAGGCAAATTATTAATGGCATTACTGACCCTGCTGGAGGCAGTAAAATCTCCTTTAATCAGAGTGGCATTGCTTGATTTAGTCGTTGTGGGCGCATTATTGACCCACGTGCTTCCTAACCAATTGGAAGAAGATGTAGCGTCTAACCATACTGTTATATTTGTGGTATAACTTAGTATTATAGGAGCTGCTGTAGTGGTAGGTGCGATTGTAGTGGTTGGCCCGATTGTTGTGGTTGGTGCGATTGTCGTGGTTTTTGGAGCAGATGTAGTAGTTGGTGCGATTGTCGTGGTTTTTGGAACAAATGTAGTGGTTCCTGTTTCAGGTTCCAGTGTGCTGTATTGCCCTTCAAATACAGTAGTAGATGAGGGTGATTGTGAAGAATCTGTACTGGTTGTGGATTTGGGTTTGGTGGAAGTAGGGGGGGGAGTGGTTTTTGGGGTTTCAAAGATAGAAGGAAAAAACATAACAATACTCGCAACAGTAATGACAATAATGGTAAGGATTACAACAATTACAATAAGAATTTTTGGAATCATTATTTATTTTTTTATAATTAGAATAATTTTAAATTTTTACTTGTTTTTCATATAAAAATCCAACCATTTTGAATTTTGTCGGTGGGTAGATGATGTTGTATATATCCTTGTATTCAACCTTATAAAAATTCTTACGATACTCGTCAATGGATAATGGGCCTCCGTAGCTCTTCAGGACACGCCACGAAGGGGCCGATGTTATCGGCTGGGCGTGCCCCCCAAATGTCTTGATATAAATATGTGTCAATAAATTCTCACTGTATCTGTACAATGGATCATTATGATTCTGTTGGATGAATGCCAGACAACAATTGAAAGAACAAAAGATCCCATCAGTTATGTAGTAATCCCTTCCCATCATGTTCATGTTGTGTTTTTCAAAATGATCCTTATTCTGTTCCATCTGGTTTTCTGTAATATTTTCACGCAATGTATAATTGTCTTTTGTGATTTCAGAATAATAATCCTTGACCACACGATGAGGAACATACTGGATAGGACACCCCAATGGTTTTGTGTCGAAAGAATGGTGGCACCAGAAGCAGTGGATATTTGTTTTTTCAGGCAAGTCGCAGTTGGTTTCATTGGAAATCATTGTCAAGACGCATTGGTGTTCCTTTTTTGATTCATCCAGGTAGCTAAAGGTGTTGGTGTCTTTTTGTTTGGGTGCCAGTTCTGTTATCTTTGTTCGGGAAGGATTTGTTCGCATTGTGGATGAAACGAATTCAAAGTCGGGCTGATCGTCCATAACGGATAATGATTTATTCACAACATAAAACGAATACTGGGCGTCAATGTCGACAGGTTCGATATTCCGCAAAACGAAATAATGTTTCTTTGTCATCTTTTATTTTATTTTCTTTCTTCTTTATAAAAATCAATTATGCGCAGTTGTAGGGACACACCAAAAAACAGAAAAGTTATTGAGAAGCATATTAAAAATAAACTCAATTTAGAACGCGGGTTCATGACACCATCGTCGTACCTTGTGCCTGTCGAGACCGATATGGACAATTTCCCCTATGATCGTTTTTATCGTGGTATGGTGGATTGCCCCCATCCCCGAGTGTTTGACAGGGAAGCCGGCCACAGGCGCTGGAACCCGAGCGCATACGCCTACCAGTACAGCCCCGAGGTCATCACCCCACGAAAATTCGAAGGGTGTTTCCAGATCCCTTGTTCCACGATCCTGCCGTGTATTAATGTAGGGTCATCGTACAAACAGCCAATCGATTTCTGTGTGAATATCTCACCATAAAAATTTTTTGTCATTTCAAGAATAAATCAATGATTATTGTTTCCAATGGTCTCGATGCGATCGCATCGGGGGATCAGTACAGATTCCTTTTTAAATTCTTTTCACAATCATTCCATACCAACAATGTTTATGACACCTTTTTATCCATGTTGAAAATGAGACAGTATTTTTTCTTTAAAAACAACAAACCAATTGCGGTTGTTTCCTTCAAAAAAAGAGGGTTTGTGAATTGCACGGGAACATACTATACAAACGTGTTGTACAATGTGGCAACATCCCCTTATTACAGAAGAAAAGGGTACATGAAACAATTATTGTATTTTATCATCGATGAGATGCGAAAACAAAGACGAAAATACTTGCATCTGGAAGTATTGAAGGACAATGAAAAGGCAATAAACCTCTATAAGAAACTGGGATTTGAAATCATTTACGAGTGTGATCCTTCCTTTTCACTGGGTGGTATTTATTTGATGCGCCTGTGCCTTAGACGATAATTATTTTTTTTCCTATTAATTAGAAAAAAAATGTTTCTCAACAAGGTATTCCTTTTTTTCTTGTTGTCTTTTTCTGTTGTAAAATGTGATTGGCATCGGGAAGTCTTTTATCAAGAAATCAATAAATTCAGGAATCTTCCCATTGCCTACCGACAGAACAATAGCAATGTTGTAATTCGATGTTCTGGCTCATTAGATGAAACATACCCACCACTACAGTTTGTGGAAGAACTTGAGAATTCCAGTTATTTTCAGGCATCCACACTTTCTTCGAATGAGTGTCCTGTCATCAGCCACGAAACGTGTGATTTATACTGCCATGAATTCGGTGGAAGCTGTTCTTATATGGACAGGATTGAATGGTTCCTCCAGGGGAAACCCAACCATAATGTCCTGGAGATCCTTATCAAAGGGCCAAAAAACCCATACAAGATGTTTCAATATTTTCTGGAATCAGAAGCCCATTGTAATCACATCCTTAATTGCCACATTAATTCGATGGGGGCAAGTTTTTCCCATATTGACAAGAATGTATTTGTCGCAGATTTTGCCTACATCAATCATTAACTTGGATCATTTCTTCTATTTACTTGGATCGTTTCCTATAATTGTGTAAATCATGCAAACACACGGTGAAAAGGAAAACAGCCAGAAACAATAAAAACACACCAAATTCTTTCTGGTATTTCTGGTTTGTAAAAATACGGCGTATGGCTTTTATAAGGTATTTCATATGAAAATACAATACCAAGGCAAGCATCAAAAGAACAATAACATGAAAAAAGAAAGAACTGGTGTGGCTTTGTTCATTCATGATACAATACCCAGTGTATACCAATAATGGAATGACAATAAATATCCGTATATAAATTTCATCCAATTCATTCATTATTTTTTATAATAGAAGAAACGAAAATAAATTAAAAAAATTACAAGCACGACAACGATAAAAACAAGAATCTTTATATACCTCTCTCTGGAACCAATAATGACATCAATATCCTTTCTTGCGCAACACGTTATATTGATGTAGGGTTCGTCAAAAAAATATTGCACCCCTGTCAGCATATACCCATTGGGGCAGTACCCTCTTGCCTCGTATGGGTAGATAAGATCCCAATCCGATTTGCGATTGGCCTGATAAGGAATTTTCAGTGTCTGGCATTTTTCATTATCCAATTGGTCTTCGTGAAAAACAGGAGAACAAACCAGTGTGGTGGTCTCCCGATCTTCATCCAATATAATCCCCGTCGCCACCATATCTTTGGGGCAATCACTCTCGTCTGTCCTGTAGTCGGAAGGATCCACTGGGAATTGTTCGAATGGCATCGTTGTTTGGATTTTGCATGGGATTTTATCCGTGGAATAGATGCGAGAAAAAGAAATGGAGGTGGCCCCATTTGGGAAAATATGGTTTAGGTCCTTTAATGGTTTTGGTTTCTGTCTCATTTTATTATTAAAAAAAAAATGTTCATCATTTACACATAGTCAATCTTGCTGAATTCTCCTTCTTTCGAGATAAGGAGAGAATGACGGACGATACTCTGGGCTTCGTTGAGGTGGCTGATGATGAAAACGTGAGGGTGGCGTTCCTCCAAAAAATGGAAGAACTGATCTAGGTTTTCCATATTTTTCTTATCCAATGCCGAAATCCCTTCGTCAATAATAAACAGATTGCTCTTGCACTGAAGAGATACTTCTGCTAGGACTTCCTTGATCGATGCGTCCACTATAAATCCTTCCATACCACCCAGGTAATTTGTTTCTGATCCCAGTGTCGATACAGAGATTAATACATTGACCGATTCTTTTTTCTGTTCTTTCCGGAGGACAATTTTTTTCTGTTTCAGGAAAGGCCCAATCAACTCATTGATCCTTTCTTCAATACGGGGGAGGTATTTTTCCAAGAAATACATGGGCAATGAATCCCTATGAAGAATATGGAGCAAACGAGACAATAATTCATTCGCCACTTTAATCTGATTGTATTCCTCTTCTTTTTTCTTTTTTATTTGTGCCTGTTGTTCAAGAACATTGTATTCTTGTTGTTTCTTGATATAGGTATCCGTATTCGTGTCCAGTTTGGATTTGATAAAGGTTTCTTCTTTTTCCTTTTCGAGGATCCAACCATCAATCTGTATGTTATGTTCCAGATTTTTTTTCCATGTTTCCAGTTCTGTCAATTTTATTCTTGATTTTTCAAGCATCAACCCAATCTCTTTCAATTTTATCTGGGTGTCATTGAATTGATCCAGTTGTTTTCTATCACGATCAAGCACTGCTACTTGTTGTTTCCTTTTCTGGATTTTCTGTTTGATCTTCTTGTTCTTCTCCTCAACCTGTAGGCGTTGTTTGTTGATTGTCTCCAATTGTTCCCACGCCTTTTTCATATTATGGAATTCCTGTTGTTCCTGTAACACACAACGAATGGTGTTGATTTCTTGATTCAACCCATCAATTTTTTTTCTTGTAGTCCTATTGTGAAGGATATGCTGGATTCTTGTGATTTGGATAAAAATTTGTTCTTGTTCCCGTAAATCCACAATCATCTTGCGGGTTTCTAGAATTTTTTCTTTCAAACGGGATTGTTCTTCTTTTGAAGGAGAGATTTCATCCCATAATTCTTTTTTCTTTTGTTTGAATTCTTCTGTTTCCAATAGGCATGCCTGGAGGGTCTCCCGATTATGAGAACAGATACAGCATTTTCGGTTGAATTTTAAATCACTCATGAACTTGATCATGTCTGGTTCTTTCTGGAGCTTTTCCCATTCGTCCCATTTGTGTTTCCATTTCTGTTCCAATCCAGAAAGTTCTGTTTCCATGGAGAATAATTTGTTTGTCCAAGAATCCAGTTCATTCTTGATATCGTTTGTGGTTGATATTTTTTTTTGTAATCCTTCCAATTGTTCTTGGAGAATGGTGTTTTCAGTGGGTGGATCAACTTCGGGATAAAGAGAAGACAATAGTTGTTCTTTCTGGGAAATCAATCCTGTTTCATCAATTGGGGGTGTTTTCGTTTTCAATTGGTATTCGTCCATAAACTGGAGATAAACATCACGACGGAAACATTCCACATCCTCGGGAATGGGACTGTTTGGGTAATCAAACCGAAAGAAAGAAGGTTCTACCGATGGAACCGATTGTATTTTTTTGTAAAGGGAATCGATTTCTTCCCACAATTCGCTTCTTTTCTGTTCAATGATTTCTGGATCGATCCCAGCTTCCTTAGGTTCTTGTTCTTGAACAAGTTTTTTCAAATGGGATTCTTCCTTCTCCAGTTTGTTTAGATTTTCAAGGGTCTTTGTTTCTTGATTCGTAATCTCCACGATCGACAATGGGGAATGCTGTTTTAATGATAATTTTTCCCTGATTTGTTTCTGGATAACCCCAAGATCATTCTCATAGGAAATCTTTTTTTGTTTCAGTTCATTCAAAACCTCAAGGGCCTGATCAACCTGTTTGCGGCTGACATCCAATGATTTCAAATCTTTTTCAAGCTGGTCGAGAATGTGCTTGTTTTCTTTCCATTTGGTAAAATTCGACTGATAGTGTTCTTCAAGTTGAGAAAGTTCCAGAATATCATAAAGGAAATCCTTTCTTTCTTTGGGGGTCATGGACCGAAAAGACTGTTCGTTGGTCTGGAGAAAGATGTTTGTAAAGAGGAATTGGGAGGGTGTTCCAATCTGGGAAATGACAAATTTATCTGTTTTTTTTCGGTGCTCTTCACTCAAATCAAGCTTTGTGCCATTGGGCAGGATCTTGAATAATTTTTCATCCACCTTTATTTTGTTATTAGAAGAACGTGTCATTTTCTTCTGGATATCGTAGATAATATTGTGCGACCGAAACCTTATTTTCCCAGAAGAATTCTTCTGTTGAAAATGAATGACTTCTGGTGGAACCGACTGACCGTGTTTATAGCGTGTGATACACCCATACAGAAGAAACAGGATGACCTCGATGAGTGTGGATTTTCCAGACGAATTCCTACCAAAAATACCAATGGTCTGGTGTTTCTGGAATCTGGAGAAATCAATCTTGATATTGGGGCCATACCCAAACATGTAATGGAATTCCAGATCCAGAATCTCGAAATGGGAAGCGCTTGTTCTTGTCTGGAGATTGTCCTTGAAATAGGCCAGAATAATCTCCAGAAGTTGGTCCTTATCTGTCCATTCCTGGGGCAATGTTGAGAAATAATCGTGGATAATCGAAAGAAAATTATTGTTGCTACCCATATTGATTTCTGGTTGTGCGGTGGATTTTGAAAGGGACACGCTTTCCTGGATCTGGGCAAGTGGGTATCTATTGCGAAGAAGAACCAGATTTTCAATGTCCCGAGTAGATTTTTGTTCTGGGCAAACAAGTTTTAAACGACATTTTTCTGGTAAAGAAAAATCCTTAATGTCTTTTTGGGTATCATCCATACAGAGATGATCTTCTTTCAAAATCGCCTGACAATACCGATAAGGATTATCAAGGACAATCAGCGACGATTGGTGGGTGTCCATGTCCCATTTTAACACACCATGATTGGGGTCTGTCTCCCCAAAATTCTGGGCAATCATGCTCCCAGCATAGGCAATGCGCTTCTTCTTGTCCAGATACTGGTGCAGATGGATATCGCCCAGCATGACCATGTCATAGCCATCAAAAATACTCGTGGGGATTCCCTCCATGACAAATCCTTTATTGGTGGAAAACTTGCCAACCCCACCATGATAAAGGGCGATTCTTTTTACATTATGGAGAGTATCGTGTTGTGGAAAATCTTTTATCTGGATCATCTGGTCGTCCAACAAACTGGAGACACCAAATACAATGTTTTCGTATTGGTACCACCCAGAATATTTTAGGTAATAGAGATTGGGGTTGTGGTTTTCTGCCAGGATTGCCGATAAACTGTCAATACGATTCAGGTTATTGAGCAGGGTGTCGTGATTTCCAGCGATAAACAATGTGGGATAATAAGAAGAAAGGGTGTTCAAGAACTTGAGGGTGGTAAGGATACACTCTGGGGAAAGGTCGTTTTTATTATGAAGAATATCACCCGTCAGCACCACAAGGCACTTTTCTCCGGATTCTTTACTCTTTTCCAGCAATTTATACATTTCTTGGAAAACGTGCTCGTATTCATCATCTAAACGATGGTAAAGACGGATATGTATGTCCGAAAGATGAAAGATATGCTGTATCTGCTCTCCCGTATCTTTTGAAAGCTTTTTTATTGACATGAATTGAGATTATCCTTGGATATTAAAAAAAAAATTTCATTTTTTTAAATAAGAATAAATAGAATGCCGTGCAATCCTGATAACCCTAAAGCAAGAGATCCCAATTACGAATGCAACCCTCTCACGAATCGGTGGATAAAAAAACAACATAGGGTGCGAGTCGTGAATAAAACTGCTGCGCCTATCAAAGAAAAAGTGGTTGTTGTGAAAGAAAAGGTGGTTGTAGGCAACTGTAATCCTGATAATCCTAAAGCAAGAGACCCCAATTACGAATGCAATCCTCTCACGAATCGATGGGTAAAAAAACGCGGCAGGGTGGCAAACAAAATCAAAATGGTTGTAAAACAAAAAGTAGGGTGTGATCCCCTCTCCCCATTTGCCAATGATCCTTCTTATGAATGCGATCCAGAAACAAATAGGTGGATCTCAACCGATGATATTATAAAAAGAGACATCATCCGATCCAATCCATTCTTAGCCGCCATACAGAACATCCAGAACAAGACCTTACACCAAATCCTGACACTTGTGGAACAACGCCATAGAACCAAACAATCCACAAAGACCAAACAAAAGACAAAACAACAACAAAACAAGGGTTGGCGAGAATCATGCAAAGAAATGGAAGAAAAATGCCCCATGGACACGGACCTGAGTGGCGACAACTGGTGTTCTCTTGAACCCAAAAATGTTTTTTACTATAAAAAAAATGGAAAATTTTTCTGCTACGGTGTGGATGAGATCTTTTCCATAATCCACCTGGGGTTTACCGCACGAGACACTTCCTACCAAGTCCCTCCCCTCCGTTTCCAGCTTCCAAGGGATAGTTATGACAGGACCCCCTTCACCAAAGAATTTTTCAAAAAATTCAAAGAACATATCAAAAAACATCAACACATTCCTAAACAACCCGAAGTATGTTATTTCTTGAAACATTATCGCGAATTCTATGATGATGATAAAATCAAACCCTTCTTGACACAACTGGATCCAAACAAGGTCAATTTGAGTAATGCGATTGATCAATTCCTTTTGAAACACAGGCATATTGACATCAACATGCGAACAAGCAATTGGTTCTGGTTGCCACGAAAAGAACCACAGAACAAGTTCAATTATATTTTTAAATAAGCATTCTTTTTTTATGCTTTTGTTTCTGTAGATAAAAAATAAGAACCCCAACCAGAACAATAAAGCATAGGAGAATCGAAATTTCAAGGATAAAAAATTGGAGTATATATTTTGTTCTTTTTACCAAGAAAAACCTGCGTTCCTGTTTGATCCTTGGCAATCTGTACAAATCTATCAAAAAGTCCATATTGACATTCCCATTTCCGTGGATAAAACACGGGGAAGTATTGAATGGTTTTAGGTATAACTTCCCATCCTTGATTTCATGTAAATTCTCATTCGGTTCAAAAACATTGTTAATTAGATCAAATATGTTTGAAGGAAGTGGGATTGTATAAAAAATATAAAACCGATAATCAAATTTGATGTATCTATCCACAAAATCATCATCATTACAGATGGACGTGAAAATCATTTGATCGTCCAATTTTGAGAATTCTGGATTTTCACAATCGAATTTTTCACATATATAAGAAAACAATTGTTTTAGGGCATAAACATAACCCATATAAGCGCCACTATTGACATGGGCTTTTGAGCAATACCCAAACATTTTTTTTCTTGTGTATTTTTGCAATTGATTGTTGTGTTGATATACTGTTTCACTGCCGAAAACCAATGGAGAATCAAATTCAAGAAACCGTTCCTTAAGGACGGAAATGTCTTGTGTCGCAATAATATCATAGGCATCCAGAAAAATCACAATATCGTCATCATCCTTCAGGTTGCCAACAAAATCCTTCATCAATGAAAATTTCCACGCAAACCCCTGCCATTTTTTTCCATACCCTAAAACAATCAATTCAATCTTGTTGCGCCTACAGCTCTCTATTAAATCATCATAATAACCTTCATTATGTGTAGCCACTGTTGCGGCAAAGATTTTCATTTATTTATTTATGAATGATAAATGAAAATTTTAAACAAACTTTTTATACAACATTCTCTTCGATCCTGCTGACGTGGGACTGGATCCTCTTCTGGATGTTGTAATAGGTAAGGGGTTCCGTGTCATTCTCGGTGATCTGGAACAACTTCTTGAACTCGTCATCAGGGAAAATAATACGGCGATCCTTGGGATTCTGTAGGTCCTTCTCCTTGATGTATTTGCAAATGACAGTGGTCAGGTGTGCGCGAGTAAGGGGCTGTGAAGGGTCCTCGCCCACATGAGCCAGGAATTTCTCAAGTGCGACACTGGGCTTGACAGGCCTCATGAACCCAGAATTGGTGGCATCCTTCTGCTTCTTCTGGTGGGTCTTGATCTTCATCAGGCGATAAGCATCATTCAGGAGGACCTTGAAGGTCTTGAGAAGCTTCTTGTGATTCCCTTCCTCCAACAAAGGAGTAAGATCCTTCTGGAACTCTTCTGACATTTTCAAGAAGGATTCCTTTGTCACAAGTCGTCGCTTCTTCTTCTCGGGGGTCTTCTCGTCGTTCTCGCCAACAAGATTGGTCTCTACATTAATCTCTACATTATCAACAACCGTCTCCACCACGGGAGAGGTCTCAACAACAACAACATCAGGAGTAGGAGTAGGAATAGGAATGGTTTCAACATTAGTATCTTCAGGAGCAACAGCAACAGCTTTTTTAGCACGCTTCTTCTTGGGCTTCTCAACAACAACATCAGCCACTGGCTCGGGCACTGGCTCGGGCACTGGCTCGGGTGCTACTACTACATTGTTCTCGACGATAGGTTTGTTTGCGGACGCGGATTTCTTTCCCATTGTTTTATTATATATTTTGATTTCTTTAGATAGGTTTAGAACCTAGAGAGATGAAAAATAAAATTTTTTTTTTAACGGAGAGTGAACAAGTAAAGGGTTTTGTTCAGTTCGGCCACAATCATATCACGGATACTCAACAAATCAGTGCTTGACTTCAATTCAGGAAGGAATTTTTCCAGATTGGAAAAGAATGCGATATTTTCTTTTAAATACGCAACAGAACTTTTGGCATTCAGGCATTTGATGGGGAGATTGACCTTGTGGGATGGCCTGATACGATGGTATTTACCCATGAAGGATTCCATAAACTGATCGTTCAAGTCAATCAACGCATCGTATAATTTTCCCGCCGCGACATGCCGAGCATTGGACCTTGTCTGCCAGTGGTACAACTGGATGGTTGGGGGCAAGGACAACAAACGCTTCAGCAGCGCAACTTTTTTCTGTTCTTTTCTTTCCATTTTTATTTAAAAAAATAAAATTAAATTATTATTTAAATAATAAAATGGAGACAAGGACATTTACCGTTACAGGAGTTTCTACTCCTAAAGGCATTGATAAAAAGAAGGCTTGTCTGGGTGGGGTTTTCAAGAGCAAGACTCCTGTGGCTGCCGCCAAGAAAGCATCACGTCGTATCTGTCGTATCTGTAAAATGGATGGGCAGTGCACTCTTATTGTGCGGATCAAGGAGACAACCCCCGACAGCAACCATAAGGAATTTGTGTACAAAATCAGGAGAATGAAAAAGGAAACCAAGGTAACCAAGACCACCCCCGACAAGAAGAAGGTCAAGATCACATTCAAGTTTGTCACCAAGGCAACAAGTCTCAATCAGTTTGAAAAGATCTGATTGATTGATTAAATATTTTTTTAATATTGTTCCAAACAATATTAATTGTTTTTTAGTTTTCCAAAAACTGTCTTGCATGTTTTATCCAGAAAAATCTGGTGAATATCAGTATTCCATTCCACGCTCGCATTGGCATCCCTAAAAAAAATTTTCTCACAATCTTTCCATTGTTCGCTTGGGTTCTGGAAACAAAAATCACGCGATATATGGCATTCACAATTTATCGTATCATTTGAAGACATGACAACATACCATTCGCCATTCTGGGTGTACCCAATATTTGCCTTGACATACTGGCAACAACGATCCATATTGTTTGTTTTTTAGAATTATTTCATTTCTTGAAATTAATATTGTAAACAACAAACAATATGATTTTCAAGTACCAAATCATGTCCTATATTCCTTTTTTAAACATCTCAAGCAGACAGGCACAGCATGACTGGACAAGCCACAAGATTTCTAATTTTTTGAACAATAAATTATCCATGGAGAGGACCATAATCAACAAGATCATATCCTCACAAGAAAACCTTCACATTAAGAATGAAATGTTTTACACAGATAACGACACATCCCTCTATCTGGAATACACTTCAAAACCATTACAACAATTCTTCAAAATCAAATCCTTTATTGTCATTTACAAATAAAGTTTTTTTTTATATTTAAAGAATAAAATGAATGTAAATTTAGGGCTCCTTGAATTAAAAAAATCGAAAATACGGAATGCGGGGACTGGGTGTTTTTCCAAGACCATAATCCCAGCTGGCACAATCATTGGACCTTATCTTGGTAAATACATGACATTGAAACAGAGGAATCGTGTGGCTGACGGCACCTACATATGGAAAATCCACGATAACCTTTTTGTCGATGCTAAAAACTTTAAAAAGAATAATCCATTGCGATATGTGAATGGGGCAAAAACACCACTCCAAAAATCAAGAATCAATTGTGAGGTAAAATTTATAGGACCCGATCCAAACAATATGAAGGTGTATTACATGACTACAAAAAATATTTTACCAGACGAAGAATTAATTATTTCTTATGGCAACAGGTATTTCATTTGAATAAAATTTTATTGGATTTAATAAATCTATGGAAATATGCACAATCTGCTACGAGAGTCGTCTTCCAATAAAATTTTTTTATCTTTCTTGTTGCCAGCACAATAACAAGTTATGTTCTTTTTGTCTGGAAAATTTGGTAGACCCAAAATGTCCTTACTGCCGGCAGCCAATCCACGGCCTGAACAACAAGAAAAAGAAAAGAAAAAATACAGAAGAAGATACAAATTGGGTGTTTTCTCTTTATGATCAAACATCTCGTATTGAACGGAGACAAATGCGACGGCTCATCAAACTAGAAATGCGTGAAGAAGATCGCGAGCGCAATCGTCGTATGCGATCATTCAGCATCTAGCCGAAACAACCTACATTTTTCCCTGTATTTGCGGATAGTAATGTCATATTTTGTTAAAAACCCCTTTCGTTTTTCTGGATAGCACCTCGACAAGATTGAAGCATCCTCATTGATAGTTTTTTCCATTAAAAAATGGAGCAGTTTATCACCGATAATACTGAATTCAGGAATATACGGATCTTTCCAGAAATTCCTGTACACAGTCCAGAACAACATTGTCTTGTTTTTTTCAACCGGCAATGATTGTGTAAAGACAGTTTTGATAATATTACCAGCTTTGACTCTTGTCAATGTCGTCGTTGGCAGATGGAACTCATTTTCCACATAGACAATATTTGTCTTGCCCACCTTGTTTGAGATGGTGTTGGGGTTTGGTGAATATTCAAAGGATGTTTTACCAGAAAATTCACCAAGATCCGTGTATTGGATGTTTCGCGCCAGGGGCATATCCATATTACCAAAACTATGAACATAACTTATATGTAGCATGTCCAACAGATTTTCTACCAAACCATCAAGAGGACAATCCAACAACCGATGACCACTCACCGCAGTAAATTCTGGGTCATCGTGTTCGGGTGGAAAATACGGCGCAGACAATATCGTCTGTTCAAGTTCTTCTGGAAAAACATAATAATAATTGTTCTTTTCAAGAACAGAGAGCAACGGCAGACCCTTGTGGCTATTGATACGCACAGGGCTCTCTTTTTTGCTGGAAGGGATGGATACAAATCGACCCTCGTCAAACTCGAATCCGTGGTACGGGCATTGCAGATTATGGTTTTCATTGACCCATCCTCCTTTACTGAAACTGGCCCCCATATGTGGGCAAATATCAGTATGCACTACTAGTTGTGATGAATTCTTTCTGTATGCTACATAGGGGACATTCATAAACCTAATATTTTCTGGCTTTTCTAATCTAAACATGTCTTTTGTGCCAATTGGGTACCAGAATGGCATCCTTCCTTCAAACGAAAAAATACTGGGTATTAATAACCATAAAACACATATCGCTTTTCCTAATACGCTCATTTATTCCTTGTTATTTTCTTTTAAATTGATTTTTAATAATTTTTATTTTCCTAAGCATAAAATGTTGTCGCAACAATCCATAAGTAATTTAAGGAGTAAGTACAGAAAATTAAAAGTTTCCCAATTTTTTTCAGTGGGGAAAAAATTATCGAGGCGTTGTTCGGATTTGAGTGATCTTATAGACCAGAGCACTTCTGGGCGCAAGAGAGATTATTACACAGACAAGTATGAAAAGGAAAGGGAAAAACTCGATATATGGCGTTCTGTGCTGGAACAGATGGAAACAAAAGAACAACAATACAACCAGGATGAAAAGATTATCGCCTACGGAAAACCGGGTCGTATCCTGCGTGTGAATCGCAACGGCACATATGACATACGATTCAATAATGGGGATTTTCAAGGTGATGTTTCACCATCCAATATCCGGCATCGTCTCGATAATCGTCGGTTTTTTGACAGTGATGATCAAACCGGTTCCAATGGTTCTCTCCAACGGGAAGATAAGGTCATGGTTCGTTCTGGAAGTGGAAGAGAATACCCAGGGCGTATAACACACATACACCGCAACGGCACTTATGATGTTCGTTTTGATAATGGAGATTTTCAAGAATATCTATCACCATCTACTGTTCGTCGCAAGTATGCTCGTCGTCGTGATCGCGGGTATTCTGGAAGCAGCAGCGACGAACAAATGGGCTCTTTCCGTCAAGACGACACGGTGTGGGTGCGTTTCCGGGGTGGAAGAGAATACTTGGGCCGTATCACACGCAGGCACCGCAACGGCACTTATGATGTACGTTTTCTTGATGGGGATTTTAAAAAAAATATCTCACCCTCTGTGATCCGTCGTGATGTGCGTTCGCCGTCCCCCTCTCCGTCTCCTCGTGCCAGATCTTCTTGTTCCATCATGTAAATACGATTCTAAATTTATAAATTTACAAATTTAGAATCATATTATATAAACTATAACGAAAATCGATTCCAGTTGGAATCTTTTTTTACGGGAGTTGAAGTCGTCTTTAAATAATAAGACAAGTATTGGATCGAATCCAGATCACGACTGTTGATAAAAATACCTCCTGGGATGGTTTTTTTCTTATGATGAATGCGCAAGAATCGGTGTAGATTGACCCGACATGATGGGTCGCAGCACCATAGGATATTGTATTTCTTCGTTTGGATCTTGTCAATCAACAGGGAAAGATTGCTCCTGAGAGAACGCATCCTGACGATAATGGTTATCCTACCAGGTTCGTTTTGTGGGTTCAATTTTTCAATTGCTTCAAGAACAAGGCCTTGGGGAGTGGTGTCCTTCACGACAATCCCAATGGGATTTTCGACCTGGCTCAAGTGTTCAATCACCAATGGGTCTGGTAGATTTTCAATCCATAGGAAATGAGAAGAACAATCATACATTTTTTTAGATACAGAATCATTTCTGGTCATTTCCTTTTCATACGAAATTATTGAAGCAGCGTGGCCAACGTAATAATTATCAATTGACAATTGGCGACGGATATGGAATGTGTTGATAAAACGGATACACTCATCGATCCGTGAAAGAACCTGCTTGTATTGCTTGTTTTCAGATACAACCCAATCCTCATAATGAACAATATCCCCTATACCCCCTTGTATGAAACCACGCACAAGATTCAACGCCTGGACGACGTCATTATGACTGGAATATCGTAATTTATTCTCGTCAGATAAATATTGTGTGTAGGTTGTATCAAGCTGGATGATAGGGATCCCTGTTGAAAACCTGAACAATAATGACAATTGCAGGATAAACCTCAAATTATCCCTTATTTCCGTAGGTTCTTTTCGAGTGTGTGTATCAGTCGCAAGATTTGTCATCAATAAAAACTTATCACCATGTGAGGCCTCGGCAATCTGGGTTTTAAGGTGATTGCATTCATTCGCAAAAACAATAGGCGCAATATAAGAGGCAACTTGTCCAAATAAACAGAAAAATAGGAGGAGTTTCATTGTGTATTTTTATTCTCTTGGATTTTCAAGTTTGGATTTCATTTTTATCTAGTATCTGTAAACACGCTTTTTCAAGTTGGTTTTGCCCTTGATCTGTTCAATAATAATTGTTTTGATTTCGGGCTGGATCGACAGGTCAATAATAGCACCTTTGTACTGAACAACAACAAATACAATTTTTTCGTTATAATGTTGGATATTATCAACACCCCAATCTTCTTCGAAATGCTCATTACAAAAATCATCAATGACATCAACAATATTTTTCTTCTTTTGCTGTTGCTGGTATTTTTCCTTCTTGAAAAAACAGACAAAAAACAAAAAGCTAAAACAAATGACAAACACGGCAACATACACCCATCGGGGGGGGAAACTTTTTTTTAATTTCATAATTATTTTATATTACAAAAGATAAAAATGAAGAAGAAAGAACTTGATTGGAGTTTCTGGATGAAAATGGTTATTTCTATGGTAGGGATGATTATGCTGTTGAGCTTTTTACTGGGGGGCAAAGCTTTCCAAAAAAAGGAAGACGAGCAACAACAGCAAAGAGGGAGCGGTAAGAAATTAGTCGAGACGAACCCACGAGAACCTTTCCGCATACAAATCATGTCAATGAACACAATCACATTGTTCTTTTTGCTCATGTCAATCAATGAGTATCGTGTCAGTGAATTCACTTCTCCATTTGGTGTGGATCCCAACAAAATACCCAATAAATGCAGACTCCAACAACAAAGCTACTACTGGATCATCTTCTTGTTCTGTCTTATGATTGTAATTTATAATTACGTCGCTCTTTCACATTCCCTGAAAAAAGCAACCTCCAAAAATCTCATATATGACAAATCAGCACCGGATGATACTAGTTACAGGAATTTATACAGGGACAAGAATAGGGGTAGGATTTCAAGCAGTGAAGTTGAAACTTTGATCAAGAATGTAAGAAAAATCAAATTCAAGAATGGAATGTTTGTAGTAGAAATTTATCCTCATTTTATGGAATTTATATTTTTTATGATGCTTGCCTTTTTTTCAATTATCATTTACTTCTTTTTTGTCCTATCCAATTATGGTGTCATTGAAAATCAACTATTCAAACCTTGTGCTAACCCCCTAAACAATGATAGATTCTACGACCCATTCGCAGAGGAAGAACAAGAAAATCAAGAATATTATTAAAAAAATATTTTTATTTTATTTTATGTTTTCTTATAAAATAAAATGGAATTATCCAAACTAAAATGGGAATTGAAAAACGAGCTTTTAATTGAATTCGCACTTGTTTTTGTAATCTACATGTACGCGCTTTGTATGGTGTCCTGTCTGTTGAAATCTTATATGAAATACGATTGTGTCAAGGCAACCATTCATTCCAAGACATATTTTGGTATGGAAAAGGACGCGTGTGTCCCAACCAAACCCTTGAATGGTGTCTGTATGGGATTGGTTTTCGGTTATAAAGGGAAAGAATACACTGGTTATACCCAGGTAGATCACGACAAACTCAAGATTGGCGACAAGATTGATCTTTGTGTTGAAAAGGCCGATCCCAGTATGTTTTCTGTCGAGAATAAACGCGACATGCTGAAACTCGTCTACTGGCTTTTGCTGGCTGTACTTCTGGCTGTTTTGTCAAGCATCAAATTGTCCCTGTGGAGTGTGAAACCCAAAATTTTTAATAAATTGTTGATTTCCAATGCTGTTTTTGGTGTCATTTTTATCATTCTTGTTTATATGTTAAAGAAGTAAGACAATTTAATTCTAAAAATAATTATTCATTTAAATAAAAAAGATGCAGTGTGAAGGTTCTCCGTGCGCGGGGTACTCTGGATGCAACACCATACAAGACTACGAAAAACGTCGTGAATGTTTAAAGAACAATTGTTTTTGTGATATTGGCGCTGAAAAAAAAGGAGATGGGATGATGGTTACACAACCACCCCCATGTATCTCCTGTGGAAAAATCAATCAGTGTGAAACAATCAAGAGTCTGACGGAAAGACGGGATTGTCTCCTCAAGAATTGTGGGAATACTTGTATAAACATGATGGATACTTTTCCCCCACTTCCTGTTGAACCATTTGTTTATTTTCCATTCACCCGGATCAATTAAATAAAAATCAAGAATTGATTTTTATTGTTTCTTTAAGTATACCAAAATGAATCCTTCTTATTTTTTACAAAAAATTGAACATGAATGGAAAACTGATATACAGCCGATTATTGAGGATATATATGATTGTATTACAATGGTAATTGAAAAGAAAGGTAATCCATCTATATTCAGGAAATGCGAACCAGTAAACCTGTATTCAAAGATTTATAAATTGACAATCAACCACCAATTCGATTTCTCTCATCTTGATTTTTTGTACAATAAGGAGATCCAATCTCTTGTTGATTTCTGTAAAAAATTCAAAATCCAGGAATTACCAGAAATGAATCGACAAATACAAGGGTTCAGGATCCTTTTAAAATGGTTCAATTGTTTCTTTCATCACCTAAACAGGTTCAGGCATAGGTCGTATTACAATGTCAATACAATAGAGGATGATATGGTTCTTTCCATCAGGAATTATTACATCAAACCCCAAAAAAAAATCATTTTTCACATTATTCTTTCCAGATGGAAAGAAATAAGGAATCATGACTATCCCATAGACACCACATTATTGGAAAGCATGCACAACATTTCCATATTTTATCCAAAATACTATAGTGATCTTTTGTTTTTGTATTTCCAGAATCTTCAAGAACATTCAGAACAAAAATCGGCCGAATGGGTTGATTGCCATATTCTGTTGCGAATGAAGAATGTGTGCGCGTATTTTGACAATGAAAAAAATATGTTCCTTTATTATTTTGTTCAGTATCACGAATTATCTCATGTATATTCAATCTTGAAAAGAGTTTTTATCTACCCCAATTATAAATTATATCTGGAAGACAATCAATATGGGTGGAAATCCCTCTTACATTCCAATAATTTTTCTGGCACACAAATTGCTTACCGTTTCTTTTCCTTGAATGAAGATAATGTTTTGTGGTTGAAACTATACAAGGAATTTCTGGAAGAAAAAATTGCCACATTTTCTACTGAAAGAATAGCAGTTTCTCTGGCAAAATTATTAAAAGAACAGTCAAGCATGCTGTGTGATATTTTTACCAATGAAAAACTCAAAATAGAATTTTCGACAACACTTGAAAAAACAATACAGGACAATATCAGGACACAAAGCACTCCTATTGTTATCCAACTTGTTAAAACAATCCAGAATGTTATACACAAAAAAACATCCATGCCAGTCATAACAGAATTACTGGCACTTGTTGGGTTTCTACCTGAATATGATTTTTTTTACAAATACTATCAAAGTTATTTAAAAACACGACTCTTGTCTGGGCGTTTTCACCTTCCCAATGAAAAGGAAACACTCGATATACTAAAAACAAAAATGGGCATGTCTTTTGTGTTGAATTTACAATTGATGATCGATGAGGTCAAGAAAAACTGTTTATTACAGGGGAAATACAGCATGCACAAATTATCAAGCATAGTATGGAATTTCCAACAGGAAAATTTAAAATACAAGATCCCTGATGATGCTCGGGACAATCTACAGGTTCTTTATGATGAATGGTTGAAACAAACAGACCCATTAATACGATTGGAATTGATGTGGTTTCAGGGGGTTGTCGCCATGACAAGAGACAATACCGATTTCTATATGAATCCAATCCAAGCGATCGTTCTTATGGCTCTCGAACAACCTTCTTCACGCGATGAACTGATCAAAAAACTACAGATCGACGACGACCCAGAACATAATCTGGATGGTGTGCTGGAAAGCTTGGCAAAAGCCATGATGATTCAACAACACGAGAACAAATGGTGCTGGAATCATTCACACCAAAAAACGAACAATGTTATTGTTCCACGTATCAAAACAGTTAAAAAGCTGTCCTACCAACAAGAAGGAACTTTATCAATTGTCATTAAGGCATTCATTGTGAGCACACTCAAACGAGAAAAAAAAATGAAATATTCTAGAATTTTTGACATTGTATCCAAAAAATATAAAGACATGACTTTACAATCGATAAGGGTGATTATAGATTCCTTGATAGAGAATGATTACCTGTTGAAAGACAAGGATAATAATCTTTGTTATGTCCCCTGATTGTAATAAACATCATCATCACTGCCGAAATATTTTTTAAATCTTTAAACCATGTTTTTTTTTATTGGAATAAAAGAAAGAAGAATGGTAGAGGCAATGTTGAAATACGGCCCCCCTTCACGACGCAAGAATGAAAGGACTACAAAGGTTGTAATCAAGGATGAATTTCAAACGATGCCCACAAAGAAAAGAAAGGTATCGTCTGGCACCACAAAGACAGAAAAAACACCACCAAAAGCGAAAACTCAAAAACAGCAACCACTCGTTATAACCCGTTTCAATTATGATTCGTTCTTTCCACACCAGGCTTTCATGAGGAATGTTGCGAATCAATCAAAAAAACTCAATAAAAAATAAAACTCAATAAAAAATAAAACTGATCGCCTCATTATTTTCTAGAAAATAATGAAGATTTTTTAATGATTTTTCGTTGGAGTGTCCAACCCACAGTAAGGACAGGGCCTAACCACATAAGAATTGTTCATACTCTGGTAATCGGTGCTTAATGGTTGATTGTCAATTTTATCATGAGAAAAATCACTAAGGAACGGATAAGACACAAGGCATGGGTACTTGATGTCCTGGATTGGATTGGGGGAATTTCGAAGACTTGTTTCACTATAAGCGCCATCAAGAATGTAATAAGGCGATGACATTGTTCTTTCTTTTCCTGTAAAAAAAAAATTACCGAAAAAAAAGATTGTGTAATAATAGGTTCTTATACTCAATGTTGTTAGAAAACTTTTATGCGTCGGGGTGGATGATCTTATCAGCTTTTCTTTATTCTCTTCAGAATGCCGACGCTCGTTTTTCAGGAAATACTTTTGGGTTCTGGACAATGTGTGTGTTTCGAGGGATTATCGGTTCTATTATATGCGCATGTTTGTTGGTGATTGATGGCAAGAAACACAACACAAAAAACCTCAAATTCCTGGTCCTTCGTTCCATACTGGGTGGGGCCACTATTATAACATCTTTTTTTGCCATATTAAAATGCGACTTGTCGACAACCACGGTCATAACATCCACATCCTCACTCTGGACAGCACTTATAGGATCTGTCCTTTCACCACAGAAATATAAATGGTCATTTTACGATATAATGATTGCCTTGTGGTGTATTGCTGGAGTGGTTGTCATATCTTTAAATGATCATCACAAAAATATCTACCATTATATCGGGATTACAAGCGCAATATTATCGGCAATTTTTCAATCGGGGGTCAATCTTACCATAAGACATCTTGATCAAGAAAGCCCAGCGTGGATTTCGTTGTGGGGGATGATGGGGTCGGTAGGATTGGGAATCCCTGGGTGTATCTATGAGATTTATAAAGCCCCACATTTTGCGAGGGCAACCCCAATCGAATACACATCCTTAATGACAACAGGGATGCTGAGCGCAATGGCCCAGTACTGTAAAACATACTCCATACAGATTTCGGGTTCCATGTCTGTTCTTATTTTTCGTTATATGGACGTCATCTTTTCTGTTTTATGGGATTTTTTTCTTTTCAAGGTAAGATTACAATGGCAAACCATTACAGGGATTTTTATCATCCTGACGGGGTGTTTTTTGAAATTAAGCATTGAAAACATGTCAAAACCCACGATCCTGCCTATAAATAAAATATAATTAAACCAAACATAAGTTTAATTATCAACACACATAAAAATTATTTATTTTTTTCACTCTACATCAGGGAGTATCTCCATTGAGACAACCGAACGAGGTGTGCGTGGTGTATCACATCTTGTGATTGGATACTGGATAATGTCATTATTGTTTTCGTGTTTCAACTGTTCCTGATTGTATTGATTGATCTGGAACCTGCGGATCATCTTGTACAAAGCCAGTGTGTCCTCGTTATTCAGGATTTCCAACACCTTTGCCACATTGATCTTGTTTTCTATCCGGTTCGTGAGATACCAATCATGGCATTTTTTCATCAGGATGTATTCCTCTTTGGGGAGTGTAACATACTTGTTCTTGATGTACCTCTGGATGTAATAATAACGGATCAGTTTTGCCAATTGGTACATGATGTTCTCATATTCCAAAAACAAATCCTCATAGAGTGGGTAAAGCTTCACAAATTCACGTTTCGTGTCAAGGTCCTTGCGAACCTCCAGATAACGGAAACGGATATTGGGGTTATTGCCCCTCAATTTATATAATTTGTCGTATTCTTGGGAGTAAATCTTTACCTGGAGGTTCTTGTGTTTATGGAATAAAATCACACCCTGGTGTTCCTGTATATTCACACTATCGGCAAGGTCGCTGATGGTATTTGGGATTTCCTTAATAGGAACAGGAATATTCACCTTGATAGGGTGTTTCCATTCACGATCCATAGTTTTTGTCTTGTCGTTCCAGGACCCAATGAAATAAACACATTCAAAATCCTTGGGGGCAGAACACACCACACGATTTTCGTGGTTATACCTCACCAGGAACAGATGAACAAGTGTCTTGTCCATCTGGTCCAACAAGACCTCCAGCACATTCTCATTCCCATTTGTATGCACAAGACCATCACGGAAAATATCACCAAAACTCTTGCGACTCGCCCACCGACTCTTGAACGCATTCAGTTTCTTATTGGTTGAAATATACCATCGGTCATTATACCAGAATACACGCAACAAAGACCCTTCCAATGAATAATAAACATCCCATTCATCAAGGATATCCTTGTTATTCTCCAATAGAGGGATCTTCTCATTGCTCATATATTCTTCAGTGTATGGAAAAGTTTCAAATAAAATATTACCAGTGTCGGTTTCCTGGACCAATCCACGCACCTTCTTGAGCTCATCTGGGCTGTCCCTGTGGCATTCATTGTAATTCAAAATCTTCAACCCATCTTCTTGGTCCATTACACCGACTTTATCTCCAAACGTGTTTAATATATCCATCTTCTTTTTTTATTATTTTTGACATCTTTAAATCAATTTTTTTTTATTATAATAGAAAATGCCATGTCGCTGTGGGATGGTCAAATTGATGAGATTGGACACTCCATCTCAATTGGTTCCAAAACAAAAGTCGTTTCGGATGCTGCGTAATGAAAATTCTTTGACGAATAATCGCATCTTGCGTTTGATAGAAAATCAAAAAAAGAAAAAAACTGTGCGATAGGTTTCATCATTATTTTTTAAAAAATAATGATTTCAATATGAATGGATTATCTAATGTTTCTTGGCAACGGCATCCTGCTGTTTGAGGGCAAGATCGTATGGGTAGGACTCGCACCTCACATCCAGATTGGCACCAGAAGGGCTCTGGCCGAAGTTGCCAGTAATAACGGGGAGCTGCTCCAGATTGGATGTGCGAATACCTGATTCGTAGCAGAACATGTTGTTGGCGTCCTTGCAAGATTCAGTGTTGTCATCATACATATCAGAACGGAAACCATAGGCATCCAGATTAACATACTCCATGTACTGGGGCCTAAGGGCATTCTCTACATCGACACGATCAAGGGGAGTGTTACAGCCCTCACGCTTGGTGTAGAAAGAGTCAATACACACGGGACGCCCGGTGAGATCACGCCCGGACCATACGGGGCATACCATGAGATCGGGATTCTGGAAGCGGTCGGACTGGATCTTATTTGCCCAACCCGCATCAACTTTACATGTTTTTAGTGAACCTTGAAGTGAGAGCATCTCTTTTCTTTTCTTTCTATTATAGAAATTTTTTTTTCAAAAAAAAAATTTACTTTTTGTTTTATTTTTATTTTATTTTTAGATCAAAAAGTTTTTGTCTTTCCATTCGTAATTTTTCCAAAATATCAATAACAGATGAAGATTTGGATGCGATGGGTCGTCGCGGATTCTGTTCTACTGCCCACAACAACTTTGTTCGGTTCCATCCAGATGAGCCATTTCGCTGATCGTCTTCATGTTGAACACGTGAATAATCCGATACATTTAATCCAAGCACAATTAATGCGATATTTCCTTGAATGTATCCTTTCGTCGGGTCAATACGTTCCAAACTCATCTGGTATTGTCCAGAAAATCCAAGCGGGATTTTTGAATAGAAGCACCGACCATATTGCTCTAAATAAGTTTTTTCAATATCTTTCTCTGTAATGGTAAACTCAAGTTTTCTCTTGACATGCCCTTCTTTTGCTGTCATGTACATATAATGGATCCTTCCATGGAATGTGGATTTGCGCTCATCCCTCCTTGTTTTGCGACAATTTTTACAATTGCTCGAATGTTTGTATGCCATTTCATCTAATGCTTTCCATTCTTGGCAATACTTGCAGAACCTTGTTCCATCTTCTTTTGTTGTAGGATGGTCGGGTTTTGGTGGCAATGGCAATTCATAATCTGGTGTGTCTATTTCTTCACGGATCATTTGATCGATTGTTTCGGTGTCTTCTTCTTGAACACCAATGACTAATGCGCACATTTCATCCCAAATCTCTCTGGAATACTGGCGACAACCATGCTGGAATTCACGACATATCAATACGACATTGTCATTGCTATAAGGACCATTTTCATCGACGCGTTCGACCGATATCTGCCAATCGTGGAATGTCCCGAGTGCCATTTCAATTCCAGAAATATAACATCTTCCTTCTTGGTTGTCGTACTTTTCTAACAAACATCGTTCGGTTAAATTACCGCATTTGTGCTTATTTTTTTTCATAATTGCGCGTGTCCGTTGCCACAGATAATGAATCATTTTTTTCTTATCTCCATCATTCATCTGCCGAGCACATAACTTACAACGAGTTGTATCACCATGACGTTCCTTATTCTCTTTTATTTTCTTACAGATATAACAACGGAATTCGTCTTCTTGGACACATTGACACACTCGGTTGCCACTACAGAATGGACAATTTCCAAACTTGGATGGCACAATGCGCTTATTGATTGTGGATGACCACTCGTGTGATGTTTCACAACGAGAACACTTCTCTCCACACTGGAAAGTAGCCACGACATTCATTCCAATTGTCAGCAAGTCCTTGTCAATCTCACAACTGACGATGCTGTCATAAACATCTTTTCGACAATTTTTGATTAATTTATCAGTATGTTTTCTAAATCTAACACAAAAATCACAAAAAGGACCACCCCAATTAATGAGTGATTTTGCTGTTTTTTCATATTGATTATCACATCCATCAAACATACATTTTCCCGAGACAATATTGTCTTTGAAAGACAAGTTTTGTTTGACAATCGTCGCACCCACTTCCTCTATGATTTTCTCCAGTAATTCTTTTTTTGGGTTTTCATTTCCGTATTTTTGTTTCCACTCTTCCATCTTTTTCTGTTTTAATTTTTCATTCCATAAATTCAATTTTGCGGACAATTCTGTAAAACACCGAGGGCCGCTTCCAATTGTAATTTCCAATCACCCGGGTTTCCAACATCCATAAGGAAAATAGCGGACCGCATCAAGAATTCAACATCCTTCATGAGCCGATCGTCCTGGTTGGCAATCACCTTGTGGGCATTATAAAGTTCAATCTGCCGATAAAAATCCCGCATCTCATCCTTGTCCAGCATGTCTGCTCCCAGGATCGTTCCAATCTTCTCCTTGACACTTGAATATGTAATATCCATTTTACTCCAATAAACAGAAACCTTTAGATATATTTTTTATTTCCAGTTTTTGTTTGAAAATAAAAAAATTTCATTTATGGTACATAAGATTCTTTTTAAGGAAACCTTCAATCAAGTCCAGTCGATCAAAGATGCTCATTTCTTTTTTCTCATTATCAACCAAAAGTGCCTGGAATCCATAATAAGAAGCAAACCGAATATTGTCCCTGTTATCATCAAGAAAAAAAACGTGAGAATGGGGGGAGTTTTCAAGCTTGGATTTGATTAGCAAATAAGATGTTTTTTTATAAGCAATGATATAATCGATATTATTAAAATGATTGGTGTGTGTAATCTTCTTTATCATTTCTTTTCTGTTCTTCACACTCTCCCCCCATTTGTGATCGACCCGTGTAATAAGGGAATCTTCATTTGTTATAAGTGGTATATTTATCAATATTTTCAATAATTCACTGGAACCCGATACAAATACCTTTTGCAAAATATAAGACATGCTTGCGACAGACAATAAAAAAAGTTCAATGGGGTATGTGTTCTTTAGATGGTTCAATTTTCTGGCTAATTTATCACCCCACGCTTTCGTAAGACGATCCTTTACCGTTATCGTAAAATCAAAATCAATTGCTAAAAAATATTTTTCCTGCGCCATTTATCATACAGCCGATTTTTTTTCTTTTTCACGATAAGTGGAAAAGACCTTGCCTGGTTCCAGCAAACTCTTGAAACCACGATCCAAGAACCGAACTCGTGCCTCAAAAAGCTTCAACTGGAAACGCACCTTGGAACCCAATACAATGCTCTCAAAACGAATGGCGGCATAAATCAAACACCTTTTATTCAAGAGTGTCATAGGGTCGATGCTCTGCTTGGTGTTGTCGTCAATAAAAAGAGTGCGTATATGAAGGTTGTCGTCGCTCCTAAACGTATTCAACCTGACATACAACAAAGGGGCACTTTTACCATCTGTATTGTCGGTTTTGTAGTAAAGAGGGTTTAATCGAAACAGATCATTTTCTTCCAGATTCGGTTTCTCAAGTTCTTCTCGGTATTTGAGGATGTAATGTTTCGAAACATTGGTAATGTTTTCAAGTGTCTCGACAAATGCCTTTTCTTCAGGAGTGGGTCCATTTTTTCCCCACATGACAAGCGGGATCTGGTAGCCAACCAGAGTTTCGCCATCGTGGATCTGTTGGAGACCAAATGACAACAATCGGGGCGTAGAAAAAATCAAATCCCCTTTGGTGCCGTCCAGATTGTGGGTCAATAAGCGGATTCTCCTCACATCAGTCTTTCTTTCTGTGGGTTGTAGGATCAAATTATCAACATCATAGGTCTTGAAATCACTGAGTTGGGTGGAGTACATTCTTCTTGTTTTCTTATTGTGTTAATTACCTTTAAATCAATTTATGGTTTTCCAAAAACTACAGAATAATGGCGAGACATAACTAACAAAAATTTATAGTTAATTTCTCATTTTTATGAATTAAAAAGTTTTTTAAATCTTGACAAGAAATAAACATGATTAGTTTGCAAGGATCATTAAAAACATGTAAGCCGAACCAAGGTTGGGCGGAACGCCTCCAATCCAATCGGTTTGAAGACCCAGAAAACATGGTTTGTATCCCCTGGAGTGGAAGAGACAATGTGGGTCGCCCTGCGTATGTTGATTCGTGGAGAACAAAAACGGCTGGTTGCAACACACCTGCCGATCGTATCAATGTTGAAAACACGCTTCGACCACAATATATGGAAATGGTTACTACAGATGCCTATGGTTTCCGTTCGGACCTCTACAATGATAATCGAACCCCGCTGTGCAAGGCACGCCCACCCTCGGGGGCACCTTCACAACTGCCACCGGGACTATGTCCTTTTTACCCTTACGATTGGGATGTGCCAAATTTTGCGGATATTTCTACTTATTCAAGGGTCTCGCAGTTCTTCCAGCACCAGACAAAATCCTACGAGATGCTGAACGCCTCTGGATTCGGGTAAGACGTCTTTTTTTATGTTTTTTATAAGCAAACATCATCAAGAACACTAAAAGGATCACCAGTACAATCGATAAAATAATAATGGCATACACTGGAAATCTCTTCTTTTGTTGCTGTTTTTTGATCTTGTTTTCTTGATTTTTGAGTATCTGGATATATTCTGGATTTTCTTTTAACAATTGTTCGGTTTTCGATTCAAGCACCAAGCCACCACACGAAGGATCATCATAACAACCCAATAATCCAATCCCTTTATTGACTTCTAAACAGACAGGGTTGAGGGTGTGCGGGGGCAGTTGGCAATAAACAGCTGGTTTTGAATCCGACCACGTGCACAAGGAAGTTGGAGCACACAGGACATCATTCTGGATCACCAATGCACCATAAGGTGTGTCTGTTATCGGTTCAATGGGTTCCAACGTATTTTCAATGTTTATTTCTGTGATGGGTTCCAAAGTGTTTTTAATATTCATTTCTTTAAATATTAAAAATATATTTACAAAATTTATAGCTGATTCTCTTCACCATAAAAAATCTCATCAATCTCTTCTTCTGTGATGACACCATTCAGGAGCAACCTGTCCACAAAGATCCTGAAAATTTCCATATTCTGGAAAATGATCTGTTTTGCGTTATTGTGTGCCTGGTGGATATAAGCGTGGATATCTTCGTCAATACGCTTCTTGTAGTCCTCACTCAGGAATGGGTAGACAATGTGTTTGCCCATCCCAAATTCCATAATCATCCTCCTGGTCAATTGGAATGCCGATTCCAGGTCCGCCAAACTCCCTGTCGACCCGGAATACCCATAGATGATCTCCTCGGCTGCCCTACCACCCAATAAAACACGGATCTTATCGTCCAGATACTCACGCACAAAAATCCCATCATCCTCATCCCCCCTCTGGAAAACTGTCTGGCCGAGTGAATTCTTGCTGGAAAGGTTGATGCTGACACGCACAGGTTTATCGTAATGTTTGCTGACAAGGGCATTAAGGAGGTGTCCTATTTCGTGAATAGCAATTCGTCTCTGGGTGGATTCAGAGATATTCCTTGTCATCATGGCAGTCCCAAAAACAATCTGCTGCCGGATCTCATCCAGTTTTTGCCGATTGATGGGGAGTTGATCGTTCCTTATCCCCCATAATGTCGCCTCATTCAATAGGTTCTCAATCATCGCACCACTGAATCCGGATGTCATCTGGGCAATCTCCTTCTCTTCCACCTCGATCGGTTTCATCCTTTTATGGATTTTAACAATCTCCTCGCGTGTGGGCTGATCAGGATTAGGAATATGGATAACCTTGTCGAATCGACCCGGGCGTATGACAGCTGGATCCAATATATCCAATCGATTTGTGGCTGCCATGATGAGCATGTTTGGGATATTCTCAAATCCATCCATCAATACAAGCAGCTGGTTCAGGGTTGTGTCCTTTTCACCACCAGAATTTTCTTGACTCCCACTGCGTTTCCTTCCAATCGCATCAAACTCATCGATAAACAACACCACTGGCTGGTTCTCCGATGCGAACTTGAATAGTTCCCTGAGGCGAGCCGAACCAACCCCAATGTACTTTTCATTAAATTCGGAACCAGCACAACGCACGAAATTACACTTGATCTCTCCAGCAAAACATTTTGCCAAGAGGGTTTTGCCGTTCCCAGGGGGTCCTTCCAGAAGTATCCCTTTAGGTATGCGAACATTGTATTTCGTGTAATTACCAGGATTCAGCATCATATGGGCCACCTGGGAGAGTTCTGATTTAACAGTTCCATAACCGCCAATATTGGAAAAATTGTGCGATTGGGTCTCCTCCATGACAAATTGGCCCGACTCTGATTGTTTGGGGAATGGTTTTTGAGGGGTTTCTGGTTTTTTTAGGAGCAATCGGGGGAAATCCACACCAATAGGAATAATAATAGGAGTTGATGATGGTTCTGGTATCATCTTTCGGTTCTTGCGTTTTGATCTGGCCGTCTTTTCAATGCCATCAAGGTAGCCCGGCGCATTGTTTCTTGATTTACTCATTTTTTCTATATTGTTCAAGTAGATATCGCTCACTGAAATCTGTGTATTATTAAAAGGTTGAATCATATACCTTTCCTTTAGCGTTGTTCGTGGGGGGCGGAAAGACGCGAATGCCAGCATTGTCAATGAAACGATCTTCATTCCTTCTTTTCTTTATTTCTTGATATGGAATAATTTTTAAGATCAATTTTTTAATTGACCCAACCCAACCCACCGTGGAATGCGGCAGTATCACAATACCCACTGTATTTCAAATCACAACTCCCACAGAATTGCTGGCTTGCGCATTGCCCACATTCTGGTGTATCGGGGGGGCACCCGTCTTTACAGAAACACCTCTGCCCAGGATCGTAGAAGCCAGGTCCAAAAAAAGTATTATAATATTCACTCTTGATTTGTCCTAAAAGGTTGGTGTCATAACCTGGATAACTCACATAAAGCCCTTGGTAGTTCTGGGACGGCAATGATGTCATATTTTATTGTTTTAGAGATTTGTTTTTTCTTGTAAGAAAACAATGATTATTGCCGCCTTTGATATTGGGATCAAGAATTTTGCGTTTGCTGTTCTGGATGTGCGCACCAAGGATTGGGGGGATGTTCTTTACATTGATGTCCATGATTTGAGAGAGGGCAATATATACAAGAACCTTATAGAGTATATGAAAACATACGATCATTTCTGGAGAAAGGTTGATGTCATATTGATCGAACAACAACTGAATAGGATGAACATACAGGCAACAAAATTGGCCTGTCATTTATACGCATACTTTTTACACCAGCACCCAACAAGACCTATTTTTGAATACCCGTCCATCTACAAAACCAAATATACAGATTTTCCATTACAATCATCAACACACAAACAGAGAAAAGAATATGCGATCCAATTGGTTCTGGATTATTACAGAGAGAATGATCCAGTTGTATTCCAGTGGATTTCTTCATTCAAAAAAAAAGATGATATATCAGATTGTGTACTCATGGCAAACACATTCATAAAAAGCCCATTATATAGGCAATTTTCTGCGTCGTTCGTATGTATCGATGATAAAATTGATTTTGATACGAGAACCCCCCTCAAATTATAAGAATCAGCATCAATACTAACCAACAAAATTGAAATCCATTACCCACAGACAATCAATCAATCAATCATGAATTCAGCAATCAACAACGCCCTCCAGCAGTATCTGGATACTTTTATGGATACTGTTGCTGAAAGATTCGAGATCAACCGAGATGACCTGAACAACCTCTGGAAAGAAACCCAGAAGAAGAAGTTTGCTAAGAACAAGAAAAACAAGCGCAAGAAGTCATCGGTGCCTTCTGCCTATATTCTTTTCTGCAATGACGAGCGCGTCAAGATCAAGGACGACCATCCTGATATGATATTTACCGAGATCGCCAAGGAATTGGGGAAGCGTTGGAAAAAAGCAAGTGATAGTGTCAAGGAACACTACAAGAAACAGCACGACATCCTCATGCAACAGCACCAGAATCACACTGCCGAGACAACAAGTGCCGATGAGGAAGCTTCCATCACAACCAATGTAGATGAGGAAGTTGCTACTACCCAGATTGAAGAGGAGAAACCCAAGAAATCCAAGAAGCCCAAGAAGAATGATGAGATCCCCGAGGAGATTACCAACGAGCGCGAACGTGATCTATGGCCCGAGTTTGCCAAGCTGACAATTGCCGAACTTCGAACCCAATGCGACCACAACAATGTCAAAAAGAGCAAGAACCGGAATGATATGATCCACGCTCTCGTCGTTCATCGTATCGCACTCGAAGATGGCAATACCCATATCGACAGCGATGAAGAAGATTAAACAACAATTCCTTTAACGATAAACAAAACATATTTTATTCATAAAAAGTATTTAAAAGGAAAATTTTCCTTTTAAATCAAATATTTTTATTTTATTAATATAAAAATGCCATATTCTTCGTTCAAACGGAATGTCCAATTTGTGGATCAAATCATCGAAGTGGGCCCACAATCTTTTTATGTGGGCCTTCCTTTTATGATAGCATCCTTAGTATGTATTCTTGTTGCGATCTTTACCAAGACCTCGAAAAAGGACAGAAAAAGCAAGAAAACCGCCCAACAGAAAAAAACTTTTCTTTATGTTTTTGGTGCGATTTTTGCCCTGATTGGCTTGTTCCTGTGGATCCCATTTTTCAAATACCTTTCAATACGATACTGATTTAAGATGTTGTGGGTGTATATTATAAATAATGGAAATGACATTAGAACTTCAATATAAAAGAACCTTGATTTCGACACTATTTATTATTTTATGGATGAATTTTATGGGAATAACGGATGTTTTGAAAAATTTCATGTTGTTGTATTTTATTACTGATTTTTTGGTATTTTACAAGATCATAAGGAAGGATATGATCTGTCATCACATCCTATCACTCTTACTGATTTATTTGTATTGGCATGATGATCATACCACCACAAAAAAACTTGTGATGACGGAATGTAGCACACCATTCCTAATGATGCTAAACCTCCATATATTTGAAACTATCAACAAGGCGCTTTTCATTTCGACATTTTTTTACTTCCGGATCTTCAACATGTGGCTTATCCTAGTCGAACGACGATATGAGATTGAAAATTTTGAGACATGGTTATTTTTCATGTTATTTTTATTGAATTGTTGGTGGTCAGAAATCATATTGCGCAAACACCTTATCCCGTTATCGGTAAAATATATAATTCCTCACCCCATTATCAGAAAATTGGATAAGAACACATCCTTCCTGTGGCACCAATCCAGACAATTATGGCTTTACTCGACAGATATGGCTGTTCTCCATATGCTTTCATTCTATATTAGTATAAAACATAACTCACTAAACAACGCATTGGTTTCATTCCCATTGCATATTGTAGATCTTTTATTCTATGATACTTGTGATAAAATATTCCTGTTCTCATCCATTGGGTACGATGTCGTGCTTGTTTTCTTGTATTATAAACAAGATTTCCTATGGTTGTTGGGGTGGATCCTGGCCGCACTTTTCAACAGCAAAAAAACTTTTGGTTATGAAACAACACACCCCATCGTTTATTTCTTGATTGGATTCTTGATCTACAACCTATAATCTTTTTCGGGACAGCATTGCGCTAAAAGGATCGCATTTGTGCGCTTGATTTGGTTCTATTTTTTCCAGGAATTCAATGACCTGGTCCAGTTTGTCCAAAGGCAACCACTCACTCTTTCCATAGATCCGGTCGTGTCTCCATTTTGATTTGATTTGTCTTTCTGTTTTTTTTGTTTGGTGTGGAAACCATGCGATCAATTCCATATCGTCCATTGATACTTTATCTTTTATCTCATTGGGACACACACACGAATAGAACCCTCGGTGTGATATACGACAAAATGCGTTTTTACCACTATAATGACCCACCTTGATATAGGGGGCGTGAAAACTGCGAAAAACATAAACACCCATTTTATGTTTTTTGATAATAATGTTTAGATAATTTTATATTGTTTATAAGAAGAGAATATAACGTTGGAGATGATAACAACCGATGTTCTTATTGTGGGGTGTGGTCTGTCTGGGGCGGTTCTGGCAGAAAGATTTTCATCTATTCTTAATAGGAAAGTACTGGTGATTGAAAAAAGAAACCACGTTGCCGGAAACTGTTATGATTATACACAAGACGGGATCCTTGTCAATAAATACGGCGCCCATTTGTTCCATACGAACGACAAGGGTGTATGGGATTATATCCAGAATTTTTCAGAATGGGTGCGTTGGGATCATCGTGTTGTGGGTCGTGTGGATGGAAAACTTGTTCCCATTCCTGTCAATATCAACACTGTTAACGCATTGTGTGGGACAAACATCAAATCACAGGAAGAAATGAGGGAATGGTTGTCCAATGCCCAGATTATCCCTGAAAAAATGGAAAATGGAGAGCAGATGGCCCTTTCGCGTGTGGGTCAAGATCTTTACCAGAAAATCTTTCGCCCCTACACATGGAAACAATGGAACAAGTACCCCGAACAATTGGACCCATCTGTCCTGGCTCGTATCCCCGTTCGAGACGATTTTGATGACCGATACTTTAACGACAGGTTTCAGGCATTGCCCAGACATGGGTACACCCAATTTGTAAAAAATATGCTTTCTCACCCTAATATCCAGATCATGTTGGATACTGATTTTTTCGGTATCCAAAAAAATCTTGAGTATAACCTATTGATATTTACAGGCCCCATTGATGCGTATTTTAAGGGCCAAGGGCTGGAACCATTAGAATACCGTTCGATTGATTTCCAGATGGAAAAGATTGAAAACACTCCATATTATCAACCCAATTCAGTTGTCAATTACCCAGAAGAAAATGTTCCTTTTACACGGATCATCGAATACAAGCACTTCCTTCATCAGAAATCCCCCCACACAATCATTGTCCGCGAGTTCCCGTGTGATGATGGGGAGCCATATTACCCAGTCCCCAATGAGAAGAACAGACAATTGTACGAAAAGTATAGGCAATTGGCAACTATGGAAAAGAATGTGTATTTTATTGGGAGATTGGCAAATTATAAATATTTCAATATGGATGCGGCAATACGGAATTCTCTTGATTTTTTTGAACAACATTTTAACTCAAAAATTAATAATCGTGAATAAAAGAAAAAGAACAAGAATGAAACAGAACCATATTATTATTATTTTTGTTGCGTGTATTATTCTAATATTGTTTTTCATTGTTTGTCTTGGCCAACGAAAAGGCACATACCACATTGTTGTCGCCAAATACAAAGAAGACATTTCATGGTTTTTTCACATGGATCTGGAAAAACTTTATGTTTATGATAAATCTGGGGACGAATATTCCCCTTTTATCTGTTTGGAGAACAAGGGTCGGGAGGGTTCAACTTTCTTGGGTCATATTATCGAACATTACGATAATTTACCCGATTATCTTGTTCTTGTCCAGGGAAACCCATTTGCCCACATGAAACCCGAGATCAATCCACGCAATTTCCAAGAGAACCTTGATAAACTGGTTGAAAAGAAACCAGAAAAAACACAACCTCTTTTCTGCGATTATTGGGAGGAACCCACATCTTTCCACCCAGGACTTATGATTGACAAGTATTATAGTTTGATGTTTGAAAACAAACAAGGCGACGTAATCAGGTATGCGACTGGGAACCAATACATCATCCCCCGTAAAGATATCCAAAAAAGACCGAAACACTTTTACCAGAAACTCTGGGAAATGGCGATCAAAGGAGACCATTACAGCCATTGTGATATACACACTGTCCACGGATCAAAAAACAAATTTGACCCCAGCGAGCTTATTGGGTGGAGCCTAGAACGCATTTTCCCTATTATAATGAGCGACACCCCAGTCAAAAAGAGTTTTCTGGAAAAGAAATAAACTATTTAGGAAGAAAAAAATAATATATCAAATATATTATTTTTTATAGATATGGATTTGAATACATTGATGAAGAAAACACTGTATCCTCACCAGATCAATGCGATCCAGATGATGGAAAACAGGGAGCGATTGAAAAAGATTGTTCATTCTACCTATTGTATTGACCTGAATATAAGCATCTATTCAGACATGACTGGTTATGGGAAAACCATATCCATGATTGGATTGATCCTGCGGGACAATATGGAATGGGACACACAAGAAGAATACATCCAGTCGTTCATTTCAGGGGTATATGGGAATGGATGTATTGTAAAGAGGAGTTTGATGTCATTCAAACGGATCGCCACCAACCTCATTGTAGCTGGGACATCCATTATCAAACAGTGGACGGACGAACTGGAAGAAACAACCTTGAGGTTTTGTGTCATTACAAACAAGAAAAAACTGGAACAGATGGACCCGTGCGAGTACGATGTTGTCCTATGCAGCCCATCCTTTTATAATTTCCTTCAAGAACGTTTTCCCAGTTATGCGTGGAAACGCTTCATTTACGATGAGCCCACACACACCAAAATCACCTCGATGCGCCAGGTCATCGCTGGGTTTATATGGTTTATTACAGCGACCCCCGAAATGTTGCTACAACAACACCGCTATTCCCATAATTTCTTGAGCAGCATCTTTACCCCCTATATGGACTATAACCTCTACAAGAACCTTATTGTCAAGAATGATGACGAATTTGTAAAAAAATCCTTTCACCTGCCACCCTTATTCCACCATTACCACAAATGTTTTCAACCCGTATTTCATGTTGTAAAAGATCTTATATCAGAACCCATTATCCAGATGATTAGTGCTGGGAATGTGGAAGGGGCTGTCCGGTGCCTTGGTGGGAATTCCACTTCCAACCTTTTCGAACTGATCGAGAAGGACAAGAGGGACTGTATCCAACAGGCCGAATGGAAAATCGATCGCTTCCAGAGGGTTGGAGATGAAATCAAGCTTTCAAAATGGAAAGAGAGATTGGCCCAGTACAAGAACGATCTGGAACAATTGAACGAAAGGATCCATTCCATATTATACGCGTCGCCGTGTTCGATTTGCCTAGAAAAAAAACATAAACCAATCCTTTTGACGTGTTGTCAAAACATATTCTGTGGTGAATGTGTGCTGAGGTGGTTCCAGAAAAAGAATAATTGCCCCCTGTGTCGAAGAAAAATAACCAACGAACATATTATTTATATTTCTGAAAATGAATTCAGATCAACCAATACGAACCTTTTGGGTGCTATGGATATGCCACCCTCTAAAATTGACACAATCCTGAAAATCATAAAATCCAAACCAGATGGCAAGATGATTATTTTTTCCTCTTTCCAGGAGACATTTGACCTGATCCGGGAGACCATGCGCGATAATGACATTCATTTTGGGGAAATCAAGGGTTCGATTGTTTCCAGAGAAAAAATCATCCAGGAATTCAAGGAAAATGACCTCAATGTCCTCTTTATCAACTCTTTGGATTCTGGTGCCGGTATCAACCTTCAGGAAGCAACCGATCTCATCCTCTTCCACCCAATATGTGATTCAATGTTCACCCAGATCCGGGGGCGTGCTTACCGCATTGGAAGGACCCTCCCACTCCATATCCATTATTTACAATAATAACCAATCTAAAGGTTTGATAGAGGGATTTAAAAAATGAGTGTTGTGGTGGTGTGTTGTAATGAAAAGGATTACCATAGGGCCGAAAAGACGCTGGAAGACATTCGGGTAAAGGGGAAATGGGTTGGGGATCTGGTGTGGGTGGCGATTGATTTTGATCCATCATGTGAATTCATCCGGAGGTGGAATATCAGGTTGATCAAGAAAACGGCGTACGACATGTTGTGGTTGTGGAAATTGCGGAGGGAACGCCCATTCAAGGACACGGATGGAAGAGAACTCTATAAACTGATCCAGTTTTCAAAATGGCGTGTTTTCAGCCACGAATTCAAGCTGTATAAATCGTTATTGTATATTGATACGGGGATGTGTATCAGCCATCCAATAGCTCCTATTTTTACGATTGACCACAAGGGTAAATTTGTGGCTCCTGACGATCGTTTTCCATTTGATGATCCATCCAAGAATTTCAAAAAACAATGGGATTGTCATTCGTGGCCCGAAAAATTTGAAGAACTGGAAACTTATTGCAGGGATGAATTGTCGCCCGACGCACTTGAGAAAGGCGGGTATTTCTTGAACTGTATGTGGCTGATGGATACGTCTTTGATCGAACCCGATACCCAACAGGAATTGATGGGGCTTGCCAAGAGATTCCCCATTTCACGCACCAATGAGATGGCGGTCATGAACCTGTATTTCTTGAAGGATTGGCAACCATTACCCGAGAAAATTGGAGAGCTGCGGGTATTTGATTGGACCGAAAGGGGTGAATGCAAGACAGATGATTACATTATGCTCAAATACCCAAAAATCATCAAGTAATCGCATCAAGAACAAGAAATATTATTGATAGATTGCCACAGACATGGATCGAACAATGAAACAGAGCACTTGTCTTTTGGCAATCAGAAATCCGCGCCAGCATATAAAAGAACCCTCCTAATAACATCAAGAAAAGAACATAATTACCATAATGATTACATTTTGGTATGATCCATAACTTGTAAAAGACACTTGTCCCCACAACCGACATGTCCAGATTCCTTCTCCACCCCCGAATAGGCAGACGCCAGTAATTGATAGATGTCATTGATATGACAATTGGCATCCATGCGATATGATAAGTTTTTGTGTAAATGGAAAAAAATGAAGTTCCCGTGCTCAATAAGGAAGTCGTCAATATCCATCGGCTATAAGGTGGTGGCACTACAAGACACATTATGATTTTTATACAAGTTTTCATAATTTTTAAGATTGTAAAAATGATATTTAACAATAACATTTTCTACAATAAAGAGAAAGTTATTTACACCTTCCAAAATCTAAAAATGTCTGTCAAAAAATTTTTAGATTTTGGAAAATATGTTATATAAGTTTGAAAAACGGGATTATATTCATAAAATTTAGTTTATAATTGAATTATACCACGTGGATTACCACTTGTAATTCTGGAACAACGAATACACGATAGATTATCTATTGGTATATAACCTTTACTTTCATGAACAACAATTAATCGGGTTTTTGCAAAATACCCACGAACCATACAATCTAACATGTCTGAAACCGAGGTTACTGTAAAATTTTGTATGTGTTTGTAAATATAATACGAAATCATGCTATGAATATATTCGTCTTCATCGTAAAAAAATTCCTTTATATTGTTTTCATTTTCAAATATTTGCAAAACATTATATGCATCTCCAATATTAAGAATTGTTGGAACCATAGTAATAGGGTTATATAATTGGATTTTTCGTGTTTGTTTTAGACACATATTTTTGAGTTCTTCAATCAAACCAGATAAAATTTTTAGACTTGACCCACAAAGTTCTTGTTTTTGTAATCCCTCATAAATTGAGTATTTATTTCTACCTATGATTTCAAACATTGATTTATAAATACCTCTAACTGAACGAAGTAGTGGAGAATTTTTTATTGTGTTTGTTTTATTCACAATAATTTTTACTCTATCACAAATATTTAATAATCTGCGTGTAATATCTGTGCATAATGGGTTTATTCGTACACCCAAACGAAAACTGTTTTGACTATCAAGAAACTTACATTCAAATTCTTCGTTATTAAACATCATGTCAAACGATTGATTTTGTCCTTCAATATTTGTATTAAGTTCAAACGCCAGTTTTTTTTCACCATTTCCAATAGTCTTTTTATCTGATTTGAACGGAATGTGAGAAGATTTTGTTGTCCATTGATTCCAAGTATCGTACTTCATTTATAATCTAAACTTCCATTCATGAATTTCATTTTTTTAAAAATGAAATTTAAAACTTGATGTTTGACAAATAAAATGATGACAACAAAGATCCGTGTTGTGTCTATGTTTGCTGGTTGTGGTGGATTGGACTATGGATTCCATCATAACAAAAATTTTGAAATTGTTTTTGTTAATGACTTTGATAAAGATTCGTGTGATACATATCAACTTAACTATGGTTATAAACCAATATGCGAAGATATAAAGAAAATACAAAATATTCCAGATTGTGATTTGATATTGGGAGGATTTCCATGTCAAGGATTTTCAGTTGCAAATATTTTTCGGAAAGAAAATGACACAAGAAATGAACTATACAAGGAATTAGTTAGACTATTACGTAAAAGTAAGCCAAAGTTTTTCTTGTTTGAAAACGTAAAAGGTATACTTAGTATAGGTGGATATGAAAATACTTATGATAAAAAAAATAATAAAGGTAGAGTTTTTAAAATGATCGTATCTGATCTTGAAGACAGTGGGTATGTTGTTCATACAAAGATGTTTCGAATGAAATGGTATGATATACCTCAAAATAGAGAACGTGTAATATTTGTTGGGATACGGAAAGATATTGCACACCACATTAATTTTGAGTGGCCACAAGAAGTTCAAAAAATTACATGCACATTACAGAATGCTATTGGAGACTTACCAATAGAATATGATGAAGGCAAACAACACATCGGAACCAAACACAAGGTAAAGTTTACTGGATATTTGGGTAATAGACATTTGGATTGGAATAGTATTTCTCCTACAATTACTGGACGTGGAGGTGGAACAGGCGGTCCAGTCATTAATATACACCCTTCTGGTAAACGGCGAATGACTGTGCGTGAATATGCGCGTATCCAGACTTTTCCGGACAACTTTGTATTTTCTGGTTGTATTTCTTCAATGTATAGACAAATTGGTAATGCTGTTCCACCGAAATTCTCTATTATAATGGCAAAACTTTTTAAAAATATTCATAACCAAATTAATTAGTTCAATTGAAGCCAGATAATAATGTTCGAAATAATATGATTTTGTAGTCCTTTGTTCTACGAATGGTGGGAGCCATTTTTAATTAAAATTTTATTGTTTAAGTTTCTTTTATTGTAGAAAAATTGATTTTAACAATTCAATTTTCCTACAATAAAGAGAAAGTTATTTAAAACAACCCCTAATATTTTTAACGAAAAATATTAGGACCCACCTTAAATTCGTGTTTCCATGATCCGCATACATTCTTCTATGACATTATATTCTTCAGTATACCCAATAAATTCCACGTTAATATAAGTATTAATTTTATTATTAAATGATGTTTCCAATTTTTTCTTCAGTATATCTAATAATTTCTTTTTAGGATTAAATCTTATAACATTTATTGGTAATCCTTGAGCTTGTTCAGATAGTTCTAAAATTCGCACACATTCGCAACTTCTTTCGTAATAGCGATGAGCGTATTCATCAATTTCAAGAAATACAATTCTATCTTCTAATACATAAACAAAATCTCCCCGTCTCAAATTAGGAGAACAAGGTAATCGTTGATCACGATAGGAATAATGTTTCAATGATTCATGTTTCTGTAAAAATTCATCTACCATTTCTTCAAATCTATTTTGTCGTTTTTTTCCTTTTCTACATGTCCAACACAGAGTATCTTTGATATGAACACCTATTAAATTACAAATCTTACATTTATTTCCACCACCATGTCTTTTACAATAATTTGAGGATGTCGCAGCAGAATTAGCACAACCTTCTTGTTGACATCTTGGTCCTCCACCATGACGTTTACAATATGGAGTAGGTCTAATCGCTGCGTTTTGACATTCATTTTGTTTACAGCGCACTCCACCACCATGGGTTATACAATATTCAGTAGGTGATTGAGCACCGTTTAAACAACCTTCATATTGGCATCGTTTTCCACCCCCATGAGAAATACAATATACATATGGTCTTTTGACACTATGATTACAACCTTCATATTGACATCGTGTTCCACCCCCGTGAGATATACAGAAATCTGTAGGATGTTTTGCTCCTTTATTACAACCTTCATATTGACATCGCTTTCCTCCTCCATGTTTTTTACAATAATCTGTAGGAGATATAGCAGAATTATCACATCCTTCCATTTTACATCTTTTACCCCCGCCATGAGACACGCAATAATCCGTAGGACGAATAGCACCATTATTGCAACGTTCATATTGACAGCGCTTTCCTCCTCCATGTGCTACACAATATTTTGTTGGCGACTGAGCGGCAGAATTACAATCTTTATATTGACATCGCTTTCCTCCTCCGTGAGAAATACAGTAAGTTGTCGGTGAACAAGCATATTTATCACATCCTTCATATTGACATCTTTTTCCACCACCGTGAGTAAAACAATAATCTGTAGGTGATTGGGCGGCAGAAGCACAACCTACATATTGACAACGCTTTCCACCTCCGTGGGATACACAAAAATTTGAACTGGCTCGGGCTGATTTTGGACATCCATCATATTGACATCTTTTCCCGCCTCCATGTCTTTTGCAATAATCAGTTGGTGATACAGCGACATTCTGGCATGTATTATTACCACCAAATAAACATAACTTTTTCTTAATATTTCTACGAATGGTAGCAGTCATTTTTATTATATATTACTTGTTCTTAAATATCTGATTTTTTAAAAAATGATATTTAACAATAACATTTTCTACAATAAATAGAAAGTTATTTAAAACTATGGGCGTGAAACATATGTATATGTGGTATAGCCGCAAATTTTCAGATTGTTTAGCCAAACAACCTCAGTACCCAATAGATAATCTGGCATTAGACCTGAATGGGCTCTTCCATCCCGTTGCCCAGAAAGTGCACCAGTATGGGAATTACGCTCCACCGATGCGATTCCTGACAAAGCCAGCACGCCCCAAGGCGATGATCCACTTGTTTCGGTCAATAACAGAAAAAATTGAATACTGCAGACAGGTGTGTCGCCCCAGGAAACGATTGATCCTGTGTGTGGATGGCGTGGCCGGTTTGGGAAAAATGAACCAACAGCGCCAGAGGCGTTTCAGGACCGCCAAATCCATGGAAACAACAGAACAGAACTTCAACCCCAATGCCTTTACTCCTGGCACAAAATTAATGGATCACCTCACCAAATACATTGACTGGTATTTGAGGATGATGATCACCTACCACCCAGAATGGAAAGACCTTGAGATTATTTTCAGTAATGAAAAGGTTCCAGGCGAGGGGGAGCACAAGATTATGAATTACATCAAGAAATATGGAAACCAGGCAGAGAGTTATTGTATCTATGGATTGGATGCCGATTTGATGATGCTGGGGATGGTGTTGCCTGTGAATAAGGTCATTATTGCGCGTGAGGCCGATGAGAATGTCGTTCAATTTGTCGATGTTAGTTTGTTCCGGAAAGAGATCCTGAACATCATGAGGTGGCCCTCTGGGTCCACAGCCCAACCATCCGCCTACTTTGTTGAAAAGGATGCTGTCAATGATTTTGTTCTTTTGTGTTTCTTGGTGGGGAATGATTTTTTGCCCACGATCCCTTCCCTGACCATTATGGATGGGGGAATCAATCTGATGATGGAAATCTACCAAGAATTGGGCAAGAAGAATGGGCATTTGACAAGGTTCGGTCGCAACCAGACGATCGATTTCAAGATCAAGGCGTTATCCGAATTCTTAACAGCGATTGGGGAAAAGGAAAAGGAACTGATTGAAAAGAAATACAGGGGGGTCCCAAAATTCCACCCAGATCCCCTTATTGTCCAGAATCTCGATGAAGAAAAACGATTGGATCTGGAACAATTCAAGAAGGATTATTATGAAAAGAATTTCAATGGGGTTGTGAATATCGAGAACCTGGTTTCCACCTACCTGGATGGGATGCACTGGGTCCTGAATTATTATGTCCATTCGATGCCTGATTGGATGTGGTATTTCCCACATTTGTACGCCCCATTCTTGTCTGATTTTAAAAATGTCATGAGCGGCTACAAATGCCCACGATTTGAGACACACTCACACGTCCCACCCTTCCTCCAATTGATGGTGGTTTTGCCAAGCAGTTCTGCGGATCTGGTCCCTGATGAATTGTCTTCCCTGATGACTTCTGGCAAATCCCCACTTGCGCCCTATTATCCTGCTGATTTTGAGGTGGACATGGCGGGCAAGAAACAGGATTGGGAGGGGATTGTTCTGCTTCCCCCCATTTCGATTGATGCTTTTATCGAATGCTATAAAAAAGAGATACGGAATGTGCCACCCAATGTCCTTAAACGGAACATGACTGGGAAAAGCTTTGTTTATAAGCACAATGACACATTCGAAAAGCCCTTCATCTCTTTCTATGGGAACATTGATAAATGTTCTGTCCAGTGTTCCCCGATTGTTCTGTAGATCTTATTGATTAATTTTATTCTTTCTACCTTGCCATTGAGAATAAAATTATATTAATATATTCAACCATTTATTATTTTTATTCGTGGAAAATCATGACATTGGGTGAATGCCCAAGGTGTTTATGGATATTGTTCTGGACATTGAGGATATTTTCCAGACGGAACTGGACCTCCCCCATCTCACACGTCAGGAGGTGGATACACAACATGAGACACGTGCAAGCTATATGGATTTTTACCAGTAAATCTGTCGCATGCTTTTCAATCAATTTGATCCTGTCCAATTTCCGGTAGAGCATCTGTTTCTTCTGGTTGATTTTTAGGTTCTGGTCAAACGACACAGGAGCGGATTGGACCTCCATCGTGTCGTATTCAGAAGAGAGTTGTTTCCATATCTGGTACATGTTCATGATTAATCTTTTGAGTTCTTCACATTGTTTCATCCGTTCGTTGTATTGTTCCAACAACACCTCAAAACCCGACAAGTGTTTTGCGGGATTCCTTGAAAAATTTTCCCATTCATTCTTGATGATTTCCAGATTCTCGAGAAAGTTGTCGTGGAACCTATCATAGATAATCTTGACATTCTGGGAAATGGTGTGTTTGTGGTTGTAAAAATAGTCCAGATCGTATTTCTGGAAGATTGCGTGCTGTTCCAGTGTGTCTGGGAAATCGGTTAAATCCATAATAACATAGGATCCATCTGGCTTGACATCCAGCAGGTAATTTGACCCCATGATGACCAGATTGCCCTCGATTTGTTTGCGTTGGAGGACTTTTAAGGATCCTTTCAAAAGGTTTTCATTCCTGATCAACTGGTCAATTGGCTGATCGTGTAGGGGTTCTGGTAGTTTCTGCTCGTATCTGTTATTGACATAAAATCTCTTCTGGAAATTCCCAGTTTCGATATACGGGATATACCCATCCTTGAGATCCACCATAAAAAGCACCCCATCATAAATCGACAAGACCAGGACATACACTATGTTGTTCTCCGTATTTGTAAAATAATGGACCACCCTGTGCTGGTTCTTTTTCAAAAAGTGTTCCAATTTATCCATTTTACGATTCAATCCATCATGTCTTTAGATATTTTTAAAAAACAATAAAAATCTTTTTCATTGTTGTTAAAAAAAAGAAAATGGCAGATGATACCAAACAAGTCAGGAACAATATAATAAAAACCGAAAACAAATTGGCAAAACTGCACGCAACCATCTACAAACGACGAGAAGAAGCCAGGAACATCCGGTTGTCTTTGACACAAGACGGCGAAAAGACGAAGAAAGCATCCTGTTCATTGTTTGAATTGAAAGAAAAAACAGATCGCGACCTGGAAAAATATTTGTCGTCGTCCAATAAAAAGTTTGTTTCCAATCTTCTTATTATTGTTATTGTTCTTTTCGTGTTTTTGACGATATATTATTTTTTCTATACGCGAGAATGATCTTTTTCAAGATCAACCAATAACATATCATTGAATGATGCTTTTTCTGTGGTGATCCATGTTGTCTGGCGGACAATGGAATTCTTGCTGCCATAATCACGGATATTTGCCATGAGGAAAGGGTCATCCATAAAAATCAACCAATGATTATGTGTGTCCTCCAGATAATTATTAATCACGTGAGCCAACTTGTCTTCCATTTTACAAAATTCTGCGTATTCCATAACAGATGCGTAAATGCTGTGTGTAAAACATAAAAAATGAGAGCGTGAGAATATGTGGTATTTGGGAAAACGATCATCACGTGATTTATATATATTGAGCAAAGGAACCGTCGTAATGCCTTTTTCTTGATCAAACTCATTGGAAAAACGAATCAACTTCCGGTTCTCAAAATAAGGATCTGCGCCATGAGAGAGTGTTTGTTCCAGGAGGAGGCGATGATCAGTAATGGAAGGTGGGGTCTGTATAACAACGTGTTGTTTGATGCCAACACCAGCAAGGTTCAGTAATGACCATAGAAAGCCAGCACGCATCTTTATTAGGATGAAACATATTTTAAAATCATGGCTTGTTATCAAAATTGATTTTTTAACACAATATTCACAGAATATATGATCTTTTGATTGATACTGACTCTAATTTCTTTTATTTTAGGTAAAATGGACGACCAGACCAAGATCCAGGCATTGATGGTGTATTATCAGCACTGGGGCAATGAACAGAACAGGATCCGCAGGACCACGAATGCTGCCCAGAAATTCCAGCAAATCTATAATGAAAATGAATTCATGATGAGAATGTCGTGTCGGTCTTACCTAAAAAGACACAAACGACGGACATGGTACCACATTATAGGCTTATTGTTGAAAGATTGTGGGGGTGGTTTTCAACCAATCGGGATGCTGCCTGAGCCAAGAGAAAAAATTGCGTCTTCTGTGGATGCGATTCTGGCACTCTATTGAAAATCCAAAATAACTATTGAGTATAATAAAAATATTGGTTAATAATAGATGTGTATGGACAGGGTTTTAAGTTTGCGACATAAGTTCATTGAAAGCAGCAGGACCACTTTTGAGTTCTATACATATATTATCAATGCGTCTCTTATTTCAGCGATTGGGTTGATGACAAATAATAGTGGTGTTGTCATAGCAAGTATGTTGATCAGCCCTATTATGAATTTTGTATTGTCTCTTGCGTTGGGGTTATTGTTCAAGGATCGGGTGCTTATATGGAATGGTATGAAAGGGATTGGGATATCAATGTTGATTTGTGTCATGACAGGGGTGGCAATAGGTTCATTCCACTACAATAAATTAGAATTGACGAATGAAATGCTCTTGCGAACTGATGGGGATAATCTATACTGGAGTTTATTACTTGCGTTTTTTTCTGGATTGAGTGCCAGTGCGTCAATAATGGAAGAAAATATAAATAATATGGTAGGGGTCGCGATAAGCACCAGCATCCTACCCCCTCTTGTGAATTTTGGATTATTGATCCCCAATGTTCATTCTAACGATATTGGTATTTATCAATGTATGAATTCATTTTATCTCGCTATTGGAAATATTGCCATTATTATTTTTTCGTGCCTTTTTTTGATTTTTACTTATTTATGTATTAAAAAAACATGGTTATCTGAAACAATTATTATTGCGAGAACTAAAGATCTGGAAAGGGAAAATTCAATTATTTTACCAGTTTCTTCACCTTGATTAAACTTGTTTTACTTTTAGGTTGAAATGAACAATAACCACAAGATCCAGGCATTGATGGTGTATTATCAGCACTGGGGCAACGAACAGAACCATAAACGCAAGATTATTGACGGACTTACCAAACTCAAGAAGTGTGTTTTTGAATACACTGAAACGACGATGAAGACAGCGATCCATAATTACGACATTCTGGATAATGAAGAAGCGATTGCCGAGTTTGAGGAGCACCTTGACAAATTGAGGAAGAACCCATCTTCACTTTATGAGTGTCTCCAGAAAGGTTTTGATGATGAACCACTTTTTCAATTTGAGGGAGAATCAAGGTCCAAATTGTCTTATTATAATTGTTTATACTTTATTCAAGTATTGTTTGAAAATCACACTGGACTTGGTGATAAGAAACTCCCCACAGAAGAAGACATCCTTGACCAGAAAAAGAATTCATTGGATTATTTTTGCGACATGTCTGAAGAAGCTTATGATATCCTCTACGATGATGATTTTACAGAAGAACACGTCTTGTCTGTCGAGGCCATTGTGGCCCTGATGTAGATTCGCACGATTTATTATACCTGTATAATAAATCAATCTTTTTTGCGTAAATGTAAATGCTGTTTTTCTTCTGGTCGCCATACATCCACAAGAGAAACCCCATCATACATACCAAGTGTTTGATTGTTTTTTACAAGAGTCGTATTATTGGTTGATACTACCATTACTATCATTGACACAAATACAAAAATTTTTGGAATCATTCTTCTTCTTATTAAAAATATTATTTATTTCTTAAGATTAAAATAAAAAGATATGAGCCAGCAACAATTTCAAATTATAAATTTACCACAACAACAAGAAAAACTGAGGAATATCCGTGCCAATGTGTATCTTATTCGACACGGGTATTCGATTGCCAATAGGAGCACATTTGAGGATGAAGAAAAATGGTTCAAATCCAAACTGGGTCTTATAGAAAAAACATACGAACCGGATCCGTCATTAACAAGAACAGGAATGGAACAATCAAAAAATGCGTCAAAAAAGATCCAATCCCCCGATTATATCTTCACATCCGTCTTGTGCAGGGCCCAACAGACGGCATTGTTCATGTTTCCAACAGAACAAAAAGTGATTGTGGCTCCATATTTAAAAGAAAAGAACAATTGGGTGGATGGGGCATTGATCAATTCTGACAATAAACCGTTTCAAGATATTTTTACACAGTATGAAAAACGACACAATATCCTATCAGAAAAAGATCTTGGGCGATTGGAATACTCGAAAAGGGTGTTGAAAAATAAATGTGAATACAATAAAGAATCGCGAGATGATAGTGGGTCCATCAAAGATTTTCTTGAAAAATTCTTGTTTGACTTTATCAAAAAGAACCACGCCAATGATGATAAAAGGGTCATCAATATTGCGATTGTCTGCCACGGTGGCCTTATCAAGGAATTTTTGGGTATCAAGGAGCACGTGAATAATAATGCCATTTACAAAGTGGCCTTTAAAAGCGTGCTTGATATGCAAAATATAACAATCGACCAACAACACCAACCACCATCTTTTAGGCCTGAATTGGTTTTTAGTGGGTACCGAGAATTCAAGATTTCTTGTGATCCTTCACTTGTCCAAACGGGACGGCAGTTTGTGCGATTAAAATACCCATTACAACAGATATTGTCAAAACGTGGTTCGTACACTTTTCACGACTTGCAAAAAATTTTTGCCAATCAGGCATTAAAACAATCACAACAACGACCCTTCGGCGCACCCGAACAGAGGCTTAAGAGTGCCATAACACAATTGAAGAAACAACAAACAAAAAGTGAAACAATAAAAAAATTCAAACAAACATACCCACAAATTGTGGAACAATCTGATCAAAATATCAAAAAATTTTTTCGGGAAAACCCAAGGCAATTAAACTCCATTGTCCTTCAACCCATCGACCAATTTGAGAAACTGGTCAAACTCATCCAGGAAACCCATAAGCTTGGGACAAGGACAAAAACCCTGCAATTTATAAATTCCAGGATCCCACAAGGTTCTCAAGAACCAGAAATATTCAGGATCTTCAACACGCTGCCAGGAGAACAAACCTGATTTGTTTTTCATATTGGAAAAAAAATATGAAAAAAACTTATCTATCTCCTCAAACCATTTTTACCAGAAGTGCCAATAAAGACCACCTTGTCTATACGCCCATCATCGCCGATGACGGCTTCCTCATAAAAAATTGGACCCAATGTGTGGTGCCGCACCACCGAACCAATATGACAGATGCTTGCGAACTCTTGATCTATCTTGAACCTCATTGGAGTGTTCTTGATGACAGCTTCTATATTGTGGTGCCCAGTCATGTTTTACAGATTAGAATTTGATTTCTTAAAATCAATTTTATACACTTCCATAAAACTCCATTTCACTAATATTGAATACTGTTCCCCCATAATAAACACCATTTGACCATACTACACCAACACGCTTGATGACAATACGATAAGAAGAATACGCAACGCTCGAACTCACATCGACAATGGCTCGATAAGCATCGGGATTGCTCTGTATCTGTTCGTAATCGGTTGATGATTTTTCCAGAAGCATATTCCAGTTGGTTTTGTCATTGCTCCCCAATACCACAATATCGTAGGGCTGACCCCCCGACCACAACCGATATATATAGATAAGATAAAGAAAGAATTTGACAGGGAAATAAACATCCACCCATTCTCCCTTGTGTGTTTTTCCAGTAGTATCGGTTGTTGTGGTTGTGCCCGTATAGTACCCTTTGTCAGAAGATTTATAATAAGCACTGGGAACATTGATGCCACTCCCATTTGAGCCATATAATTTATTGCCATCAAAGAGTTTATACGCAGAAGACCATTTCCAATCCCCAGTGCTCATCTTGATACCATACAGCCCATCACCAGCACCAGCACCCGATACATTCATTACAATTGGAGAGAATGTCTGTGGTGGGAATCTGATGATTGATTTTGATGAAAAAATGGATGGTGCGTATGTGGTTTCTAAAGGTTTGTAGGTGGTGGGTTGTGTCTGTCTTCCGTACACATTAAAAGGGTTCATCAGAATATTTACAACAGGAATCTTAATCTGTGGGTAGGCATTTGTCTTTTCGGTGATGATGACTTCGATAAATGCCATTGGTTCTCTGTAAATCATATTGAACACGTGGTCTCCATCGGTTAGTGTTTTATTCTGGAGCAAAAACACTGTATTTTCTTTGTACATTGTTTTTCCTTCACCCAAGCCAATCGTCCACAGGTTCCCTGGTTCTGAATCCAGTTGGATAAAACAAGAATCACAATTGGGGGCGGGTGTGATACACCTGAGCGCAATATTGTATATCCCAGCTGGAACATTAAACTTTATCGTGATGATGGGGTCCTTTTCCGTAGGGGCATCCAGAGCCCACACGCTCGTTATATTGCTATTCATGATGACAGCAACATCCGACGGCTGGATCAGGTTAGGGGTGCTGTTTATCGCATCCTGCCATTGGGACAATGAAATCTTATTAACGAGTGGTTGGATTGCTGTTAATTTTTCCGATTTTGTATAACTCCCATACAAAAGGATAAAAGACACAAATGGGCTGTATCTTCCATTTAGGACGTGTGTGCCACATAAATTGGGTGTGTTCATTTTTTATTATAAAATAAAAAATAATTTCAATACAAATGGATAAAATTTTTATTATTTAATTAGTTGTTTCCTCCATCCAGCACCTGTAAAGAACGGGTGTGGCCTTTTCCACAATCTGGCGAACTGCCTTGGCGTACTCTTGGATCTCTTGTTGGGCATGGCTGTCCAATCGCAATTCCAGAAAGTTCATGACCGCCTGGAATGACACTGTCCATATACATTCCGTATAGGTGCTGAAAGGAAGGATGCATCGGGCCTGTTCTTTGGCCACTCCCCTTTCACACATTTTATGGTAGGATTCAAGCACCCTATCCATAAGGTCGTTATAGATCTGGCTAATCTCCGCAGAACATTCCACCACCCCGTCCGAACCCTGCTTGCTATTCTTGGATTGTGCCCTCCACACGGAAGGCCTGTAGATGTCGCACAATTCCACATACCTCCCACTGATTTCATTCCATCCGTGGAGTTGTGAAGAAACTGGCGAAAACCATTCACTGCCCACGACATGCTTGTAGATCTGGCGCATGACAATCTCGGGCGCCTTCAGGTGGAACCTGAACATGACGTGGCGGAAGGGGGAAGTGTGCTTGTGCCGGATCAGGTATTTGATCAGCTTCAGATCATTATCGTCAAGTTGTTCCTTCTGTTTCCCAAATGACACACGGGCCGTATTCACCACAGCCAGGGCATCCCCAAAAACATCCTGTAGGTCCACAAACCCGTGATCCAAAACAATGACCTTGTTCATTCTTCTTTTTTCTTTTTGTTTCTTGATTCCTGTTTCAATTTTTAGATTGAATAAAAATGATTTTATACAAATGAAAAGACATGACAAGAAACAAATTATGGATGAATTATGTTCTTTAATGTTCCGGAAACAACAGAATTCAGATCGTCTCATTGGGTTCTTAAAAACAATGACCAGGGACAAACAGGAATTGGAATATTTATTGTACGAGATTGTTGTGGAATACTTGTTTACAGACAACCTAAAACAGATTATGGAGCAAGTCCAGAAAAAAGAAATTGGGTGGAACCACCCCAATTTCCACCAAATCCGCCATGAGTTCCAGGAGGAAGATGATTTCATCCAGAACCCACCAACAGTGGAGGAGGGTGTCATGGAGTGCACAAAATGCCACAGCAAAAGGACCTTTTCCTTTTCGAAACAAACCCGCAGGAGCGACGAGAGTGCGACAGTATTTATCCGGTGTTCCAATTGTTCTTATACATACAAGATTTAGTGTAAAAAGATGTATTTATTTTTCTTGTAAGAAATAAAATGTCCGAGCAAGCTGAAAGACAAGAATTAGAAAGGAAGGTGCGCATAGCAAAACAACAATTAAAAACAGCCCAAGAAAACCTAAAAAATTATAAAAAACAACAAAAACAAATAACATTGAAACATTTGAATGATTTATTGAAAGAATCAGCAAAGAAACAACAAATAGATATATCACAAAAATATATCATCAAACCAGGACAATTCGGTATTATGAAGGATTATGATGGAAATGTTGTTTTACATTGGCAACCAGTTAGTGGGTGCAATAAATTCATTAGCAGAAAAAAACCAGGTCAAGACAAAAATTCAAGAGGTATCCATCCTTCTTATGTAAAACAAATTTTGGAAACAATAGATATTCCACCTCAAAAAATCAAGGGAAGTGGTCAAAATATAGGTGGTATTGATGTATATATAGAAGATATTCCACAGCAATATCGTAAAAATTTGCTCCCATCATCTTCAGCTATTTAAAAACAAGCCATCATAATATACAACATGGACGACGGACCAAACTACAAGGATCTATTTTCTTCTTTACGAACCCATTTGAAATCGATTGAGCGTGTCTTGTCGGGATTGGAAAACAAGATGGACATTCTCTCTTCGGAAGCCCTCATGAAACAAGAACTGGAAAACAGCAAGAAGGAAATCCGGGTATTGAACCATATCATCGATGAACACGAATGCGAGATCCACGCGTTAAAGACAAAACTCAATGCCGCATATATTTAAAAGAATGGATTATATATAAAAAAAGAAATGTTGAAAAGAATCGTGGCCATCCTATTGATGGTTTCTGCCGCCAGTTCGACAGAATTGGGGGTATCAACTTCGGCATACCAGGTGGAGGGTGCGTGGGATGTGGATGGGAGGACGGCGTCTGTCTGGGATACTTTTTCTCATACCCCAGGCAAAGTGCGAGATGGTGCGAATGGTGATGTTGCCAGCGATCATTACCACCACTGGAAGGATGATATTGATTATGCGGAGTGGTTGGGTGCCAAAGCTTACAGGTTTTCGTTATCGTGGAATCGTATATTGCCGACTGGAAGACCTGACATTATCAACCAGAAAGGGGTTGAGTTCTACAACAATATTATTGATTATTGTGTTTCTAAAAACATGACATTGCTTGCGACATTGTTCCATTGGGACAGCCCGCAATCACTCCAGGATGAGTACGGTGGGTGGCAGGACGACAAGATGATTGACGATATTGTGGCGTATGCGGATGTGTGTTTCCAGTTATTCGGGGATCGTGTAAAATACTGGATCACGCTGAATGAACCATTGACATATGTCAATCTGGGGTACGGGAATGGCTACCACGCCCCCGGGCTTTCCGTCGCAAATCCGTACGAGATTGCCCACCGATCGATTGTCGCACACGCCCGTGCCTACAAGCTGTACCACAATAAATATCCAGAACAGGGAGGAAAGGTAAGCATTGCCCTGAACAGCGACTTTGTTCAGCCGCTAAACCCCAATAGTTTGGAGGATGTTCGTGCGGCACAGCGAGGCCTTTTGTGGAGGATGGGTATGTATGCGGATCCTCTGTTTTTTGGGGATTATCCTGTAGAAATGAGGGACCGATGTGGAGACCGCCTGCCACGATTCAACGAGGATGTCAGTGGCACACTTGATTATTTCAGTTTGAACCATTATACGACACTTGACGCGAGGCCCGCATTCAATAATGATTATTCATTCTTTTCTGATCCACAAGTAGTCGAGACCTTCCCACCAACATCCATACCAACAATCGCCCCGTGGCTCCATGTTTACCCCTATGGGATCTATGGGATGATTGAATGGCTACAGACACGTTATGACCTCAAGGGGAAGAACCTTGATCTGGTCATCACAGAATCGGGTGTTGCCACACCACCCGGGCAGATTGAAGACGACATACGCATTATTTATCTGGATGGGTATATACACAAGGCACTCCAGGCCCAGCAGGATTTGGGTTTGAATATGACGTATTATTGTGTCTGGAGCCTTATCGATAATTTCGAATGGTCAGAACAATATTTACAGGCATTTGGCCTGATTTCCGTTGACTTTAACCGAGAGGACAGGAAACGCACCCCTAAAAAATCTGCTTACTGGTTGAGGGAACAAACATTTTTTGCTTGACACTTGAAAATTTTTAATTCTAAAAGATAAATGGATATTGAATATAGAATTAAAAAATATGTTGGAAACATACACAGCGATTTTCTCTTATACGAAAACGATCTGGAACTGGATCCATTTAAAGGGGTGGGTATTTATAGTTTCAATAAATATCGGGGAAAGCCTTTCCCCGAAATCAATGGGACATATTATCACGACATGACAAGGTACTTGTCGCTACTGCCCCACCTCCATGATTCGAGATTCTTGTTTTTTGTGGGGGACACGCATGTTCCTTACAGCAACCCTACAATTGTAAAAACAAGGCCAATCTCAGGTTTTGAAAATTGTGTGCTGATGGACCTGGACCACCCTCGTCATTTTAACCCATTGTCAATCGTGGCTCAAAATGATGTTCCCTACCACGAAAAAAAAGATAGATTGGTGTGGAGGGGTGCCACAACCGGTCCCGGTTTTAATAAAAACCAGCACAACCCACGCCATACTTCACGTGCTGTTCTGGTAGCACGCCACGCCAATACAAAGAACAAGCACCTTGATATAGGACTGAATGAACTCACAAATAATGTAAAAAAATACCAAGGAGAGTACTATTCAAATTTCCTGAAACCCTCGATCCCTTTGCCCCAAATGCTCTCTTACAAGTTTCATTTGTCCGTTGAAGGACACGATGTGGCAACAAACCTGAAATGGGTGCTCTACTCGAATTCCGTCCCATTCTGCCCCCCTTTTTATGTCCAGAGCTGGATTTTAGAGGATGAGCTTGTTCCATGGACACACTACATCCCAGTCAAAGGGGACTATTCCGACCTGGACGACAAGGTAGAATGGGCTTTGAATCATGGCAAACAGTGCGAAAAGATCGCACAAGAAGGACGTGCTTACATGGAACAATTCATGGACACGATGAAGGAATCAAGGATCCGCCAGAGTGTGTTTGAAACCTATGCCAAACACGTAAAAATAATTTAAAAAATTAATTATAAAATGCCCAAAAGTTTTCCTTTCTGCCTATTGACTATTTGTTTCTTGATACTGGTAATCTACTATAATATGGCAAGAGAAGATTATAACCAATCCATGACCTTTGATGAGATGATTGATTCTTATTTTAAAGGGTTCAACCTTGATGATGTGAAATGGAAAATCATTCGAGAAGAAGAGTATAATGATCGTGTGTCATTTCTGGATATAGGAGTGGATGATGTCTTCAATGCGAAACTGTGTTTTACACTAGAAAAATATAATCACCGGGACGAATTACGCCTTGTCCTGATTGAAAACATAAACAATGATGAATGGAAAAACAAACTACAAAAGAAAAACTTTTTATTGATTGAAAAAACATAAAAAGTGTTTAAGCGACACGAAGCCATTATTCTATTTTATCAAAATATTTTATAAAATATTTATAATATTCTTTAGTAAAACATAATGCAAAAAGATTTCAACATTGATCCAAATGTATTTGCGCGCAAGAAATCACAACAGATATGGGAAAGCTACATGAACAAATCCAAGCTTGTTGCCATGTGGATCCTGACAGCCAATTTCTTTTTTGGTGTATTGCCGGGCATCCTTTTTTTCGCAACAAATGTCCGATTGTCCCAAGAAGAAGACGAATCACTACCCAGTGTTTTGCCTGATTTCGATAGTGTGGTCAACTGGTTCGGTATTATATTTGTATTGTTCCCCATCTTCATTTCCATATTCCAGATGTTTGTATTCCATCGTCTCATCTCGTTGCGCATGACAAGGACATTTTTTGTGGGCCAACTGATAGGGTTCATATTCTACATGTGTGCATTTTCAAAAAGTTTTCTCAGGAAATTCCACTGGTTCCCCAAAAAATCGACATTTATAGCATTGGCAATCATCCTTCTTGTGATTGTCATGGTATTTATCTTTGTCCCATACCTCTTTTTATTTTCTGAAGTTGTTTCATACACCATGGAAAGAAAAGAAAGGTCTTTATCGACCGATACAATCCAGAGTTTCCAACAAGAACAAAAATACACGAGCCCTCGCAAGAGCCCTCGATCGAAACATGTAAGGTTTTTCCATAAACAACAAATAAAACAAGATTAAACATTTTAAGAAGAAAAAATGTAAATGTAAAATAAAAAGATGAATGTTGAGATGGTTGACATTTATTTCTCGATCCCCCGGGATTTATTATCCACGCTGAACCGTTCTGAAGAATCAAAACGGCTTTTTCATCGTTTCATGGACGATATCCTATTGCGCATTTCCAGTATGCAGAATTCTAAAAATATCAAGAAAATTATTTTTCATTCTCCCAGCATGATTACCAATACAGAGTGTGCGATTTGTCTGGAACCCATCAAGCTGTATTCCACAATCAATATCCTCCCATGTCGCCACGGCTTCCACACAGAATGTGTTAAGGACCTCACCAACAGCCACCATTACAACTGTCCAGTCTGCCGTGCGTCGATATAAAAACTGATTTTGGTGGGGCAACTTTCACTGAAATTGAGGGGGTGGTGTCCAACATAACCCAATCAACTTTACCACCACCTCCTCACCCCCATCATTTCATTTTACATATTCTCTTGGAAAAAATTACTAATTAATTTCTTCCCGTGTTTTTTTACAGGAAATGGACTACCAGTATATCAACGAATACCCCGGCTACTACTACAACTGGATTGCCCCCCTCCAGCAATGGGGGGTAAAATGGCATCCCATCAAGGGCACGTATTGTCCTCCCCAGTTCGACAATTCCCTCCAGTGGTTCCATCTCTCCGTCCCACAGGGCATCAATATGATCCCCCTCCTTGGCGATGGCAGCATGCATTGTGAGAAACTGGCCGAAGAAATTGGCGCCACCTACATCTACTATCGTCAAGACATGGGAAAGATTGAAATCTGGGCTCATGATATTACCAATGCCATCACCAAGATGACACTCTACCTGAACAAGATCAAGGAACAGCGTGCCAAGAACCAGATCCTTAAATTAAAAAAATAACTACTTTTTTTTTTTCAAACAAGAAATTGTTTCTAAACAAATCATTTGTTTAGAAAATGATTTAAAGGTTTTCTCATAAATAAACAAAAATGCACTATTCTTCATTCAATGGCGCGTATGCTGATGAGAATTTAGAGAAAATTGAAAGGGCGTCGTATGATATTCCAACCGATCCTGACGAATGGAGGCAGATCCTATCGAAAGTTCCTGTCATTGTTATCTACATGTGGTCGGAGACGTGCCGCCCTTGTCTTTTGATCCGCGACAAGTTTGAGGCATTGGCCCACCAATTCCAGAACCAGAATGTCTTGTTTTTCAAAGACAATATTGATCTGCCCACTTCATTCCACAAGAGGCAGGTAGAAGTGGTGCCCACATTTTTCTTGCTGTGCGATGGACACGAGCTCAACCACCCAGTTCACAAGTCAGTTTACAATGGCTGGTCCGAACAGATCAAGAACAGCATCCAATACCACATCTCACAATCGACAAGGTTGCTCGAGAACCAAGAACAGAAACCGAAAGAAAAGACAGAACCACAATTGTATTGTTATAATAACGTTTGTTATATCAAGAAGGATGAATAATAAGCTTGATACCCATAATATTTTTTTTTTAAAAATATTATTCATTTGTTTAACTGGAGGATCACCTTGTAAAAAGGAAAGAAAATAATATTATAATTTTTATCAAGTGTCAAATGATTTAAAATTTTTGACCGCTTCGCCAAAACCCGGAGGGGAGGGTCCATTTCCGTGGAGGATACAGGGTGTCGATCCTGTTTCACTCTTGAGACGGCGTTTTTTATCAATGGAAAAATTATAGACATCCCACATACAATGGAAAATGTCCTGATTGTAATCCAATTTCATATTATGCTTATCCTTTTCCTTGATAAAATGGGTGTGAAAACACCTTTGATCATCGCACGAACTGGTTTTATCCCCCGTTGGCATATCACAATGAAAATCGTCAGGCATGGAAGACAGCAGGTTGGTAATTGCCCCAGCGTATCCTACATAGGTCCCACTATTGATCCAGCGAAAACGGTTTGGCGCAGTGGGATAAATATTCTCAATCACGGCTTTCCGGCTGTCCAGTTCGTGATTGGGTGCCAGATTGACTTCGGTGCTCACCACAATATTGGCATCCATCTTGTAGAATTTTTCAAGGACTTCGGGCGCGTGTGCCACAACATACGTATCATAGGCATCCAGGTGCATAAGGATGTCGTTGGGTTTTAATTTCTTTGCGAGTTCCAGGGTGTTGCGCAATTTAAAATCGTACCCAGTCCACTTCTCGCCCACACCCTTCAGGTGAACAACATACCCTTTCTTGTTGCTGAAGGATGCCAGCAGTTGGTCAGCCTTGTCTGCTTCCGTCGCAACAATGACAACATGAACCACCTTTGCCTTTTTTGGTTTTTTTGTTTCAAGTATGGAAGTATAAAGAAAAAAAAGTGTGATTGCTATCAATAAAATAAAACAGATGGTATAAACTGCTTTCATTTATATATTATTATAAAATTAAATATTTCTTAAAAAATTGTTTCAATCATTTCCTCAACGCCTCAACAATATCATCGTCGTAATGGAACAATCGTGAAATCTTTTGGTGTCCGTCCTTGGTGTAAGACAAACGCCCAATCGAATCGTAGGTTCCGTCAGGGTGTGCCAGAACAATCACGACATCCTGGTACTCACACCCCTCTACACCCTCACCCCATACTTTAGAATCGAACAAGATATCTTCTTGTGGTGAAATAATAATCAGTTGGTGTTCGATATTGGCCATGGCCTGTTGGATTGTGTCGTAGGATAAATTTTCAGCCATGTTAAAAATGGACTCCATACAATCACCCACCAATTGGCGCACTTCTTCGGTTGGTTTCTCTAAATTCTTCTTCTTCTGCCTATAATCTGCCAGGATCATGCATTTTTCAATAATTTCTTCGTGGAGTTGTTCCATTGTAAGGTTGCTATTGTTGTTAATGTATGTTTGGACATAGGGAATGATTTCTGAAGAAATCAGTTTCAAGGGCAACAAATAAAAAAAAGTTTTCTGGTGCTCGTCATCCTTGCGGTTCTTATACAATTCTTTTAGTATTTCAAGGAACACATCAACCCATTCCGCAGAAGGAGTATTGTCAATATTGGTTCTAGTCCGGATCATTTCCTTCTGGGAAGAAGGGGTGGCATCCCTGTATTCTCGAAAGGCAATAAACACAGCATCCCATAGGTTATGGCACCCAGTCCGGATCCAGTGGTCATCAACGGCTGTCTTCCATTCTTGTTTCTGGCGTGGCTCAAGTTGCTCCATAACAATCATTTTTCTTGATTAGAACTCTTGTCTTTAAAGCAATTTTTATCTTTTGCGTTTCCAGTCCTTCCACTGATCGTTTGATACGATCCAGGTGTAGGGAACCTTTTTATCAAATTTGATTTTATCATAGGTCTGGCGAACAATGTCGCCAATGTCTTCTTCTTCCAGGAGCGTATTGTATGGATTGTTGGTGAATAATTGTTCGATATTCTCTAATTTCTTTAGGGTGTTTGACCCAAGACCCAGATAGTCCATATACTTGTAATAATAAGAACGCAATGTATATTTCAATGTCAAGAGAACAAAATCATCCATTGGGTTCTTGGTGAATTGCCCCTGCTTTTCTTTCTTGTAGCAATCAATTTTCCTGCCATCTTGTGATTGTTTGACACACGATACCTTGACATGAAGCACTCCGGAATGACCTTCTTCAAAAGTGGCCTTGGGTAAAGCCGACTTGTCAAGCCCAGCTTGTTCCACCAATACATAAAGGGGTTTCCGGAGTGCATTCTTGGGCACATCCCACGGGATCAAAACACCCATATTGGACAGCATCTGTTGTTGCGTGGTGAATCCTCGTTTTCTATTCGCAACATCAACCAGAAGGATGCTTGAATAATTCCCATGGATTGCGATTTCCATTATCCGTGTGGGAATGGACTGGGAAATGATGCTGGATTGGACATTTTCAATATTTTTTAATTTTCGTTGCTGGAGCAACCGGTTCTGTTCTGGAGAAATCCGTTTGTCCTGGCGATGCTGGTAGCCAGGCGAGACATAATCAAATATGAATTGCTGTTTCGTTTGTTGTCGTTTCTTCTGTTGCTGTTGTTGTTGTTGCGAAGTAGACACCTGTTGGTATTTTTTTTCTGGGAGTGTTTCTTGTTGTTTTTTGTTTTCTTCGTCCAGTTGTTCAAGGAATTTTGCCACCCTCTGTTGCCACTGCCTGATTTGCTGTTTGGGTTCTTGGCGTTGTTGAGAAGAAGAAAAAGTTTTTTCTTGTCTTTTTAGTTTTTGTGCCATTTTTTCTCTTAATCGGGTCATCATCTCGCTGTATTTTCTTTTTTGCTGTTTAAGATTTAATGCGGTCTTGATCATATCATCAAGGGTTTCCAGATCTGGGTTCAATCTGTCTATATACTTTATAAACATTTCTTGTTGATCTTCAAGAGTCAATAGGTTTGCCAATAAAACCCTTTTTAGAATCATCATCGCACAATAGGCAATTAATTGTTTATCAACATTCTTTTTAAAATAAGGATCCTTTTTCTTATTCACATTGGATCTCCACATATTGAGCATTGAAAATATATAATTCTTCATTTCGGGATTTTTTAGCTCTTCTGCCATGACTCTCATTGCCATCTCGTAAGAATGTATTGCCGAAAGAACATTATCAATCTCTTTAAATGACATTGTATAACGATTGGTATTCAACAAAAAGAACCTGAATTTTTTTTTCGATTGGGGGTTTGTTTGAAAATTGGAAATATCCCGATCCGTTTCTATAAGAATGTTTTCTTTTAATATTCCAATCAGCACATCAAGAAAAGTAGTAAGGTCTTTTTTATAATAATCAATCTTCGATGATACAACAGGATCTTCGATCAAACATTTTCTTAATAGGTCATTGATGACACGAAAGTTTCCAATGACAGACAATCTCAAATTTATTTTTCTCCTCTCTGGTAGCGATTCATTATATTTTTGTATATTTTCTCTTACAGAATATAGTTCTTTGGTGATGTCTTTCCTACAACTTGTTTTGATCTTGTAAAAATATTCTGCTTTTATCGTTAAAATAAATGATTTGAACGATATAATGTATTCTTCCAGATCTTTTTTGCTTGGAGAATCCTTATAAATCATATCCAGATTATCAAGGATAAAATCACAGATCCCATCCAATTCATCCTGGCTCTTGAATACCTTGGGTTTGGCTGACATTTTTATAAAAACCAATTTATAAAAATATTTTAATTCAAGACAATTGGAGGTAATCAATCTCCCCCCGATGAAAGGAAATGGGTTCTGGAAAAACCGTTGTTTCATCATAAAGGAGGTGTTCATTCTCACCCCTATTGAAAATATCCCTTCCCTGTGCGATACACTCCTTGATGTGCTCGATGCTTGTCCATTGTGGGTCATCGTATTCTTTATGTGAGAATGACTTGATTTTCCGTTGGATATCCCCAATTTCCATGAAATAACTGAAATGCCACCCAGCACTCCTCAACACAATGCTTGGCACAAAATTCAATCTCCAATGAGAAAATGACGGATTCTTGGCAAGCTGTTCCTTACTGATGATGTAGGCCTTGTGCCAATTGTAGGGTTTTTTCCAATAGAAATTATAATAGAAAAATAGCATCTCCAGGTGCAAGGGTTGTTGGATCTCATTCAGTTTTTTGTGCATAATCTCTCTGGCGTCTGGGTGGAAGATATCAGTTTTGGGTATTTCATCAACATCCCCCACATTCACAATATAGTCCTCATCCTTGTATTTTTCTTGGATGTATCCAATGGCAATATCCCTTTGGTAGTGTTCATTGAACCATGCTTGTTTGTATTCTTCTTTGAACCATTTGTGGTTTTTATAAACAGCGTGCCATTGGTCCGTCGCAGAAGGAAACTCGTCAATGACAATCCATTTGATCTTGGATTGGTAGGGCCTGAAAAGGGTAGCCCATTTATCCTTGTACAGAACTTCCTTCTTGACACCCGAAAAGGTGTGGCGTGATTCCGTAATGACAAATTCATCCACTAATGGAAACATGAATTCCAACCTCATCTTTACAATCCAATCCCCATTAAAAGGAAAAGTATCAATAATTTTTACTGTCATTTATCAAAAAATTTCAATTCTTTAAAACATTTTTTATATTATTATAAATTAAAAAAATGGAACCAGTGCCATTCTACATGATATTCGTCTTGTACCTTATTATAAGCAGCAATTTCTTGGCACAATTGTTTTCGTGCCAGCTCCAGAACATCCTGAATAACAGCATGATTGCCAAACATTTCATAGGATACATGACACTGCTATTCTTTGTCGTGATATCTTCAGGGGAATCATCATCCACATCGGACGCATTGTTGCACTCCCTGATTATCTACATTATCTTTTGGTTCAGCACACGGATGTCAATCGAATACTTTATTGTATTCATCATTTTGGCGGCAGCATTGTACATCATCCACTTGTACCAGAAAGAGAGTGGATTCCAGACATCGAAACGCCTACAGATTGCCACAAACATCCTGCATGTGTCCATGCTGGTTGTGCTTGTCATGGGGTTCTTTTTCTACATGATTGAAAAGAAGATTGAATACAAGAAGAATTTTTCATTCACAACATTTATAGTAGGCAAACCAAAATGCAAAAACAAGTCGCCCAAGACAACCAGAATGGATATTTTTAATTTCCTAACGACTAGAAAATCTGTTTCACCCAAGAAATAAAGTAATTGGGGTTCTTTTGTTTGTGTGGGTAATCTTTAATATCGATTGTGTGTGTGTTTTCGATAGTTTTCATTTCACGACTAATCATGATGAAATGCTGTGGGTACATGTGGATGGGATTCTCGATAAATGGGATATTGTAGAAATTTGAGTAATGTCGGGCTAATGGGTAGATTTCTTTGATTGGCCCCACAAGAACGATGTTCATATACCCATATACAACCGAGAGGGTCGAAAAGAAAACGAACCACCTCATGGCTTTTTATTCTAATGGGGGTTATTTCTTAAACAATTTTGAAAACTCCTCAATGGGTGCTCGTTGGCGATCCATTGTATGGACGAGATCAGTTCGGCAATCGTATCGTTCACGTCTTCTTGTCGGTATTTCATGTCCTCATTCTCATTCAACCATCGATCAATCTTTTCTTCCACAATTTCCAGATTGGAAACAGCCTGGCAGTAAATCATGCGCCGTGGCCTTTCGTCCATATAATCCTCCCAATCATCCGCTGTCTCAACATAAATCCCCCCTGTTTCTTTGTCCCTTGTCAGCATCACATAGCCATTCAAAAATGACATTTAAACAATTGGTCTTAATTCTTTAAATAGTTTTCCAATACACAAATCTAAAGACAAGAAAAAAGGAGAGAAAATGAGAATCAGGAAAAGGGATTCAACTCTTGTAGATTTTGATAGGAAAAGGATTGCCAATGCGATACAAAAGGCATCCAAGTCGGTAGAACAAGAGGTGGATGTGGAGGGTCTGGCCGACAGGGTTATGGAACATTTTACAGGTATGGTGGATGAGATCCATATCGAGCAGGTCCAGGACTGTGTGGAACAGGAGCTGATGAATGCCGGGCATTACCATGTGCTCAGGCACTATATTACCTACAGGAATGAGAAACAGAAACAAAGGGATATGGGGGTATTGAACCTTAAGAATCTGCCATCCATTGAACCCCCCTTCAAAGAGATTGGGTATATAACATACAAACGGACATACGCAAGGGACAATGAGGAATTCAAGGATACAATATTGCGAGTCCTGATTGGGTGCCAGAAACAATTAAAGGTTGGATTCACCAATGAAGAATTGAAAACGGCGTACGAGCATTTTATGAACCTGAGGGGGTCTGTGGCGGGTCGTTTCTTGTGGCAATTGAATACAGAAACAGTCAGCCGTTTTGGGCTCATGTCCCTCCAGAATTGCGCATTCTGTAAAATAGATTCTATACGATCCTTCACATTCCTAAAGGACGTTTTGATGTTGGGTGTTGGGTGTGGTGTGAATGTCCAGCGCCACAATGTCGAAAACCTACCCCCCGTTATAGACAAGGACATACAGATTGTGCGCAAAGACACAAAGGATGCCGACTTTATTATCCCCGATAGTCGTGAAGGATGGGTCAGTTTCCTTGAACGAGTCCTTGAAGCTTATTTTTACAAGGGGAAAGGATTCACATACAGCACAATCTGTATCCGCAGTGCCGGAACACCCATTATTGGATTTGGGGGTGTGGCCAGTGGCCCTAATATTTTGTGCGAGGGCATGAAGGACATTTGTAAGGTGCTGGACAAACGACGCGGGCAAAAATTAAGGCCTGTTGATTGTATGGATATTGCCGATATTATTGGGTCGATTGTGGTGGCGGGGAATGTCAGGAGGTGCCTCCCCATTGACACAATGGTGCACACCAAATCAGGCATGGTCCCTATCCAGAAGGTGTGTGTGGGAGACGAGGTGCTTACTTCCTATGGGTCCTACGAAAGGGTGTGTGCTGTTTGCGACCAGGGAACACAAAAAATCGCAACGATCATAACAAAAGAAGGAGAATTCCGGTGCACCCCCAATCACCGGATGGCTGTCCTGACAAAAGACGATTGTATCCAATGGAAAAAGACCAGATCCCTCAAAAAGGGCGATCTGTTGATAACACCCAGGATATCTGTTTCGGGGATGAGGACATTCCTGCCCACTTACAAAGAATTCCACAATATCGCACTTGATGCGGGTTTATCATGGTTCCTTGGGTATTGTCTCCGTAATTTATCGGAAAAACTATCCTTTAACGCCCGTAATTACCAGATTGCGGAAAAAATCAGGCTGAACCTGATACAATTTGAACCCCAATGGAACATTCGTTTCGAAAAAATGAGCAACAATTCATTTAGGGTGTGCCCAGAGGAAAACAACAATATTTCCATTCTGTATTCTTATTTAAAAAATATATTCTTGTGGGACAATATACCAGAATTTATATGGAAGGCATATTCAAACAACAGGAAATCATTCATAGCAGGCGTGCTCGATGGTTCTGCCACGAATACAATAACTTCAAATTCCAAAGAATGGATTTCTTCTCTGCAGGTGCTTTGTTATTCGTGTGGGATAGAGATGAAGATGGTGAAAGAGTGTGATTTTTATAAACTTGTCCCATCCACACCCTATTCAAAGAACGCCATTAAAAACATAAATGAACTTGTCAGCAAGGATAAAATAAAGATAAAATGCTGGGAAAAGTTTTTTTACAAAAAGGAAAAGTTTCTCCACACGGTCCCTGTTTTGAAAGTCGTGGATCAGGAACAAACAGAAAGGACATTCGACATTATGGTAGAGAATGAACATAATTTTTATGCGAATGGCTACCTGACACACAATTCCGCCATCCTGGTCATGGGGGATATGGACGACAAGGAATACCTGCGGGCAAAACGCTGGGATCTTGGTGGGATTCCCAATTACCGCGCCATGTCGAACAACAGTGTCATCTGTAATGATATTAAAAAATTACCAGAAGATTTTTGGGAGGGCTACAATGGGAATGGCGAACCTTATGGACTGATTAATCTAAAACTGGCAAAGAATAGGGGGAGATTGAAGGACGGGAATCGGTATCCGGATGTTGTAGAGGGGTTCAACCCATGCCTGACAGCCGATACATTCATCATGACCACTCAGGGGTCAAAACAAATCAAGGAATTGATTGGAAAACCCTTCAAGGTTATCATTGAAGACCAAGAATTTTCTTCCACGAAAAAGGGATTCTGGCACAATGGGAAACAACCTGTTTTTAGAATCAAACTGGAGCACGGGATCGAGATCAAGGCAACCGCCAACCATCGTTTCATGACATTTGATGGATGGAAATATGTAGACAAAATGTCGTGTGAGAATGACATTTTGTTATTGTCCACCTGTGGAAACTACAGGTGGGCTGGAAAGGGAACAGAGGATGATGGCTATATTTCGGGATTTCTGGTTGGCAATAAATTATACTATTCATCACACATCCCCATGATTTCGGTTTTGTTGTCCAAACACCTTGATCCTTGTGAATTCGGGCCCATCCAGAGAATCCAAGAAATCTACCTTAAATACAAGAATAAAAATAAGAGTTTTACCTTTATTGGTGAAGACCTTTGTTATAAACAGTATAAAATGTCCTCTTTTCTTTTCAGGGATATTGCCCAAGAATACAACCTCTTTCGGGATGATGGAAATATTCACGTGTGCGAAGAAGGGTCTTACGAGTTCGCCATTGGATTTTTAAAGGGTCTCTTTGACGCATCGGGCATCATCTACAACAATATCCACGATAATATGACTATCCGCCTGTGGGAAGACAACATTCATACCCTGCGTTCTGTCCAGCGATTATTAATGGCCATTGGGATTATTTCCTACATCATGAGTGAAAATGACATTGAGTGCCAAAACCCTAATGGGTATGAGCTTGTCATCAAGGGTGATGAAAATATGACCCTATTCAAAGAAAAGATTGGATTCCTGAACAATGAAAAGAATCTGGTGCTGTCGCAATACAAACCAATGAAACTGATGCACAAGAAATATTGTTATTCACGTGTGGTATCAATCGATCCGTGTGGGGAAGAGGATGTTTATGATTGCACAATCGAAAGGTCTCATTGTTTTTCTGCCAATGGGGTCCTTTCCCACAATTGTGCGGAACAGGGGCTTGCTAATTTTGAGACATGTTGTTTATCTGAAATCTTTTTACCCAATATTGAAAATTATGAACAATTGAAATCGGTCGCAACAACCTTGTACAGGATCTGCAAACACAGTTTGCTTCTGCCGTGCCACCACCCAGAAACCGAAAAGATTGTCCATGACAATATGAGGATGGGGATTGGGATCAGTGGTATCCTCCAGAGCACAAAAACACAACTGGAATGGTTGGATCCATTATATGAATATCTGCGTGAATACGACAAGCATTATTCGGAAAAACTGGGGGTGCTTACCTGTATTAAATTGACAACTGTAAAACCAAGTGGGACATTGAGTCTATTGGGGGGGTGTACCCCTGGGATCCATCCTGCTCTTTATCGTTATTATATCCGTCGCATCCGTATTGCGTCAACAAATCCATTGATTGAATTGTGCAGAAAACATGGTTATCGTGTGGAAGGACAAAAGAATTTTGATGGGACATTGGATCCAAAAACAATGGTTGTTGAATTTCCTTGTAAATCCTCAGACAATGCTGTTTTATCGGACGAAATGTCCGCAATCGATCAACTGGAAAAGGTGAAAGAGCTCCAGACCCAATGGTCAGATAATTCCATCAGTTGCACCATCTACTACCGAAAAGAAGAACTTGAAGAAATAAAAGAATGGTTATACCGGAATTACAATGACCACGTCAAGACGTGCAGTTTTTTGTTGCGATACGATCACGGGTTCGTCCAGGCACCATTCGAATCAATCACACGAGAACAATACGAAGAAATGGTCAAAAAAGTAAAACCAATGACGGGCAATATGTCCATCTCTATCGACGATACGGATACAGCAGACGAATGTGCGGGTGGAATCTGCCCCATCAAATAAATAATTTTTGATCTTGTTAAATTAATAAACAAACAAAAAGAAAAGAAAAAATTTTTTTATCTTGAAAAGAAAGAAAACCAATGACAACCAGTTCTTCTACGGGAAAACAAATTGTAGGAACAATCATCCTCTTTTCATTTCTTATTGCGTGCGCTCACAGCATGGTCAGTGGAAAATCACTCATTGAGTGTTTCATCATGTACCCACTGAGGCTCAAGGTGGATGTGGTGAATCCTGCCACTAAAGCATCTGTCCCTGGGAATAACCAGACTGCTTTTAGCGCCCCTGTCATGACAGTGCCTGGCACTTCTCAGTCCCCTCTTTCTCCACGTTTCAGCAGCACTGGTTATGGTGCCAACATCACATACAACCTACCCGAGGTCAAGAACCTTGCTCTGATGCCCACAAACCCCCTCCAATTGACTCCTCTCCAGTACGCCAAAGTTGTGGAAACGGGTGGGATTGTCGAAAAACCCAGCACACGCGATGTGCGTGAGGGGTTCACAACCACAACTAAAGGGCCTTTTGGCGCAAAGAGCTCAAGGCCTCCCAAACGCAAGGGGGATTCTGCGGCCCAGTATGCCGCCCTCCAGCGTTCCCAGCAGGAATTCGGTGAGGACAATTCTGCGGCCCTTCCCGTCCAGAGCCTGACCAGTTCTTCGGGTGGTGAGGAAGTCCCTATGGTGATGGATCGTTTCATTGTCGCCACCATGAAGTCCCGCTTGTATGGGCAGGGTGATCCCATCCGTGGTGATCTGGCCATTGTCCCCGTGCTCCCCAATGCCGATCCCAATTCCGGCACATGGTTCCGTCCTTCTGTCAACCCTGCCCTGGACCTCAACGCAGGCAGTCTCAGTGTCATTGCCGGTGCCTTCAACGAAACCGGTCGCGCCCTCGCCCAGCTCCAGCTGCAGGCCAACGCAGGCACATACAACACCTTCCAGGGGACTTCGTGGGCTTCCCCCCCTGGCACTTCTTCATTCTCGGCTCTTGCCGCCAATGCCGCCATGGCTGTCCAGAAACAGATCGCATCCACAACTGGCCCTGGGTCTGGCGATGTGTCTGTCAAGACCGAGAAGATTGTTGCCCCAGAGGCCCCCATGGTTTCCTTCTTCCCTTAGACAACACCTTTATAAAAAAATTAGTTATTATACAAGAATTTGTATAATAAAATTTTCTTCATTATAAAAAGACCTTTTAATCAAATTACACAATGACGGATTTTAAAAAGACACCCGCACTTTCCATCCCCATGACTCCAGAGAATATGGAGATTGCCCCGATTCCAGAAGGACAAGAAGATTTTATGTGTATTATGGATTACACAAATACCGATAAATCTTTTTTGCCCAAGGATTTTAATGGGATGGTGGTTTGGAAGGATTACATGTGCCCAACGACCCAACAATTCGAATGCGGGAGTTGCTGGGCGTTTGCGACTGCGACCGCACTGGCTGACCGATTCAATGTCATTGCCAAGAAAAAAGTGCTGCCCATCCCATCCATGAATTTCTCGCTCTTGTGCACGACAAATGAGGACATTCTTGATTTAAAAACAGTCTTGTCAACAAGTGCCTCGTACGCAGACCAGCACGCGTTAGAAACCAAACTACAAGAAATCAACAAATCACAGTTTGCGTGTAATGGGAATTACCTAATCACAGGGTGGTGTTTCCTTTATGCCTCTGGCACAACCGTTGATAGTTGTCTCCCCTATATCTTGATAGACCCTTTCAAACAACAATATCAGGAATTGGATTTTGCCTTTAATGGCCGAACTTCTTTTCTGGACACAACCGATGCGAAAAAGGTGCGCAGTGAGAACTTTTTCTTCCTTCTGGACAAACAGAACGCCACGTGGAGCTGTAGCCAGATTGTCGGTTATAATAAGGAATTGTGCTGGCAGCACACCATTATCAATAACCAGATGGTGGCAATACCCCTTGTCCATTATTACGTGGGGCTCATCTACAACATCAAGGACGATAAGGATATTGCTGCGGCCATCCGTTATGATATTTATAAATACGGGCCCGTTGCGACGGTCATGAATCTGTTTGATGATTTCTACTCATTTGACCCAGTCAAGGATGGTGTCTATGCGACACGGACCGACGTTTCTCTAAATATTGGAGGCCACGCAGTGGAGATTGTTGGGTGGGGTGTGTATAAGGGCACGCCGTTCTGGTGGATCCGCAATTCGTGGGGTGCGAATTGGGGTATCAATGGGTGTTTTCGTCTGGAAGTCAACAACAAGGCGTGCAATGTAGAAACACAGGTTGTGACGGGCATCCCCAACTTCTTTTTTAATGTCAATCAATACGATCAGTTCTTGGATGATTTCGAAAAGAACAACCCAATCAAACTCAAAGACCCCTACATCAATTGTTTAAGCAATGTGTGGATGCAAAAATATCTGGGGATTTATTACAAACCCGTCAAAAGAGAACTCTACCGAAAAAATCTACAAGGCAAGAGACTCACTTACATGCGTGTCATGGCAGAACACCCCGGACAGAAAACAGTGCTCCATCCAGAATATGGTGTGACAACAAAGATTATGGGTGTCTACCCCAATGTGATAACAAGACCCGACCCGGATCCAGAATTGATGTTGCATTGGTTCAGGTCAAAAAGCATGGCGGGTGATATGAAACCAATCCCCATCCCATTGTCATACCGGATCAAAAAAATGACTGGAGTGGATTGGCTGACACTGATTGCGAACATTATTCTGTTTGTCTTTTTATTTTATTTCTTGTATCAAAAATACAGGAAACAAAAAGCCACACCAGTCGTTGTGCCATCACCACCATTACCACCACCCATAACAAATTTGAAATCCATCCCGGCAAGATGAAGTATAAAATGGATTTCTTGTTGCGATTGTTTTATAGGAACACCAATTGGTGCTCCAAAAAAGTTTTTTTTGACAATATCAAAGATAAATTCCTTGTTCGATTGCTCGTCTTTAAGGGTATTATCATTGTTCATTCCAGGGAAGTTGCCGACATTGTCATTGTCCGCCATAACCAATCTTGCTGGCGATCCTGGAAAGAAGTGAGTTTGTATGACCTCTATTATATATTGTCGGACGCTGATAAATACTTGTATTATATCTGGAGGTTCAAGCACCAATACCGTCCAAAATCCCCAGATGAAAAAGTTTTTTTTATCCATAACTATATGGTGATTATCGATTTTTCAAAAAAATATTTTAATGTCTATTGCGACCATTCCACACCCTTTATCGATCAAAAGATTTACACCAAACACCTGATTAAAGACAAGGGCTATTTAAAGATTTGGGTGGGTGATTACGCCAGATCGAGGATGACAAACCAGGGTGATAGTTTGTTGATCCAGACACCCGAAAACATGTTCATGACAATCCGTGATGCGATATTCGAGTTCAAGAATGTGAGATTTTTGAATGAAAATCCATCCACACCCTTTTTAGTGGGCCCAAAAGCCAACCTATCGAAACTATTCCACGAAAAAAATGTCCTGTGCAAAGTCGTCCACCAACAATAAAAAATAATATAGTTTTTATATTATTTTATTCTATTTTCAATGTGGAGAGACGATTAAGTTTGTTTTTGTTTTTTGCGTGAAATCATGCTAACGATAAATCCACCAATAATAACGAATAAAGGCAAACCCCATACAGCGGTCGAAATGGTTGATATTGCGACAATAAAAGTCATGAGTTTCTTGTAATCATCCTTGACATCTTCGGGCACCTCATTATCATCCTTTATCTTGTTGAGTGAATCGGCGGACATGACCATCAGCGCAAAACTGAGGGCAAAATTAATAGCCACAAAAAGCAACAAGAAAATCACAAACCCTTCGATCCACGAAAAGACGATATAACACATAACGAGGAAATAAATGTAGAGAAGGAATACCAGATTGATCCCCGCCAAATATTCTTTATGGATCTTTTTCACACCCCCAGATGCTGTTTCAGGCACGTTTTTTCTGGAAAGCTCAAACGATTTGCTCATGATGATTATCAATGCCCCAAAAATACCAGTAATAATAAGCAACAATAATGCTCGTTTGGCCTTGTCTGTAAATGATAATTGTTGTTGTCCGGCCATTTTTTCTGTTTTTTATAAAACAAAGAAATAAAATTTTAACAAATAATTTGTGTCTGTTCATCGGTTAGACACTCATTAATCTCTTCTTCAGTATCGGTATCACTATCGTAATGAACATCATCCTCCACTAGATTCTGGTAGGCGCATTCTCTGCACCGGATAAAAAAATCATCAAAGGTTCCTTCGGGTCCAGCATACACCATTTCTCTGTAGGGTGTGTCTTCCAAGTGTGAAACAACATGATGGCATCTTGCGCATTGGTACACCCCGAAACTACAATTCTCACACAAGATCATAACCTGATTTTCTGGTAAATAAAAAGTAATTGGAAAGTCCATAACCCGATAACAATTCATACAAACATCTTCAAAGTATTCTTCTGTTGTCAAAACAATTGCCATGTTTTTTCTATTTTTTATTTGAAGATTGTTTGTTTTCATTTTTGGTCTAAAAGAAGTTTTCACGAATAAAATAAATGGTAAGCAATGAGATTTGTTTGCGTATGAAAGATGGAAAAATATTGATTGGAAAAAAAGGAAAACCCTTTTTTCCTGAACCCCTGAACAAGGATGTTATTGTCATCCAACCAGACGAAGAAGGATTCCTGATTGGACCCTATCCAAACCATAATACAATGATTATGCCTTTAAATCAATACCATAGGATGTTGTTGGAATTGAAAAATAATTGCCCGAATGCGAAATCATGGAGGATAACGGCTCTGGTTTTTATTGGGATGTTTATTGTCATGATGTGTATCTACCTGCAACAAACCATCTTTTCAAGGAATATTTTTAGAAATATCTACGAGAATTGGAGAAAAGAAAATATGAAATAAAAAAAAATTTAATTAATTTATTCTATTCTTAAAATAAAATGTCGTCAAAAGAAAAAAAATCCAGTTCTAACGGGCCCACTTTGAAATCCTACATGTACCCCCCTATTTCGGATATTCCTTTGGGTAAATACAAAGCTGTTGGGAACACCCCTTATATGGACATCCAGATTATCCCAATTGATGCCACAATGGGGTACGAATCCCTGACCCACAACACAAGCCAGTTTCCTTCTTCTTATTTTGATGTGTCAGCCGCTTATCCTTCAGTCGGCAAGGGGACGTGCACTTCTTTTGTCCTTCGTAAGTGCGACGGGCAGGTAGAGAACAAGTACATTACCGATTCTCTCCCCCAGCCCAATAATATGTAAAATTCTTTTTGAAATATATGTTGTATAAAATAAATAAAAATACGAAAATTATTTTTATTTCTCCTCAAAAATGATTTTCGTATTTTCGAAAACTGATCTAAAGGAATGAGTCAAGATATCGAAGAAAAAACATTTATTTATTGTTTTGTTTTTGTTTTAACAATGACACAATGGAGTTTATCCTTGATTTTTCTTCCTTTCTACAATTACCTCCATCTATTTAATTGTATCGGGTTTTTACTTGATTTTTTATATTACTTATTTTTCTGTAGGGTTGTGTTTTTCTTTTACATTATCTACAGCATCGCAACTATCTTGGTTCATTATTCCTATATTTTCCAGATGGGGATTTTTGTTTTTGTGTGTGTAGTATTGACCCATATATTAATATTGGTTTCTCTCTTGTTTTTGCGCAATACATTTTTATATATCCAATGGACAATTATCGTTGAAATATTGACACGGAATATCTATATATCAACCTATATAATATTGTCTGTTTGTTCTCAAAATTTTTATTATTCTGGGTATAAAAAAACAATATGATTTATTGGGGTGTGTTTGTTTTTGTATTGCTTGTCCTTTTCACATTTTTTTATAAATGTTGTTGCGAACCCCATCCTCCATTATGGGAGCGAGGTCATGAAGAAATGGTTGCCACTCTGTAGATTTTATAAAAATTTTTTTATAAAAATGAGTAAAAGAAATTATGCCGTTATTGATCAATCCAATATTGAAAAAAAGTCCTCGCATTGCGAAAAATAGTAATGTCATGAATGCCCTATCGTCAAATATGAATGTTTTTGTTCAGGGCATGGCGGCCACTCCAAGTTTCCTGACAAAAATCATGACCGAATGGGGTATATCCCAAAAACTTTCCAACATCAATGTCTACCATCTGCACACAGAAGGGGAATGCCCCTACATCCAGCCACAAGCACAACCTCATTTCAAGTGTAAAAATTTCTTTGTTGGGCACAACATGAGGCAGGCGATCAAGGATGGTGTGGCAGAATACATACCTGTATTCATGAGCGATGTCCCTCGTCTTTTCAGAAAAGAAAAAATCAAACTTGATCTGGCACTCGTCCAGATGTCCCCCCCAGACAGCTTTGGGGTTTGTAGTTTGGGGCCAAGTGTCGAAGCCACTCTCGCTGCGATTGAAAAATCAAAACACGTGGTGTGCCAGATCAACAAGAACATCCCACGCACCCAGGGGGACGCCCTGATCCATATCAATAATGTGGATACAATTATCGAAAACGATACTCCCATCTATATGAGCGCCAACAAACAACCCACCCAAGAAGATATTACAATTGGTAAATTAATTTCCACAAACCTGATACCCGATGGTGCCACCCTCCAACTTGGCATTGGAAATATCCCCAATATGGTCCTGAATGAATTGCGTTCTCACAAGAACATTGGGATCCATTCGGAAATGTTCTCGGATGGTGTTGTGGAACTCATCAAAGAAGGTGTTGTCAATAATTCCAAAAAAACATTGGACCCAGGGCGATTGGTGGTGTCATTCTTGGTGGGATCATCAAAATTATTTGATTTTGTGCACAACAATTCAATGGTGGAGATGCGCGATGCCGCGTACACCAACAATCCTTATGTCATTATGAAACAGGACAACATGATTGCCATCAACAGTGCGATTGAAATCGATCTGACGGGTCAGGTTTGTTCGGACTCGATTGGCACACACATTTATTCTGGGTTCGGTGGGCAGCTGGATTTCATGTATGGGTCTTCTCTTTCCAGTGGTGGGAAAGCCATCATCGCTTTGCATTCACGCACTTCCACTGGCAAACCAAGGATTGTGCCATTCTTGTACAATGGAGGGGGTGTTGTTACAACCCGTGGCCACGTTAATTATGTTGCCACAGAATACGGGATCGTGTCCCTGTGTGGTAAATCCATCAACGAAAGGGCCAGGGCATTGATCCAGATTGCCCACCCAGAAGATCGGGAGATGTTGGAAACCGAAGCCAAAAAACGAAAATTATTATAAATCAAAAAAAAAATATAATAAAAAGAAATGAAAAAAACAAAGAAATTATATATCATCGGGTTTCTTGTATTTATTGTACTTGCGATTATAATTGGTATTGCCATTTTGAAAACAACCACAAAAAATACATCGTCTGAAAAAACAATCACCACTAATACAAGTACGTCATCACCAGAAACTACAAGTTCTGTAGAAAAAATAACAGAATGGATAACCACAACACTTATACCATCAACCACAACATTATCACCAACCACAACATTTATACCATCAACCACAACACTTTTACCAACCACAACACTTTTACCAACCACAACACTTTTACCAACCACAACACTTTTACCAACCACAACACTTATACCATCAACCACAACACTTTTACCAACCACAACACTATCACCCTATACTTACACTGCTAATTCAGCAGTCATCAGCACAAATAAGTATAAATTTGGAGTGTCTTCTTTGTACCTGATGTATGCTTCTCCAGCATGGGGGACATCAACCCTGAAAGTTTCTGGTATTTCTTTTTCCAGAATAACAGGAGCTTGCACGATAGAATGTTGGTTTTATTGCACAAATACCACAGGATGCGGTGGAAATCAACAATCGGTATTTGCGATCCAAAATGGAAACACTCAATCAAATACTATCCAAATGTGGTTATCTCCAACTACATTGAAATCACAAATAGTTTATTTTCAATATAGTTCATCAACAACAGGAACCACTTCCTACTCGATTGATACATGGAACCACTGTGCCTTAGTATGGGATACCAGTTCTTGGAATGTGTATGTCAATGGAAAACTGGACGTAAGTTTGAACCAACCAGCATTTCCTTTTGGTTCTGCTACAGATCTATGGATAGGTGGTTATACAAATGCCCAACAAATGAATAATGGCTATATTGACGAATTTAGGATTTCAAATATCGCACGTTATACTTCTTCCACTTATACCATTCCATCTTCCGCTTTTGTTGAAGATGAAAATACAATATTTTTAAATCATTTTGATAATTCATTTTAACTATTTTAAAAGAAAACATTTTTTGTAATAAAAATGTTTTCGAAAGCCATCCAACGAACAAGGTATTTTGGGAACAGAATGTTTTCTAATGTGAATGTATCCAAAGCGATTGCCAGCAGCATAGATGCCGATTGCAAGCTTGAAAGAATGCGTGTCGCACAGGAAAAATTCTACAATTATTCTCAACAACAGGTCGATTTTATTTTCGAAAAAGTCAGTGATAATATCAAGAACCATTCTGTAGAACTCGCCAAGATGGCGGTGGAAGAATCCAAGATTGGCTGTGTGGAGGACAAGATTTTGAAAAATATTTATGCGTCCGAACATAGTTTTGCCATGTACAAAAACACCAAAACAGTAGGTGTCATCGATCACAATATCCCTCTTGGGATTTCCAAGATTGCCGAACCCGTTGGCCCCATCTGTGCCATCCTCCCCTGCACCAACCCCACTGCCACTGTTATTTTTAAATCCCTTTATTCCCTCAAGACGAGGAATTGTATTGTGTTTTTACCCCATCCCCGAACCAAAGATTGCAGTATTTACGCTGCGGATTTAATCCATAAATATGCGATAGAAGCGGGTGCCCCTAAAGATGTCATTATGAGTTGCCTGCCAAGCCGAGAGATATCAGATTATATCATGAGGCACAAGGAAACAAAATTCCTTCTGGCGACGGGTGGATCCGACATGGTCAAAACCTGTTATTCAATTGGGAAACCAGCGATTGGTGTGGGCCCAGGCAACACGCCTGTTGTCATTGATGATACCTTTGATTTGAGGGAAGCCGTCAACAGCATCCTTATTGGAAAAACTTTTGATTGGGGTGTTCCGTGTATCACCGAACAGTCCATCATAATCTTGGATAGTGTTTATGAAAAGGTGAAACAGATACTAAAGATGCGTGGAGTTTATTTCCTTGACAATTACGAAAAGAAACGGGTTGCTGATGTCTTCATGCCCGGTGGGGTGAGAGTGAATCCAGAGATTGTGGGGAAATCCCCCCAATTTATCGCCGAGAGTGCGGGGATAGAGATCCCACCACTCGTGCTGGCATTAGGAGCCGAGGTTTCGGGGGTTGGTGAGCACGAGGTTTTTTCTCACGAGAAAATGAGCCCCATCCTCGCACTATACCGATCCGATACTTTTGAAAAAGCGGTAGAAATAGCAAGAGAACTTGTTCTTTTTGGCGGGCCAGGGCATTCGTCGTGCCTCTATACGAATGACGAAAAACGGATCGAGTGGTTCCAGAAAAGGATCCCTACCTATCATGTCAATATCAATATGCCAGCACTGGGTGGGATTGGGATCCGGTACAACCCAAATGTCGCCCCTTCCATGACGGTTGGTTGTGGTGTTCATGGTGGAAGTATGGCGGCTGTCAATGTTGGGCCAAATGAACTGATCCAGACCAAGACGGTTGCCCGAAAGATTTCACCCCACCACCCCTTTTTGAAACCCCATATCATTATGGGCAGTATTTTTGATTCGGTGGGATCATTGAAACTGGACAATGAGAATATTGTCATCATAACAGATCCAGATGTCCCCAACAAGAGTGAATTGCTCAATCTCCTCCGCACATCTGGGCATAATCTCATGATTTTTAATGATCTAACCGAATATATGGACGACATTGAGAATAACACCCCCCTTCTCGATGATTTCAAACCCACAATCTTTTTTGCCATTGGCAAGAAGGAAACAATTGATATCGCAAAATTGGTAAGATTGCGTTATGAGAATAAGGATGTTTCGCTGGAAAAACTTGTCGCACCCTTTATCGAATACGAGCGCCACGACGAATTGCTGGGCCTGAAGAACAATATCCGGTTGGTGGTTGTTCCCACAATGCCGAGCAGTGTGGATATGAGCCCTTTTACTCAAAGTATCATCCAGAATAAATCAAATATTACTGTTTATGCGCAATCCATGCGACCCAGTATTGTTATCTATGATTACGACACGATACACGAAAAGGAAAAATTTTTGACAAACGCATACGTCATTCTTTTACAGGGGGTAGAAGCATTTGTTTCTGCTGATTCCAATGAAGAGACAAGACAAATGATACTTGATGCGACCCGCCAATTATTTTCCCAGTTGTTGGACAACGAGACGAACCATCATAAAATACTCGATGCTTGTGTCCAGATGTCCATGGCCATTTCCCATAATGGGGTAGGATTAGGAACATCAATGGCTGCTAAAATGAGTTCATTCTTTGATATCCCATTCCCAAATGCCCTATCCTCTGTCATGCCCCATGTAATCGAATACAATTCTTCCATCTGCCCCAAACGAGGTGCTGTCTTTCCATTTTATCCTTACCCAATGGCAAACATCCAGTATTCATTGCTTGCGACCTCGCTGGGTATGACGGGAAGTAATGAAGAAAAAAGACAGAAACTGGTCGAGGCACTCAGGGCGATCCGTTGTCATGTTGGTTTTGAAAAAATACATTCCCTCATAAACCGAGACACCTTTATCAACCATTTATGCGAATTATCCGAAATGACATTTGGCGATCCACTCCAATCCACCAATCCCCGAATGGTCTTTATCCCTGATATTAAAAAAATCTACAAAAACGCTTATTTTGATTAAACCAAACCACTTAAAAAGATAGTTTATTTGATGATAAGAAATAACGACAAAATGACGGATCATATTATTTTTTATCATATTGTAAAAACCAACGATTATATTGATTTTTCTCACTGGTTCAACACGGATATCCAATTAAAGATTGTTGTTGAGATCCTACCGGATGAAACTGTTTATAAACAATGCCCCAATATCCACTGGATAAGGACGAATGAATTCCAAGAATTCAAAAAGATCAATAAAGACGATAAAATATTTGTAGAGTTGCCTTCCCTTTTTCATGTCCCACATTTTGGAAAACAATTTGATCGGGATATGAAATTCTTGACTGGGCATGGTATCATCATTCCTGTTTTTGATTTTGAATGGGTCTATTACACAAAAAGCGATGACATCCAACAGAATATTCTCAGATTTTCACAGGATCAGGTTTGTATTGAGAACAAGATGACCAATCGTGAGGAATGGATTGATAAACACATTCGTCCCTCGTGGGAAGTATTCTATCAACACCGGCTCGAACTGGATATTTACCAGAGGCGAGTTTTCCTCGGCCTATCCAAGATCCTTGGAGAATGGAAAATTGTGGAAGAATTGTCCCCATTGTGCGATTGGGGGGAACCCATTGTCGAATACGACAAAGCAGAAGCATCTTTCCACACCAATATACGCACACCCATCCACGAACGCCAGCAGCAATTCTTCCAGAGACTCAATCAATCACCTCAATACTGGTTTGAAACCTGGTGGAAATTACTTGAATTTACTGATACTATTCCCACTATTGTAGATGTTTCCACCATCTGTTCGCGTCTCGTCAAGAAAGCCGTGTCCCGCACAAAACTCAATGATGACACATATTTTCCAGAATGGTGTCATGAAATGCCAATCTGTCGCTGGGCCCACAAAAATATCACGGACGAAGACATTCTTTACAAACACGAAATACATTTGCTACAAAAATCACCAGAATACACCGAATATTGGAGGAAATATCTGTTTGCCAAGACCCTTCGTCTGAAGAATCATGTTTCTCACCATTTATTCACACAAGAATGCACAAATTTTTTGAATAAATTATCGAAAATGGACGGGTGCGAGAATGGTGATTTGATTGCTTCCACCCAAGACGCGGATTACGTCCCATCGTCTTCTGGCCTTATTGTTTATCCTGAAAACCCCCGGTGGTACCTTGTCAATGTGCGCAAGGTGAATTATCGTATCCTGCCCAATGGTTCCTATGTGACACTCATCGATGGAAAGATCAACAACACGTACAATGGTATTTCCAAGAATGAATTTTATTTTATGGACCGAGAAACACTAAAACCAGTCAGTCCTATCCGGCCAATGAACGAGGACATTCCTGGGAAAAGAGAAGAAGAATTGGCAATCGTTGGGTTGGAGGATGTGAGATTGGTGCCAGGAACAGAACAAGACATATTGTTCTATGGGGTGACCAAGTCATATTCCTATTCTGACGCCATCCGGATCATCACTGGAAAATACAATGTGGAACGCACATTGTTCCACAGCACCAGGGTCATCCACCCACCCTACGAAGAGAATGCGTGTGAAAAGAACTGGACTTGGTGTGGTAATAATAGGTTTATTTATCAGTGGCACCCAGTCGAAATTGGGTCGGTGGACACAAACAATCGTTTGGTGGTGGATGAACGCATCCCATCTCCAGCTTATTTTAAAGAATTCAGGGGCAGTTCTCCAGCTGTAATGTGGAAAGGATTCCATTTTTTCTCTGTCCATTCTGTGGCACACGGAGAGAATGGAAGGAAATACATCCACTACATTGTTGTTCTGGATCTACAATCCAAACAACACAAGGTCGTGGGTGTCTCGTTGCCATTTTGTTTTGAAAATGCCCAGATTGAATACAATATTGGGATGGATATCTACAAGGGTAAAATATTGTTCCTTTATAGCACCCGAGACAGCACAAGCCGGTATATGCGGATCCCACTTTTTCATATTCTGGAAAACATGATTTTTATCAATGAAGAAACCGGATTCAAAACAAAAATTTTTCAAGATATTTTCTAAAAGAAAGAAACATGTCATTGGAACAGTTAAGAAAATATATCCAAAACACAAAAACAGATTGGAATTACATAACACCCTTGGAATTCTATGAAAAATATTATCTGGATAAGAAAAAACACAATGATTTCATGCTGATTGATTTGCGCAAAAAAAAGGAATTTGAAAAGTACCACATAAAGGGTGCCAAAAATATTTTCTGGCTCGATCTGTTGGACGAAAAAAACCTTGAAACCCTGCCAAAGGACAAGACAATTTTCCTTATTTGTTATGTGGGCCACACAAGCAGCCAGGCCATGGTGCTATTGAAACTCCTGGGGTACGATGTGGTCTCTATCAAATTTGGCTATGGTGTCAGCCCAGCGTTCAAAGTCCCAGTGGCGGGGTGGACATCCTACAACCTGCCGGTTCATCGGGAAAACAAGAAATGCCACATACGAGAATGCCCCAATGACCAGATTGGTTGAGACAAAAATGATTTTTCACTATAAGAAATAATAACAAAATACAATGTACCAAGTGGATATTGATTTTGATGACGCCAGCAAAGAGTGGCGGAAGAACAAGGTGGCAATGGAAAACGGGACTTTTCGGTACAGGTGCGCCCATTTCAGCACAAAGAAACAAGAATTCTGCAAGAATCGCACCTTCTTAAAATCCCCCTATTGTCGTTTCCATATTAAAAAAAAATGATCTAAAGGAATAAAAATATAGGGTAACAGACAACATGCGATTGTAACTCAGTCGGTCAGAGTTTTCAGCTTATATCTGAAAGGTCGACGGTTCAAGCCCGTCCAGTCGCATCCAGTATGTTTTCAAAATTGGTAATTTTGAAAATTAACGAGGTGGATCGGCATGAGTGTATCGGATCTTTCCACTGGAATTCAAAAAAGGAGGAACAAATTTGCGACCATTCCCCGAAACCACCACACCATCGTTTGTTTGGGGCAAGGCGTTGTTGTATTCACGATGGTCTTCAATGGCAACAGCCGCAATCAAACCCCTCAGGAACCTTGCGTCTGTATGGCGAGCAACATACAGAATAAAAAATGAAAGCCAGATTGTTTTCATTTCATATTTATTATTATAAAAAACAAAATAATTTAACTTTTTTTTCATATTTTTGTCCGTTTGCTCTGTTGGGGTTTCTTTTGAGGATGCTTGAAGGGAGCCCAAAAATGTTTGTACACACTCTTGTTTTCCTGACTCAGTGGCAATAATTTCTCAATATCCTTATCAACCTTGTATTCCTTCTCTACCAACTGTTCAAAAATGGATCGCAACAATAAGATATGGAACCTTATCCATTCCAGCATTCCAACGGCCTCGTGTTCCTGACCGAGTTCTTGTCTGAGTTTTTCTGTTTGTTGCTGGCGAGCCCTTTTCACACTCGGGATATGAGACCATTGCTTGACTTTAATGACATTATCCACAAAACTCTTGAATGGGTAGAATTCATTCTTGACGTGATCCTTATCATAATAAATGACAAACTCGGCTGTATGGTAATCATTGTTCCTGATATAATTATCAACTCTTGTCAATATGCTTTTCATTGTGCGTATCCATTGTTTCGTCTCTTGAATACTCTGTCTCCTTTCTTTGTGGCCAGGAAACAACAACGGCAGGATATCCACTTCCAGCTGAAAAATCCTCTTGTTGATTTGTTGTTTATTCACCGATGAGGACATGTTTTATAAGATTAAAGAAAAAATTATTTAAAAACACGATTTCGTGAATAAACATTATTATTACAAGAACCAGCTTTACCAGAAATCGCCATACTGCCGATTCCATAGATAAATTGTTCTAATAATATCTGTCAAAAATAAATTAGAAACTATTAAATAAAACAACAAATTATGTTCGGTTCGGATATCAAAAATGGTGCTTATAACTGCGCCATATTTTTTGCGGCCCCGTACTTCGTCGGTACAGTTGCTCTTGGGGTGGTTGTGGCTGTATGTTTCTTGTTGAGCACAAGGTATGCGATTGTGCAGGCGAACGTCGTGAAGGCGGGTGTTGTTTTCGACCCGATCCCAATGATGATGCCGACGACGACTACATTGGTGCCATTGGTCCCTGATAAACTGTTGTATAGGTATGAGGTGTCGTATGTGTTTGACAACCGATCTTACACAACCGTTCATGAGAGTTATAACAAATACAATATTGGGGAAAGTGTGCGGGTCGAGATCCATAAGAGCGATCCTGGGAAAATAGCATCTTCAGCAACAGTGTCTGCGTTCTTGGTGATTTCGGGGATTTTCTTTTGTGTGGGTGTCGTTGTGTGTCTTATTCTTTTGTTGATGATGACGAACGAGATAGGGCGCACGTACCTATGTGCGAGCGGAATAATCGGTGTCGTCAAGAACATGTTTGACTAATAGGGATGGTTGACGTGGCTGTAGCAACTTTTTCCAATGTCAAAAGATTTTCTTGAGCCACACTAAAAGAGCTGTGTCAACACCAAAAATCCAATGAAGGTATATTCCAATAACGAGAAGCAGGAGGAAGGTGGCAAGGAATTTTGAGAAGGAAGAATGTGAAATCAACAACGCAATGACAATGGTTCCCAAGAGATCATTACGGGCGAGTCCAAAGAGACGCGCCTTGTGGAATCCCTCCATGGGTCTGCCAAGGATGTTTTTATATCTTGAAAAATCCATTTCTTTATCAACAAGAAGAATGAAAAATTATGTTATTCGTCTGTCTGTTCGATTGGAGTGTTTGATTCCAGAGCGGACCGAAGTGCGATGACCATCTGTAAAGTATAAATCAAAAGGACAATTGTATAGAGTATAAAGAAAAATGCGATATACTTGAAAAATAAACTGATGAATGTTTGTAAAAAATCAGGATCCTTGGAAGGGTACATCCAGTAATAAACCGAACCCGAAACCAGAGCGACAATAACCACAATAAGGACCCCAATCGAAACATAATATACATTCATATTGATTGTCTTGATGTCCTCTGAAACAATCTCTTCCTTTTCGGTGGTTGGTTCTTCGGTGGTTGGTTCTTCAGTCGTGGGTTCTTCAGTCGTTGGTTCTTTTACAGGAGTGGCTGTTGTCTTGGGTTTTGGGGTTGCGGATGATAAGAATGAACACGAGGTTCGCAATTCCAGGTCTGAGAGATTGACGTTCCCTTGGCGATTGATGACAGAAACGACATTCTGGCATATGGTGCTAGGGCAGTTGCGTTTTTCTTCCCGAAATGCTGGATCGATGAAAATATTCAGGGTTGAGTTGTCCAGACAAGGACCATACCAGCACCCTTCACTACCTTTCATATTAGCTGGAAATTCATAGTTTGAATTCTGGAAGGACTTGTACGCCGACTGTTTTTCTCTGTTGAGACACTGGCATTCAAGGGTATTATTCGAATTACAGAAAGCCTGTTCTATGGCGTGTAGATTTTCATATGTCCGTGTCTTGTTGGCGGCTGGTTGTTGCGAATCAATATTATTCAACAGATATGTTTTACAATCAGGGAAACGCTTGGATGTGGCGGTCGAACAATTTTGAGAAACATACGAAGGAGGAGAATTATTGTAGTCCATGATAGGATTGCACTTGGACGATTCTTTTTCTACCTGGTAGCAGATATTGGGCAGAAGGTGGTTGTAATAAACATATTCATTCCATACTTTGCATTCGGGAGAGGCCGCCAATGAAGCATTATCAATAAATTTTGACTTGAGGTCGTCCAGACTGGAAAGGGTCTTGAGATTGTCCATGCTGTAGTACACAAGGTAAATGATGGGTTTGCCCTCGATATAACGCAAGTCGTCTTCAATACATGGTTCAACTGGTTTAACAAGAAAATAATTAAATTTATTCATAAAACTAACGGAACTCTGGGGTCCAATCGAACCATCAAGTTTTAAATAGGAATCAGAAACTGTGTTGATGATAGGGCAATTACTACCATAAAGCAAACAAGTTCCCGTTTTTATAACGTCTGTGCCCCTGGTAAAAAAATTTCTGGTAAAATCAAAGATATTATTAGTTGAAGAATAAACAAAAGGTTGTGTAAGCCCGGAGTGTTTTGAGTTATTGAAAACCATAAAAAATGGAATATGTTTTGAAAATGTTGTCAGGTTCACCTTTGTTGAATTTTCAATATTCATTGTAAGATAAAATTCAATCATTTGGTATCCTATAAAATTATGGTATTTAATAAATGTTGAGGTTGCTGACGATGTCGCAATTGTATCGAAAACTTTTTTGATTGTGTCCAATAATTCCCATTTTGTGATTTTAGAAAATTGGATGGTCGCTTTAAAAATACGATTAATACTGAGCGAACAATAACTCAAATCTTTATATAAAATTTTGACACTCTTGACAATTTTGTCGGATCCCACTCCCCCCAATACTGTAAAAATAGATTCATCATAGGAACACACCTTATAAACCGTGCAGTTTGCCGCCATGCAATCACATTTATTCGTGCTCAATTCATATAAATCATAGTCCCTCACATTCAGGGATTTAGAACAACCATAATCATCCTTGTTGTATATCATTTCTGGTTTGCACGCGCTGTCCTCGTCATAACATAAAGACGTGGGTGAATAATAATAGGTGCCTGTAGCGCAACCCGTCTTGAGACGCCAGCATTTGTTGTCAGCAATCGAATAAGACCATCCACTCCCGCCACAATATTTACACCTATTATACCAAGGACCAAGTTTTTCGCTACACCATTGTCGATTGGTGGAAACACCTTTTCCATATGTGCAACCGTTGTTGTAGAATTTGGTGTTTTTATACTTGTAATTTATATATTTAGGGGCTTTGCATGTTTCTGGTGCTTCAAAATAAAAATCCCATTCTTTAAAAAAACTCATTTTATTGTTTATTTTTATTACAATAAAATATTAAAAAAAATGTATATTCCGGACGAGTGTATTGGATTCCATAAAAAATGGTTAAAGGACGGCCACGAAGAAGAAACCATAGAAGATCTCGACATCATGGACATCATCAAGGCGTTGATTGGGTTTCACCACGAGATGATAGATGGTGTTGCCGACGATGAAAATATCCTTTTATTGTTTGACAAATTGAATGAGAATACCAGGCATGGCCAATGCCAGCATCGTTTAAACCAGATTGAACTCGCCAAGGCGCTTGTGAAAACAAACAAATTGTCAATGACAGATGCTATATTTCTCTTGTTTTCCAAAGAAGACCTTGTCTCATAATTCCTATTGATTTTTTTTTTTGAAAATATTGTTTGTAAATGATAAAATGGGACAAGCCGAATCTTCTAATTATACAAGCACTGTCATAAATTCCTATGCCAAAGTCCTCCAGAATACCTCAAGCACCGCCATGATGAGTTCTTTCAATGAAGCCAAAATCGCAATTTCAGGAGGCACTGGGGATGTCGATATTTCAAATGTAAAGGTTAAACAAATTGTAGAAAATGATCTAAAGGCATCGTTCGAACAAACGAACGACAGTTCGATATTACAGAGCGTTTCACAAGAAATACAACAACAAGCAAGTTCATTAGTGAGTGGCCTTAATTTTGGCAATTTCAGTGAATCAAATAATTCACTTGAATCGGCCATTACAGCATCACTGGATGTCAGTCAAAACATAAGCACATCGTGTGTATCATCGGCTGTCAATTCTTTTGAAATCAGTGTCAAGGAAAGAACAGGTGATATCAAGATTGATGATATTAATGTCGAACAGAATATTAATAATGGGTTGGAATGTGCGGCAAAATCATTGAACCAGTCCTCGGCAATCCAGGATATCAAGAACAAGGTTTCACAGGTGGCAACCGCAAAAACAGAGGGTCTCAGCATTGATTTCGCATCAATCATTGTGGCTATTATAGTGGTGATTGTATTGGGGGGTGCGACTGCCATCCAAGCAATAAAGAGTGTTGTCATTATAATGATACCCATTGTTTTTGTGCTCATTATAGAATACTTTGTGTACACGATGGGCCTCAAGATTGTCAATGCCAAGGTGGAGGAGATCAAGAATATTATCGCACAAAACAAGAAAATCAAAAAATTACCAAAACCCCAGGAACAATTAAAAACCTTCAATTACACATGTGGCCTGAATGGGATTGGTGATTATACTGGTTGTTTCCAGACCGATCCAAGCACAAACACCCCATTACAGAATGTGAATGGGTGTAAATTCACAAAAACCAGTGTTGACGCAACATTCACTTCACCCGATGACGCTTATAGTTATTGGATGAATAATGATAAACTAAAGGCAATCGATATTATTTCAAAAAAAGATGGAACTTACGATTATTATTTCTATTCTGAAGTTTCGAAAGAATGCATTACACTTATGGAAAGTGTGGCAAACGATCCCAATCGGACATACATACCAGACCTCATATGTAAAATGTACAATCCCGCAGATTTTAATAATAAGGATTCTTTGATTGACCCCTCAAAAGTTCCCGAATACAGTTTTATTTTTAATTTGGGTGGGGTATTATTTTATACTAAAAACAATAATTGGGTGCAGGTGAACAAAACGGGTGTGTTTGACTTTGAATTCGATCTAGAAAAAACCGAAACATGGCCAACAGCCAAGAACATCAAAATTTCAATCACCCCTATAAAAAACAGTCCTCCTATCTATGCGAAAGAAGGCGCGGTTGGGAATTTTTATTTTGTTGACATGAGCAAGGCACGAAGGCCCGCTGCCACCCCCGCAGAATCAGAATACAAATACATCATATACAAGTACAAAAATAAATTACCCGAAAACAGAGACCCAACCATCGCCTTATCACCCCTTGATTTTTCTGAATACGCCGAGATTGATGTTACGGATCTTGTCCTCAAACAAAAAATCGGCCCATTTATGGCCAATCCAAATGCCACAACCTATCGCAACAGCACTGTCATCTGGGATACTGAAATAGACCCCGATCAAGTGGATAAAGAAAACAATGCCCTATTGGAGAAATTTGAAAAGGAACAAAAAATATACCAAGGGGTCATGGGGGGTGTTGCCGTGATTGGTTTCATTGGTTTTATTTTTGCCATGATTTCAGCATCTGGATCAAAAACAACCAAAGTTCAAACAGCAGCAAAATAATAAAAAAATTATTGGATAAATAAAATGTCGTATTGTGAAGATGAAAGTATTTCCACCCCCACCGAATGTAGATTGTTGCGCCAACCAAAACGCCCCAAGGCGGATGGGACTTGTCCAGAAAATTATGAAAAGATTGAAGGATTCCTAATGCCCACTTGCCTTCCTCTCCCACCTGCTTCCTACCATTGTTTGTCAGCCGACCCCCGTTTGTGCGCACGCCCACGGATCATGATGTCGTCTTCTTATCCACCGATGTATTCGGCTTACCCGATGCCACATTGATGATAAAAACAATAATAACAAACAACACAAGCCCCCCCAAAGCAATAAATAATGTTTTTTGATCGATTGTAATAGTAGAAGCCGATGATTTGGGAGGAGCCGTTGTGGTTTTGGATTTTGTTTCTTCGGCACTATATATTTTTGTTGCTTCGGCATTTGTGAGATTGTCTGTAATGCTCTCCTTGATGCTGTCTGTGCTTGTGGCAATACAATTATTGCTCAAGCTGATATCTGACAAGGAAACATTCTTATTATTTACAAGTGCGATAATGTTCTGGCACACATTGGGGCACTGGACATTCCCATAAGCAGATTGTAAATCTGGATCCACCTGAATGTTTGTCTTGTACTGGCACGGGATATACCAACAGCTCTCATTCCCACTCTGCATGGATGCGTCGGTTGACAGGATGCTGATCGCATTCTTGTATGCCTCAAAATTGGCGCGATTATAGCATTGGCATTCCTTCATTGTGGGGTTATTGTAGCAAAAATTCCTGTAGCCCTGTTGGACCACTGATTTCATTGTTTCGTCTGTGCTGTCAATATCCAGGTACTGTTTCAATCCATAACACTGGATCTTGTTGGATAATTCCAGATTATTAAAATCTGGGTTCGTGCTGACCAGTCTCGAACACGTGTTTGTGTTTAGATTATTGTAATCCACTATGTTTGTTGGGCAATAATACGAAGGATAACTTTCGGCCTGGATACAAAAATCAAGCCGCAATTGCAAGAATGTCGTGAGATTATTGGTTGTGTCTTGCGGGTACACGCAAAAAATTTTGTATATGGCATTGATCCGGCTGACGCTCGCCATTACACTACTCAATGAATAAGAAACATTCCAAACAGAACCTGCTTTTTTAACTACACTTACAGGATCAAGGTCATCCGCCTTTAAAGCGGATGAGGATGTGCTAAGGGTATCTGTGGTTGTATATTCAAAAGTAATAAGAGTCGTTGACATTTATTACATTACCAAAAAAAATTAATATTCTTCACGAATCGCTTTGGCAACTGGGAACCTTGGAATGTGGTCTTTTGTGTATTCCTGGAAAACCACTGTTAGTTTCTTGCCAATACACTCATTGGCCTTTTTGAAAATTTCTTTTCGTGTTTCGTGATCGCCTTCTGGGCGCACACGGAATGTCTTGCCTTCTTGGGTCTGGCATTCCCAGATTACCAACCCCTTTTCTCTTCCAGTGCCCTCTGTGTATCCAGTAATGATAAATTCTTCCTCCTGGAATAATTTATATTTCTGTAAATCCCACGATCTGTGCCCCATTCGATACACACCCTCCTTATTCCTCAAGATGATCCCCTCATACCCATCCCGGATGAATTCCTTCAGGTTGGTATCAATCTCTTCTTTGTTGCCAATCTCCCTCGTGGGCACCAGACGGATATTTTCTGTTTCTTGGGGAAACAATGAAAGACGATCTTCAAATCCAATTTCATTGGGTGTGATGACATCAAACACATTGTACACCACCTTTTTACCAGATGGTATTGTCTTGTGCCGACGGCAATATCCGCTCAATTCCTCGAATGGCATTTCACCAGAATACAATTCCCCATCCACCACACACCCCTCGTTTTTTTCAAAATATTTCTTTAAATCGTTCTGTATTGATGGGAGACCAAGGAAAGGACAACCGGTGCGAGAATAGAGACCGTCTGGACTGGCCAGACAACGCAATCCATCAATCTTGGGCTGGATGTAGAGGGGGAATTTCAGGTGTTTGCCATTATCAAAGGTTTTTGCCAGCATGGGTGATATTTTTTTGGTGGTTTCTTCCTCCATTGTCGTTTTGTAATTTTCCCTGTTATGCTTGTGGTTCCATTTGGACTGGGCGGTGAATACAGCCTGGTCCCATAAAGTGTCATACCCCCGTTTTTCTTTTGTTATTGCCTGTGTCTCTGTTATCAATTTGCCACCCAATTGCCCGTGTTGGGTTTCAATAATCGGGAAGTCATAAACTTTTTTTACAGAAATTTTCCATTCTTTCCACACCCCATTCTTGTTCTTGGCGTATAGCACCTGGAACTGTTTGGACGACATGTTTCGATTGATTTGAAATAACTTTTTATTTAAAATCATTTTTGTATAGAAAATAATAAATAAAAATGCGATTATTAATGAAATACACTGTTTATCTCTCATTGTTTGTCCAGATTGCGACGGGTATTATGGATGCCCTTGCCCTCCAATTGAAGGTGCCCCCAAATATAACAATCTTGCGACAGGCACTCATCCTCGAACTCATTGTCCAGATTATCGAAGGGATCTTTTATATCTGGCTGGTTTTTGCCATCCACAGTACTACCACCACCAATGTTACACCCAAACGCTATTATGATTGGTTCCTCACCACCCCCACGATGCTCTTTACTCTCATGATCTACCTAAACTATCTAAAGAATAGAAAAACAAAACAGACACTGGGGCAATTTGTCGAGAAACACAAAAAGACGATTGGACAGGTGGTGGTGTTGAATGCGTTAATGTTGGCAATTGGTTATATGGGCGAGATTGGAAAGATCCACAAACAGACATCCGTGGTATTGGGATTTATCCCCTTTGTTGCCTACTACACGATTATCTACCAGACATTCGTCAAGGACAATCCAGAAGGAGAAAAATTCTTTTGGTATTTTGTGGTTGTCTGGGCGATTTATGGTTTTGCCGCATTGTTGCCTTACCACCCTAAAAACACCTTTTTCAATATTCTGGATCTGTTCTCCAAAAACTTTTTTGGGGTTTATCTGGCGTATCTTTTGTATTCCAATCGCATCAATCCAAAAACCCAGCCACACGATGGTTTAAAAGGGACAGGATCAATTTAGGATTATCCACAATGATTTCAAGGTAATTTTCCTTTTCCTGTTCCTTCCCCATTTTCCCAATGGGGATTCCTAATTTCTCGTTCAAAATAGTTTTCAAACTGGATTTCCATTTTGAGGAAGGGGGGGCTTTTTTGGAGAAAAAAATCCGTATCGAACACGGCTGAGAACGATGCAAACGGAAACTCTTGGACGACCATATGATCCAGTGTTTCTCGTCAAGCTTGATTTTCTGTTGTGGCCGATCCAGGTATTTTTTGCATTCAGGGTGATTCTTGATGGTGCGTTTGGCACTGATGGCAATGACTTGAGGGCGAGATTTCTCGGCACCCATCTCCTTCATTGTATCCCGAATCGTCTTTGAAAAAAATGCCGAGCATTTCTTCTTGTTGTTCATATTTTTTTATTTACACACAAATAAAAATTCCAGAGTATTTGATATAAGAAAAAAATTATTTAGAATAAAAATGCCATCTTACCCAAACAAGTTTGAATGTGAATGTAATCCTAAACATTTTTTTAAATCTGTGGAAGAATTCAACCAGCATTTTTCTTCCATCTACCACAAATACTACGAATGTTCAAAAAAAACACTGTTCAAGGATTATCTGCGCCTCCAGGAAGATCTAAGAAGAATCAAGGAAGAACGCGACATGTGGAAGAATATGTACCAAGAAGAATTCACAAAAGATTCGTTTTTGTGACAATGGCCTTGATCATGTCTTCTCGATTATTGGGTGGTTGTATGCCATTCCGCAAACAGTGCCTACAAAGGTCGTCATATTTCATCATCATCAACGAAGCTTCCAACTGGGTTTTCCTTTTTTCGTTTTCAATATTACCCTGGCACATTGGTTTTTTTTCTCGTTTGGTTTTCGTGTCTTTATGAGGGTTCTTTATACCTTTCCACAGCGTCCTTAATTCTTTGGTGTCTATGTGTGGGTTGGTTTCTCCAATCGTGTCAATCAATGACTGGACATAAAATTCATAAATTTCTTCAAAATCCCGATTCAAACTCATTTAATACTATTTGTTTTTTTTCTTTAGATAGAGAAATGGATGATCTTACAACAAAGAAAAGGTTGAATAAAAATGATATAGACATGTTAAACACCATGAAAACCCTGAAGCGTAAAACCACAACACCCGAAAAAAGGAATAGGATACTGGATCAACTCACAACCACACCCGAAAAAATGAAAACAATCATCAATACATGGGCTTCGATAAGGGCTTCAAACCCAAAGAATATAACACCCCGAGACAACAAGTTATTCGAAATGTTGAAATCAAGATACCTGACATTAAAACCAAAAAAACCTTTCCGGAACATACAATTTGAAAAGAAATTTCCCCACATTCGCAATCCAAATAAAGAACACAAAAATAAGTCAAAGAATGACTTGATGGTTTACCTAAAACAACTTGAAAAAACGGACACGGAAAAATTCAAAAAAACGTTGTTGAAAATCCTCAAAACATAAATGATTCCATATTCAGTAAAATATAGAATCAATCAAAATTTGAAAAAACTAGAGTTTGGTAGGATATTGTAGAATTTGCGAGGATTGGGGATTTTATAATAGGTGGTTTGATTATTCACCTCCAGAATGATCCTTGGGGCAATAATCTTGTCCTTTTTCCACACAGGCCTCAAAGGGAACCATAACCAGAACAGAATGGAAGGATTGATACGAGGCAGATAATAATCACGGATCTCTAATGGAACATCACCAACCCAATCCTTTAATAATTTCATGTAATTTTTCTTGTCCTTTTCTTTTCCCTTCAGGAAGATATGATTGTCATCTACAAACAAAAAACTCAATGTTTCGTCTGGCTTTGAAGTCAGGAACCATAAAAAATGAGCGAATTTCCAGATGAATTTTGGCATCACCAACCCCATGATCGCATCAATGACATTGACCGATTGGGATGCCACAACCGCATCCGTGGATAGATGGAGCATTTCGGGATGGAATCGTTTGCGATAGGTTTCCAGATCTCTCACAAGTGTGAAATTGTGTGTTTCCATTGCGTCCAGGAATTTATAAATTGGGACGACGACCTTACTCTGCCCCTTTTCATTCGTGATTCCTGTAAAATGATCGTGGTTTTTGTTGATCCTGAAAAACTTGCTCGTGTCCCTTTCCTGGATACATTCCCACGCATCATCCATTGCCTTCTTGATAGGGAGGCGATCGTCCTTCCCCCCTAAAATTGTCAGCACAGGCATCTTTACACCAGAAATTGGAATTCTCGGGTACGGCATAACCCCCCTGCTGTTGAAATGACTGTTCAGGAGGACCACACCCGCCACACGTTCTGGATATTTAACGGCATCCTTCAACGCAAAATACCCCCCTAATGAATGCCCAATCAGGATCGTATCATTACGATCCTTGGGGGGGCTCTGTAAAAACTTGTGGAACTTGACATTCTCAACATATGGATGGTTCTTGATATAATCGACAAATGGCTTGTACTGCTGCTCCGACACCCATGATCCCGTGTAGAATAGACATTGGAATAATAGTGGCAATGCCTTCATTTTTTGATGATGGTTTATGTCCTTTTTAGATCAATTATTACCCTCATACACAATGAGTGCCTGTTTCAGGTAAAGGTCAAAATCAGTATCAGAAACAAGGTCTTTGTATTCTTCATAAAGTTCCTCTTTGATGGCCGCAATATTCTTCCTGAAAAATTCCAAGAAATTTTTACGACTGGTGTATTCCGATGGGGGCAGGATCATCTCATAGAGGAGTGTTTCTTGAAGAGAAGGATCTGGATGTTCCATCACTTTTTTATTCATATAATGCATGACTTTGGAAAGGATGGCTTCGCGATAACTTATCTTCAGCATGAAATCATCGTACCCAGATAGTGTATTTGCCAAACGGATAGCAATCCCGGTTGAGCATTGTCCAGAAGCTTCCGTCATTTCTTCCAACAATCGTTTCTTCAATTCTTCTTCGTGTTCGGAATGGTGGATATGGCGCCATACAAGACCAAAAATGGTGACAAGGGTGTCTTTGGTCGATCCATAAAGACGTTTATCAAAAAAGATACGATTCATACACAACATAATACTACGATGGGTTTTTTCATTCTGTTTTTTATAGATTTCCCAATCTTCCATTTCGATACGCCATAGTTGAAATTGATCAAGAGTTGTTGGTCGCAACCCATATTTTTCATGGAGCTTTTCCAGGATTCCTTCTGAACTGGATTCAATCGACTCGGAATGGACATTCTGTCGATTCGCATAAATGGAAAGCCCAGACACCATATTCTCCCTGAACAATTCCTCCATCTTCTTCTGTGCCTGTTCGTGATGAACATTCGTAAGGTGTTTGTTTTCGGTGTTGAGGAAAAAATCACAAATATCCGCCTGGATCTCAAATGGGTATTCAAAGTCATTCATGATGCCCAATAATTCATCAAGGCACTCTACAATGAATGCCTCGTCTTCAATGGTGTCTTTCTTGATAAGGTTGTGGGCAAACGTGATGCGGTACATGACAGGATCCTCAAAAATCTTTTTGTACTGCCTCATTATCTGGATAAAAATATCAAACCTTTCATTCTCTTCGTAAGTATGGAAAGCATCCATGACAATCTTGTTCCTATAGAATGGATCCCCCACATTCAAAAAAACCTTGTTTATCCAGTCGTCAATCTGCTGCTCTGCGTCATAGAGGGGATAATAACTCATTTGTTTTAACCAATAAACACGGCACGCAACCTCCATGTCCTTTTTCTCGATCCATTTCCTCAATCGCATAATGTATTCAGGGTCATCTGCTTCGTACACATACTCCAGCATCCGGCAACGAAGATTCGTGGAAAGGTCTTCCATCTGGTCCAGAATGACACGGACGAACCTTTTCATGCTGTTTGTGGGCCCAAAGAACAACATCTTCTCAACAATATTGATAAATTCCATTTTGTCTTCAGGTGTCAATTCCTCATGGAATTCTTTGATTGTCGCATCCATGTCTTCTTCTTCCATGTATTTCTTCATAATGGTCATTCCTTTTTCCACATTCATTTTTTCCTTTACTTGAGTTAAATTCTTAAATTAATTTGTTTTTTGTAATAAATCAAATGCCAGAAAGGAAACAAGTCAATCGGGGAGGGTATTCAACAGTTTATCGGCAACAAGGCCAAACTGATTACTTGATCAAGAAACCCAATAAAGAACTTACACAAAGAGAAAGACAGGCGACCTTGTACGGATACCTAAAACAGAAAAGAATCCTTGATTATTTGCACCAAAATAATCCCAGAAAATCACACCTGTTCAACCAGATTATCCAGGTAAAAGGAGACCAGATGAAGATGAAGGACCTGGGGGATACCGATCTGTTTATGGTTCTAAAAAATAAGAATTTATACCGCTTATTGATGCTGGATTTTGACAATGTTTTTAAACAATTGATGGATGGATTCAAAACAATGATCAATTCTGGGATTGTTCATAGGGACATCAAGATTGAAAACATCATGGCACAATACGATGTGGAAAGTGGTCATTTCAATATTTCATTTGTTGATTTTTCTGACGCCCTCCACATTTCCCAGATTGATCAACCTTTTAAATTAACTGGAACCGAAAAATACATGTCCCCTGAATTATTGAGGAGGATCGCAGCAAAAAATAAAGAAAATGGGACGTGGCAAGAGTATGTGGCGAATGATTTGTGGTCATTAGGAATTGTTTTGTATATTCTTTTATATGGCAATTATCCATACGAAATGTTCAGGCACAAGCACCCCTCACTTGTGGGGATAATCTCTTCACCCGAAATCCTATACGACAGTTATTGGAACCAACGATTCGATTTATTCCATAGTTTGTTCCCCAAACTTGAGAAAAACAATAAATATGTTAATCATATCAAGATGCTGCTTTCCCCCAGCCCGAGGACACGCATCCAGTGGTTGAAAAAGTATGTTCAACAAAAACAAAGCAGATGATTGATTGTTGGAAATTTTTCTATATTTCAAAAAAAATATAGAATATAAAAGAAGAAAATGTCTTGCACAGATACATTTTGTTATAATATCGGGGAACTCCTTCAAGAAATTAAAAACAATTATGAGAAAACCTGTTCCAATCAGGAATGTGTGGATGTTCTTCTGCCAAGGGAGAGAGAGACCCTGATGGAATATGTTTCCAATGAATTCACCGACAGGCGCACAATGGAGATTGTTCGGTGTCTCGTCCAGAACCTTCTCAAGAACAAGAAAAACAGTTCCGTCAAGCAATTTGCCTATGTCCCCCGCCAGGCATTGACAGGGCGTCTCAACCCCCAACGGAACATCTTGACCGATGTCAAAAATTACGAACAATGTGGGTTGGACACTGTCATTTCGGATGCCAAAATCATGGGTAGTGTCGCAACCATACTGCGCTGCAATATCACAGATTTCAACATGGAAACCATCAGGAAATTGTTGAACGACACCACCTGGCGTTTTTCGGCTCAGTTCAACCAGATGCAGAAACAAGAAATGGATTCATTGCTTGGGATTTTCCACAATTACATTATTGGGGTCATCTGTGGCAATCCTTCTCGCACATGGTCCCCCAATGTCGCATACACCTATGGCATGTACGCGTCCCAATGCCCCACAACTTTTCGTAAGAATTTCTGCACCATGATTGAAAAAGTCGGAACACTCCCACAACAAAAAACAGCCCAAATGCTCCTGAAAAATGGGCGCATGACACCTGACCTTTTCTTGTCTGTTTTTTACCAGCTGGCATTGACTCTGGAGATTATGCAGAGCCAGTATGGGTATTGCCATTTTGACCTAACCCCCGAGAACCTGTTGATGCGCCCAGTGTACCAGCAATCCGGGAATGGGATCCAATGGGCGTATATGGTTTACGGAACCCAGCATGTCCTCAAGAATATCCAGTTTTTTGCCACCATCAGCGACTACAAACACAGTTGTTTCGACAAGACCCTCATGGAAAAAGGGGTTGTTTCAACAAAAAATAAATTTATTGGGATGGGGAATTTCCAGAAGTACGGAATGATGGATTTTATAGTTCCTGGGTACGACATGTTTGTTTTCCTGAACAGTGTCCGGAATATTGTTTCCAATACCCTCGACCCCAACAACACGAAAAGTTTTTTGGTCGATCCTTATGCCCAAGAGAACAATCTCCTTATCCTGAATTTTATTGATTATGTCCTGAAGGAAATATACCAACTGACAAATATCTACCTTGATATAGACAACAAAACAAAAACAAATTATAGGTTCTATAATGTCCTGTTGTGTAAAGGGGCCGGGATCACACCCCTCGCACTGGTTGAAAAGGTTGTCAAGTCCGGGATCATAAAGTCCATCCTTGAATTGCCCAAAGACCCTCTTGAGACAGAACCCCGCAACTCGTATGTCCCCACAATCTGTAAAAAACGCGTTCCTTTATTCCTGACCGATTTGTTGCCCAATTGGCGGGATATAGTGGATAAAACATTTGTAAAACCACCCCTTCTTCTGGGAATCGATGAGATCCCTCTGAATCTTGATACCCTCCTGAACATGATCAAGAACAAACAGGTATTGTTTGAGTTTGATTACCGCCCATTGATGACCAATGGTGGGGCAATTGCTACTGAAACCATTGATTATTACGATAATCTAGTATTCAACAAGAATGGTTATTATAATGGGTACTACGAAAACACACTGACATTCTACAATTCCCTCATGGCTTTCATGAACACCTATTATTATAAATACTACATCCAGGACAAGGAATTTATAGAAATATTTGTAGAGAATAATGACAAACTAACAATCCTTTTCAAGTATATACAACAACCCCAATTCGTTACAAAGATTGCGGGGATTGTTCGGTTCTGCCAGACCATCCAAAACCTAAAATCCGCAAACGAAAGAAATTTCTGTTGTATTAAGAATAAAGAAACACTCGGCAACATGGGAACTTTACAACAACAGAATAAAAAATTATACCAGATTGTGCCCCAATCGGCGACCCAGTGTGGGCAACAGGGAATGAGAAGGAAACAACAAAAGATGGTTCAGCAACAACAAGTAGTTAAAACACAAATAAAACAACAGGTGATCGCTCCTGTCCAGACACAACAACAGCGCAGGGCAAGGCAACAAGCCCAGGCCACCACTGCTCCTGCCGCTCCTGCCCAGACACAACAGCAGCGCAAGGCAAGGCAACAAGCCCAGGCTGCTGCTGCGGGTGGTGCTGCCGCCGCTCCTGTCCAGACACAACAGCAGCGCAAGGCAAGGCAACAAGCCCAGGCTGCTGCGGGTGGTGCTGCCGCCGCTCCTGTCCAGACACAACAGCAGCGCAGGGCAAGGCAACAGGCCCAGGCCGCCGCTGCGGGTGGTGCTGCCGCCGCTCCTGTCCAGACACAACAACAGCGCAAGGCAAGGCAACAAGCCCAGGCTGCTGCTGCGGGTGGTGCTGCTGCCGCAGCCACTCCAACCACGGCAACACCATCATTCTTTTCTTCTATTTTCTAAACCAAAAACACGTAATAAAAATAATTATAGGATAATTATTTTTTGTTCAGTCATTCATTCTTCATAAAAATTGCCATTTTCTTGAATAGAATATAAACCTGGCACATTGTGTAATCAAATTCTTCCAAATAAATCTTGTACGCACTGGGTTGATAACTGTTCATGAGGATAAATGTCTCTACATTGGGGAATTCTTCAAGAAAAGGTCTGGATGAGGTGTAAAAAATCTCCAATTGAGAAACAATCTCTTCAATCTGGTTGGCAAACAAGAATTCATGGATACAATCGTAGCAGGCCCACAAAAAGAAATTTTTCCAGCTTGTCTGGCATTTTTTATGGAAGGGGCTCAAATGGAACATCCCCGATCGCATCCTTAAACACATGTATTCGAACATTCGCTCGGTCAGGGGGAATGTGGAAAGCATAATGATTCTGGAATAAGGGTAAATCGGTAAAATCCAGCTGTTCAATAAATGAATAAACAATTTTTCGGGTTCCATATAAAGATCTTGGCAGATTGCGATTTTTGATGGCGCTACAAATTCTTCTCGTGGTATCCATTTTTTTTCAAAAATACAGAGCCATTCGTTAATGACAGAAGGAGGAATTGCTTCCATTGTGAATGGAAACCTGTGGGTCTTGACGATAGGATCCATATAGGAAGCATGAAAACGGAATGACAACCCTTCAGACGAAGTATATAAAAGGTGTTGATCGTGTGGTATTTTTTCCAATTCGTTCATCTGGGGTGTTGGCAGGCATTGTTCTTTTAGGATTTTTGATTTTGGATTTTGTTGTTTTTTCAGGCGCTGTCTCAAATACATACTGGTTTGTCTTTTATCCACCAGCCCTTTCCATTCATCTCCAAGATACCTACACGACATACCCCTCGAAAGGAGGTATAAAATGATCTTTTCTCCCTGTTTTTTATAGATGGGGTATTGAGAAACAATCCTTGTAATCAATTCGGAGGGATGAAGCATTTTTATATTGGGGCGGTCGTTGAGAAACAATGAGAATATATTACAATCCACCATGGGTTTATCAACCCACCATTTGAGTTTCTGGAAACCAAAATCATTGAAAATTGATTGCACCAAATACAAATGAAATAAATTAAATCCGCACAACCCAATATAATTACAATCAATCTTGGAAAGAAGTATTTTTCGAATCATTTTTTTTTCTTGTTCCCAATCGAATAAATGAACCAATCCTACCCAAACGAGTGGAGACAAGAATGGAGATTTTTCAGTGATTCCATTGGAATTGGCCCCATTCTCAATATCTACCTGAATATCTTTACCCATCAACAACGAAAAGACAATCCCATTACAGTTCAACAAAGCAGATAATGGTAAAAAAGAAAGATCCATTTTATCAAACCGTGAATTATACAAATCCATCCCACGATTGACAGAAAACGTTTGATGAGAATTTATTTCCATACGCTCCTACTTTTAGAATCCTTTTTTTTTTTCAATAAAAATCATAATGATACATCACACACCACACCTTTTATGTATTTAAAAAGATGCTTGTACTTGGACAACTCTTCTGTATTGTGGCAAGTGTAGCCAATCAGCAAGCAATCCTTGTTCATATGCTGGATCTCATCCATTGTAAAATCGGGCAACGAAATCATGGCGTAATAAATGTTTTCTTTATACAATTCAAAATCAGCCATAGTGTAGATTATCAACCCCAGTTTCCAAACAGAATCGAATTCGTGGTGTCGCAATGATTTGAGGATTGCGGGGTTTGATGCCTGGATCCAGAAAGGGATATGCTTATAATCTTGTAGGATTTCTTTCAATTGGTGGATTGCGGCCGAAAGATTGTCATTTCGGTTGTTGATAAAATCCCATTTAATATCAATAATAATCTTTTGAGGGTTCTTGAAAAACAACAATAATTCAGAAAGATCTGTATTGTATTTTGTAAGAATATTAAAATCGTGGCAAAGTTTCCACCTATTTTCTACAAAAAGAATGTCGAATTCACATGGTTTATTCTTGAAAACAGCCGACAAAATACCAATCATACTGTTGTCATAAAGGATGCCCTTGAACCCCTTATGCACAAAAATTTCTACAGACATTTTATATATACATATATTATTTTTATAGATAAAATAATTCTATAAAAAACCCATAAAACAGCACTAATTTATCTATCTCTTGATGACCCTTGCGTTTGCGAGAGGGGGTATTTCAGCCCCATACAGAACCCACGCGTCAAATGCGAGTTTCCAATTGGTGGCGTACTTATAAGGAAGATAGAAATCCCCCTTCAATCCCCAGGAGGTGCCCCACGAATTGCGGCAGATAAAACACTTTTTCTTGTCATCATACCCCATGACAAGTATCGCGTGTCCTCCCATCATGGTTTCTTTTCTGGTGTCTGGGACAGGCACATACCCTGTCCTTGCGACAGTTGGATTGAAAAAGGAAGAATAAACAAGGATCCCCATAACAAATGGACGGCTCCTCACTACATTCTTCATGGCAACCAACGAGATGGGGACAGCCGCATAGGATAAAGCCTGGCGAGTGGAACCTTCGTTATAACAATCCTGGGTGGGTTTTTGGTAGAGTTTGTCGTATTGGTAAGGCCAACTTGTTTCTGCGCACACACCATTCGTCCTTAATGATCTCATTGTATTACGAAGGGATGCCCCACTGTCATACCCAACCGTTCCGTGGAGCACACGCGTGTTGTAATACAAAAACAAGCGAGATGGAACAAAAGTTTTACCACTTTTCTTGCGCACGACCCACGAGTACATGGAACCAGCACTATTGGCTGTGCACGACCCAATTTGACCCTGATCGTACACAAATGGGATCAATGATTTGTTATTTACAGCGGTGGGTGTGCGTGCCCTGTAGTTCAATAACTTTAATCGATGATCCCTTCTGTCAGAAATTGATCGTTTGACATTGGTCTTTATAAAAACGCGACTATTGTTAATCCTCATATTGAAATAACCAATCTAATTATAGGCAAGTTTTTAATTTTTCAAAAAGATTGAGAATGCATCCAGGAATTGTCCTATCGAGTCGCCCATCCTCCAGAACCCAGGCCGATAGGCAACATCCTCTTGAATGTCCTCAAGAACCGGCCTGAATTTTTTCTTTACCATATCCTTCTTTTTCTTGAACACATTCATCTCAAAATACCCCCTCTTCACAGAATCGCCAATACTTTTAATAAATTGGTCCATTTTTGTTGGGGGGAATGTGTAGATAGAAAATGATAAAGTGACAATATCAGCCAATGTCGTTGAAGGATCAAACCATTTGTCAATTTCATTATCATCATAAGAAAGGAGAAGGATACATCGGTTCCTGTTGTAAATCTGGACAAAGGGAGAAAGGATACAATTGTAATACTCAATAATAAAATTAGGTCGCCATATCATGTCATTCACCAGCAGGAATCTAGGAACAAGGGGGTTAATCATATATAAATGGCGTAATTTTTCAACGTGGCAATTTTTCAAGAGGAGGATGTTGTACCTGGTTTTTCTCTCAAAATCCATTTCTGTTTTGGTGCAGAGTTTGCCCCGAACGGTATCCTGCCACGTAATTTCTGTTTTTCGGTTGATGAAATGATTGACGAAATTCCACAAACGACCAATGGTGGATGAGATATGACGAATCGAACGGAAATTCAGTGAAAAGGCATTGGAAAAATCAAGTGGTTTCTCATTCAAAATACAGGACAATATGATATTGATGTAAATGATGAGTTCATCATCTTTTTCAGTAAAGACCCTTTTTAACTTTTCAAAAAATTTATACCGACTGATTTTCATATCGTACGAATAGTAATAAATACGGGACATTCGGTTTTCCATATGATCGATAATTGCGGTAGATATGACATAGAGGATGAATTGTGGGTTATACGTATAGGAATTTGATTTCAGGAAATAATACAAATGACAACTATTTTTCAACAACAAGGGGCATTTCAACACAAACGAAATAAGATCACGATCCAACCGACCCTCATCATCCATCAACCGATAAAACCGGAATTTCCTTATGATCCCGTTGATATTTAAATTTTCTGGGAGGAGTTTTGCGGGGTCGTATTTATAGCGCAGTATGAGAAGGACCATCAGGTCCCAATTGTATTCCGGAAAATCCTTATCGGGGCGATTGTTGAAATCTTCTTCTCGCATACACCGAATGACGACACCCGAACAGGTCCTGCCGGTCCGTCCGGCCCTCTGGATGAGATTGGATTTTGGACAATTGTTATAGACAATCCGGTTGTTCCTCTGGATACACCTGATCCCAAAGTCCACAACAAGAGAAAGACCTGGGATTGTTATCGAGGTTTCGGCGACATTGGTTGAAAAAACAATAAAATTCTCTTCCTTTTCTAAAAATTGGTGCCAGGTGTCCATATCGTTCTTGTCCATGCCCCCATAAAGCGCAAGTGTCTTGCCATTATTGTACAATGCCGTTAATTCCTTGAATTCATAAGCCATTTTCTCACATTGGTCGTGGGTGTAAAGAAATACAAGAACACGCTTATGGTTTGTATTTTTTTTCAGGATATTCAACAAATGTCTCGTCATATGACGATAGGGAGCGAATCCTGGGAATTCCAAAGGTTCGTATTTAATACTAATTGAAAATGGGGATATGACGGGTGTCGTGAGAACCTGGAGAGGAAAAAAATTCTCAAGATCATTGACATTGGGTGTGGCAGACATCAAAACAACCCTTATTTTTTTGTAATACTCTGTTTTATGAAGGATTGACAAGAGAGTGTGGTATTCTACACAGAGAGTATGAATCTCATCAATAATCAATGTATGACAATCGAATTTGTGTGTGCGAAGGAAATGATGGATCAATTGCTGGGCGGTCATTGCGCAGATACCTTCAATCGAACATTTTGCCATATTGGTGGGCTGAATCATGATGGTTTTCCCATAAATATTCTTGTGCCGAATAACAAGAGATCGCATACCCATTGTTTTTCCTGTGCCTGTAGGAGCAACAATCAGGAGAACTCCCGTTTTATTTTCTTTGCATTTTTGAAGGATACTATCGGTGTTTATATGAATCGGCACGGACATATCTTCTTCTTATTTATAACCCAAGATTGTTCTAAAAAAATCATTTTTACATAAATAAAAATTTATAAAAAATTATAATAAATAATAAAAAATGTCCAACGACAGATTCAAGGATCTCAGGAATAGTTGTTCTATGGCAGACACCCCCGATCTTTTGAAACAACTCGGCTTGTTTTTTGTCCATTTGGTATTGAGTATTTCCCTTATTGTATTCATGGCTAATATAAATAAAGCATACAATATCCAACAGGAAAAATGGAAATCATTATTGTCCGCGGCCGTCAATGAATCAAATGTAGATATCCAAGAAATGTGTGTTTCATCATTTTCGAATGACATGTTTAAAAAGTTCCAGTTCTCTAAAGATTTGATTTTTGGAGTCATTTTCACAAGTTTTATTGTTAATCTTATTTACCTTGCTTTGGTGAATTACCTCCCCAAAGAAAACTGGGTAAAACAGTTTATTTATGGACCTCTATTCCTAATTGGGTTTCTCAGTATGGGGTATGCGGTTGATGGGTATATCAAAATCATTTCCTTCACAAGAGAACCGATTGAATGCCAGAAAATGTTCAATGACCTCAAGACATTCTTTATTATTTCCATCATTGCCAGTGTGCTACAATCCTTCCTATCAATATGGATCATCATATCATTGTATAATGTTTCAGAAAAAAAGTAAATAAGTTGTAGTTTCTAATAAAATTTTTATTAGAAAAGTTATTTACACCGTCCGACATTTAAAATGTTAATGGATCTTCGTGTAAATTAGGGGTCGTGGATGTCGATGAAACTCCACTGATTGAGCTCCTTGCTCTCCTTAGATACTCTGGTCTTTCTCTCCTTCCTATTGTTGAGACAGCAATCTTCCATATATTGATCGCCCCATTTGTATCTCTATTCCACAGCCCACAATCGTTCTTACAACGCAGTAGCCCATGTCTCTTGATTATATTATCTTTCCAGTATTTCGGGTTATGACACCAACGAAATGTCTTGGTTTCGTGACCACAATTCGGACACCTACAGCTTGTTTTATGCTCATCAACAAGGAACACCTTATAACCATATCGTCGGAATAAGGAACGAAAACCTTTCCCCTTGATAGGTTCCTTGAAACGTCGATGTTGTTTCTGTTCAAAATCCCCAAAGCAAACAATTGTTTCTTCTGGTGTTCCAAATATCTTCTTAAACCGATTCATCATTCTTGACTCCGTTCTTTGCCGTAGGATATAACCTCCCAATTTGAGTTTCCTAAACATATACTTCTGGTAGAAGTCCTGAAGATTGTAATTCACATTATTCTTCTTCTCTATATAATCTTGGAATTTACCGAAATCAAGGGTTTTTTTATTATAATGGCTTAACTCAGTTTCCCAATGAACCACATCCTGATGACCTACGATCTCTTCCTTCCAATGAAGAATAAGATCCCTATATTTTTTAGATTTGGTCTCTTGACGACGTTGGTTTTGAGAATACCTGAATTTAGATATAGTATCTTTTTGATCGCTATTCACACAATACAAAATATCGGACAACCCTGGATCGATAGATACAACATGTTTCTTCTCCAACTCCTTATATCGTGCTTCTTCCAATTCGTCTATGTATTTCTCATTGATTGGTGTTTTCTTTGGCTTTATCCTGAATTTTGATTTTCCTTTCATGTCTTTTCGTATCAACAATATACTACATGACACCCCATCAGTAGAGATCATATGGTGGAATGTATAACCATGCTCATCCTCCAGATGAAAACATTTCTTCTTGGTTTTGAAAAAGAACCCCCATATCTTATCCTCCATCCTCACCAGATTCCCTTTTGTTAGGAACTCTTCTTTCGTTCCATGTTCTTCCGTCAGACAGACATGAACCAAACTGGTAGTGTCTATCCTCACATGTTTCGGTATCATATCCGTCCGTAATGGACATACATTATTGAGTTTGATCTCATTCAATTCCAGTTCTCTCATCATATAGAACATGTATGGTAAATAATCTTGTGGTGTGCATTGTATATCATAATAGATGTTGTTCTCACGATACTCCCGTTGAGGAAATATCTGTGTTGAGACCTGATTGATCCATTTGTGATAAAACCAGTTGGATGTTCTTGTTTTCAACAATAAATCATTCTTGACTTTCCGTAGATTGACACACAAGTTGGACACCATTTTTCCTTTCTTAGTATAATTTTTATGTTGTTTGATCCATTCTACCATCTCTTTCTTTTTCCACACCACATTCACATAGCGTTCCACATACTCGAAGAAATGTTGTTTGATGTTATTCTCATACATTGTGACAATATCAATAGCGAGATAATCAAGAACGGTATTCATATGTTGATAATTAAGTTCATCCACTTGAAGATGCTTATAGTAAGCGTAGTAGAAACAGGATAATTCTTCTTTGAGTGTTTGTATCTGTTGGGAAGGCGGTCGTCCAGAAGCGGGATCTTGACATAAGGTTTTCATGACAGCAACAACGAATGGCTTGTCAATGGTAGGGAACTGGAGTTTTCGGTAGTAGTGGTCGATAAGATATAACTTGATGAACTGGAGTGTATGAATGACGATCTTGTGGGACATGAATACGACATCATTAAGTTTGGAGACGACGACGGGATTTCGTGCTACTGACTTCAAGCTGGTTTTTATAGAATGGAATTCTGGCTTGTCTGGGGGTTCTCGGGCGGGTTTTATTTGTTCGGGGACATTGTCCATCGTCTTTTATTTATATAAAATGGTTCTCTTTAGATCATTTTTGGATTTGGGTAAAAACATATTTTGTTGTTCTGACAATATCGCCGTCAGGAAGACGAAACTTAATATACTTACATTGTATAGTATAAAGATCTTTCAACAAGTTCTTAATAATACTAAGGTAAGGGCGATTATAACGGAAAGGTTCCATAACACCAGGGATAGTTTTGTAAGAAAAATATTTGCGAATCAAAGGGACAAGAGATTGTATGTTGTGAAGCATTTCACTATCTCTATCAAGTTCATACAGGACGATGGAAGGATCCTGATGCAATCCAAGAATTTTGACGAGGGACAATTTAACATTCAATTGTTCTTGAGGGTAAAGGTCTTTTTTCAAACGCATTCTTTTAGATCTAAGGATTAATTCTTTAGATAAAGACGAAAAGGAATTTAAAATGTTAATAATTTTAAATTCCACACGATTTAAAAGAATCTTTGGGTTTTTTTAATAAAGATGATTACTTTTTTAACATTTGGGGATTTTGGTCTCAATACACCATTACGATCACACCATGTTAAGATGCTGGAAAATTTCAAGAATCACACCAAGATTGATGCCATTTTATCGTTAGGTGATAATTTTTATAATTACGGGGTCCAATCAACACGCGACCCACAATGGCAGGAATTCGAAAATTCGTACCACAATCTGGGGTGTCCCTTCTATGCCATACTGGGCAATCACGATTATTTGGGAAATGTCAGGGCGCAAATCGAATATTCTTCTACAGAAAACACAAATTGGCGGATGCCCTTTCGGTATTATGATAAAAAATTTGTATTGGGTGATGGTGGTTGTGTTCATGTATTCTTTTTGGATACATTCACACTCAGCCCCCAGGAATCGAGAAGGTGTTCTGTCGGGATGGGAATGTATAATTTTGATCAGTTGTACTCTCATAAGGACATTGAACAGTATAGGTGGCTGGATAGGAATCTGGAAAAAAGCAACGCCACGTGGAAGGTTGTTGTTGGGCATTACCCAGTGTTTTCCAATGGCCACCACGGCAACACAAACGAACTTGTCGAAGACCTATTGCCGATACTCAAGAAAAATAATGTGGATTTTTACCTGAGTGGGCACGACCACGATCTCGAATTTATGAGGAAAGAAGACATTAATTTTATTGTTTCGGGCACTGGGTGTTCGAGCAATCCAGTTTCCATATCCCACCAGAGCATCTACGCATCTGATGCCACAACATTTGGTGCTGCTATTCTGCAATTCACCAGCCAATTTGTCAAGTTTGGATTTATAACAAATCAAGGAACCCATTTGTGGTATTCAATACCAAAACAGAAAAATGTTAATTATAATAAATAAGATGGAAGAAGAAGAAGTGCCAATTGAAGAAATCATGTCTCCTTTCAGGACACTTTTACACAGAGCAATCTCATTCCTTCGGCACGAAGAAGAAAAAATGGAGCAAGAAATGATCAATACCGCAATTGAAGAGAGTTTGGACACTTACCGAAATTCATTATTCACCCTGGACCACGAAATGAAAATCAACATGACCCCATCAATCCTTGAAAATGATATTGAGGATGAGTGTCATCTATGTCTTGAAAACATGAAAAAAGGAGATAATGTCATTATCCTGCCTTGTCAGCATACCTTTCACTCTCAATGCGCGCAAGAACTCGTCAGCCACCAACACATTGTGTGCCCACTCTGCCGGAAATCAATCCCCATTGAAAAATCAGAAGAAAAATCATCCTGATTGTTGCCAGAAAGAGCACAATAAACATTCTTGTTTCTTGTCGTGTTTCGTGTGGATCTCGAAATCCCGAATGTATTTGTCTTCCAGCCATTGTTTTGTTTTTCTCTCACAAACATTATCAATCAAGTACTGGGACAAGTAATACATTTCAACAACATCTTCAATCGAACAATGTGGGGGCACAATTTTGAGGTAAGAATACATGATCCAATCACACATTATTTTCTTTTGGTCCCTAAAAAGATTGGGCAATCCAAAATCCAATTCAATAATCTCCTTGTTTGGATTGAGTGATGGCCTGAACCCATTGGGTGTGGATATCCTGGAGAGCAATCCAGAACTCAGGAAAGAAAAATAAACTGGGATTTCAATCTTTTCGTCATTCTGGTCGTGAAATATAATCATCTTTTCGTGTCTCTCATAAAATGGAGGATAATTTATGGGTGGTGATTCCATTGAATCTTTTGGTTTTAGATGATTTATAATACGCTGATCTATATTCCTGATGGTTGTTTCGTTCCTTTTACAGAACTTGACAAGATGAATAAATTGTAGATAACGCGGAAACAAATCCTGGAATTTTAGAACCCAATATTCCATATCCGCATAAATAATGTCCATCATGTTCATGCACAAATGGATGACCATAAAGGTCTGGGTCTCTTGTTTGCAAAAAGTCATGATTAATTCGATGATCCTGTCCTGATTCTCCTGCCATCCAAATTCAGACCAAATATCAATATCAAATTCATCATTCTTTAGTTTTTGGATCACGTAATCCGTAAAATAAAGATCCTTATCGGTTAAATCAGTTTTTTTCAATAAAACAGAGAACCCTGCGATTGATGGGGAATGGCCATTCTTAATGGAATGATAAACAATGGGGAAATGGACATCTTCTTTATAAGAAGAATTCATAATGACATTGTCAATGGGTAAATGAAAAGGATACTGAGTAGTACATTTGGTGAAAAACAATCCAATAATTTTTTCATCAATGGAATAAAGTTGTTGCTGATTGTCCTCAAGGCGAATAGGAAATTTTGGGGGGAATCCATTATTCCACATGGTGTTTAGCATTTCCAAAGAACACCCTTGTTGGACCAACCAATTTGTAATAAAAACATGATCGATATAAAGAGGAAATTTTTGAGAGTTTTTCAAGAGGAGTTTGGCTGTATGGATGGCATCCTTTTTTTGTGTCATGGGGAGCACAAACGGAAGACACGATGGTTCAAACGAATCCAATAACAAATGGAACATTTCCGTTGGAATACATTGACTCTTTACTTCTTCAATAACCAGATTGATGGGTATTGGTTTGTGCTGAGGGTAGGACTGGATTTTATAACACATGTCAAGGATCGAGTGGATCTGGCAGAATTGGAAAAAAGGTTTATTTATAGAAGGATCGATGTAATGGTAGTGTTGGGGGTCCTGGTATATAAATTTTTCCTTTTTTTCTAGATATAACTGGAATTCATCGTGGCAATTGTTTGGGACGAGGATGTACTGGAAATCGTATTTTTGTGTGAGAATACGACAATATTCATTGACAAAACTAAGGAATAACCCGGACATTCTATTCTTGACCTCATTGTAAAAAACAATATTTTTCGAAATAAGATTGTTCAGTTCTTGGCGTGTCATTGATTGATTAACAAGAAAGAAGAAGAATTACGAATTCATTTTTTATTGTTTTGGAATAAAAAGGTTCTTATTATGAGTGATTTTAGTGTCCTTGAAAATACAATGGTGAAACCATTTGCCACACTCATCAGTTGCAGAGACACCATCAATGGTGAATGCAGTCGTGGGGGGACACTGGAAGAATGTATCCAGGAATGTCGTGAAAACCCATACTGTGCGTGTGGCTACTACCTAGAACCATCGGACCCAAAAAAGAAAAGCTATTGTGCCCCACTCAATTCTGTCCTGTTAAAAAACATGAACCTGATGTGGAATATATTCGACAAGAAAACAGACCCAACAAAGGACTTGTGGAACAGAACCGCCGTGTTTTTTCGCCCCAATATTTATCCCCTTACAGAAAGCGAAGACCAGAAAAACACTGTTCTCATGCAGCGTGATATCATGACAATCTGCTACTATTCGTATGCGACCAAGAAACAGTATTTTTTACAGGAAGACCTGAGGTGGCTCTACAAGGGAGAAGATATTGGATTGAAGGTATTGTTTATCGACAAGTACCCACAATTCTACGAACTGGCAAACAATATACAGGACAAGTCGAATTTCATCATGAAGATTTTTGCGCGGCCCGAGGTCATTGCGATTGTTGAGAACAAACTGAAAAGAGTGCCGTATTTATCAGTGGATCCGTCCAAAAAAATCCCTGATACCTACATGTACCTTGACAATGTCCACGATAATAACATTATTCAGTACCCAGTTTTAACGCTTGACAAGACATTCCAGATCCTGACCGACAGCACCAAATCCTTTCTGGGGTTGAAAAAACCACCCAAAGGAGATTATCTCGAACTGGAAGCACTACCCTGGAATGACGACCCAAAAAAATTCACAGGTCATTTCCAGATTTTCAGGAAAGATTTACAGCCCAACATCTATCGTGTCGCCGAGATTTTGCCGGCAAGAATGACATTTCTAGAGAACAGTGTATTGCCCTACAAAGATCCTCCAGGTCCTTTCTGGCCTACATTGTTGCTGATAATCAGCATTATCCTCCTTATTGTAATGATAGTATTGTATTTCAAGCACTTGAAAAATCTAAATTGATTTAAAATTATTAGAATATTTAAAATAAGAATTTTTTTATGAGACAAAAAACTTGTTTGGATTGCAACAAACAACCATCTTTCAATTATCCAGACCAAGAAAACGCCATTTATTGCGCAGAGCATCGGAAACAGGGTATGCGAGATGTGATTCACCCTACCTGTCTGGATTGCAACAAATTCCCATCTTTCAATTATCCGGACCAAGAAAAACCAATCTATTGTGCAGACCATAAGAAGTCGCAGATGCGTGATGTTGTTCATACCAGTTGTTTAGAATGTGATAAACGCCCGCATTTTAATTTTCAAGATCAAACGAAAGGGATTTATTGTGCGCAACATAAAAAACCGGGGATGGTTAGTATAATGGTCCCAAAATGTTTAGAGTGTAATAAGAAACCCCACTTTAATTTTGAAGGTCAAATGAAAGGCATCTATTGTGCAGATCATAAGAAACCACATATGCGGAATGTTGTGAGTCGCACATGTTTAAAATGTCATAAGCAACCCCATTTTAATTTTCAAGGCGAAAAAAGAGGGATCTATTGCGCAGACCATAAGTTGAGTGGAATGCAAAATGTAATTAAACCGACATGTCTCGAATGTGATAAGAAACCACATTTTAATTTTCTGGGGCAAACCAAAGGAATCTATTGTGCAGAACATAAGAAATCGCAGATGCGGAATGTTGTTAACTTGACATGTTTAGAGTGTGATAAACTACCATCGTACAATTTTCCCAATCAAACAAAAGCCATCTATTGCGCAGACCATAAAAAACCACAAATGCAAAACGTGGTAAATTTAAAATGTTTAGAATGCGATAAACAACCATGTTTTAATTTCCCAGATCAAACAAGACCTATATTTTGTGCTGACCATCAGAAGACTGGAATGCGAAATATAAAAAGCCATACTTGTTTAGAATGTGATACAATTCCAGTGTTTAATTTTCCAGGGCAAACCAAAGGCATCATGTGTGCGAAACACCGAAAAAATGGTATGGTAAATGTCAAAGATACAACTTGTAAGACGCATTTATGCGATGTTGTCGTCACCAAGAAATATAGAGGATATTGTTTCCGTTGTTTTTTATATATGTTTCCAGATGAACCTATAACTCGCAACTACAAGACAAAAGAAACGGCTGTATCAGATTTTTTAAAACAAAATTTTCCTAATATCACAATGACTTTTGACAAAAAAATTGAATACGGATGCTCGAAAAAACGCCCAGATTGTTATATTGATATGGGATTATATACGATTGTTATTGAAATAGATGAAAACCAGCATCAGTCTTACGATTGCATATGCACAAACAAACGAATGATGGAACTTTTTCAGGATTCTGGAAATCGTCCATTGTATCTTATCCGCTTTAATCCCGATGATTATTTAGACAAGGATAAGAATAATATCACATCGTGTTGGGGAACAAATAAAAAAGGTATATGTGTTGTCAAGAAAAAGAAAGAACAAGAATGGCAGTTAAGGCTTGATTATTTGAAAGAATGTTTACAATCCTGTATCAATAATCAACCTACCAAGGAAGTTGATGTAATCCATTTATTTTATGACTTGTGTCTGGAAACATAATTTATACTGATTTTTATATGTAATTTTCACATATAAAATACTATTATTTGCCGGCTCGTCTTACATTTCTAGAGAACAGTGTATTGCCCTACAAAGATCCTCCAGGTCCTTTCTGGCCCACTGTGTTGTTGATAATCAGCATTATCCTCCTGATCGTAATGATAGTATTGTATTTCAAGCACTTGAAAAATTTAAATTGATTTAAAAATATTAGAATATTTAAAATAAGAATTTTTTTATGAGACAAAAAACTTGTTTGGAATGCAACAAACAACCATCTTTCAATTATTTTATAATTATTTATTAATTATAAAAAAGATATGTTAATTGAAGACAGACTTCCAGAATATTATATCAAAGATATTGAATATATAGAAAAGTATTATTCAGGTCATACGAGTGATACATCTACACACTACTGGATTAATAAAGTTGAAGATACAAATCTTAAACAAAAATTAGAAAGAATAAGGAATGCGCCAGAAATTATAAATAAAATTCAATATCATTATCCAAAGTTTACAATCAAACCAATTCATTCAAGTGATGAAGTATATATAAGTGTTGATCCATCTAAAAGAAAAAATAGCGATATAGCTCTTAGTGATTGTCATTATGACGCACCATTTAAATATGTTCCTCAATGCGGTAATAAATTTATTCGTGTTATCTTGGCCATTACTAAAAATAAAACAACATATACAACAATAGAAAATAAAAAAAGTTTGTTGGATAGGTTGGATTTTAATGGTATGGATTATAATAATGATTATCATTGTGTCAAAGGATATATTCCAGAAAATGATATTCGCATATTGTTAAAATTACATTTTTTATGTATTAATCCAGAATCATCCCAATCATGTGCTAATTTTACTGAATATATTAACGATAAATGGACACATTTAAGTAGAGAGGCCATGAGAATATCGACTAACCCAAAAAATCCTTTTGAATCTATATTAGGTCTTGTAATAGTATTGTTATCCAAGATTTATAATAATTCTAGAATATTATTCTTCCTCCTTATTTTGTATTTAATATACAAAATAAGAAAGAGTTTATCAAAAAGAAAACCTAATAAAAAACGGAAGTAATCAAATGTTAAAATCCAGAAAAAAATAATTAAAAACAATCTTTTTTCAATATAATTTTTATATATTGAAAACGCGTTTATATAATCAACGAATCTGTCTACATTTCCGTGTGGAGTTGTTCTTCTTCAAGCTGGCGCCTGGATTTGATGTAGAGGGCAATGGTGCCTAAATTCCCAATACGGGTCTCAATGAATAGCGGGAGCCCTTTGGTGCAGTGGATATTGAGGTTGGGGGACAATCCCGTGATCTCAATGATGCGCTGGAGCTGTTCTGTATCAAAATCATCCATGAAATGAGGATTCTCAAATTCCTCAGTGTCGGTGTTTTCACCAAGGATTTCTTCCCGAGAATAAACACTGCCCAGATTGCAGACAAAACGGACCGCATCCTGGATGGCGGTGATTGAGATGGTATTGGACATGGAAAGCATGTTCTTGCATACTTTACAGAATTCGGACGAGGGGACAAGGAGATTGTTGTCGTAGCCGTCAGGCACCCCAATCTCGAGGTTCTGGATGTTCTGGATACGGATGTTGGAATTGGCGATACGGGTGTGGTCCTTGGGAATGACCTGGATACACAAATCAGAAGGGGAATCCTCCCTGATGAACAATAGGATGGAATCCTTCTTCTTGTTTGATTTCAAAAGCTTGTACATGTGGTTGACATTGATGCCAATATTGATGACGGGTTCTTTCAACTGGTACAGGTTGAATTCTTTCGCCAGCATCTCCAGTTTCACGAGGGTGCGACGATTGGAATCCGTCATGCACAGAGAGATTCCTTTGGGTGTGATGCTGAAACACGCCGTTTTGATATTGTTGTGGAGGAGTTTGAAGAGTATCTTCATGATGTGTGCGTCCGTGGTCTTGCACCGAAAGATATATTTCTCCTTGTTCATCTGTTTTTGTTTCTTGTTTTCGAAATCTTTAGATTATTTTTTTATAAAAAAAATAATTATTTACCACCACAAGTTTTGGTATCATGACTTTAATAGAAAGCTGTGATATTTACATTTTGAGTAGCACCTGTATAGTTTGTGATGGTTGCTGTGGTTCCACTTATAGATGTTTGGAAATGAGATACTTGATAAATCATGAATTTTCCATAATACGAGTTATTGGGATCACTCCAATAGAATACAATCTTTTTATCATCCAAGATTTGAGCCCTCACTGTTGGGTTGCTGGCAAGACGATTTGCGTATGGTATGTAAGACCTTGTTTGACCGAAATTCAAGCTTCCCAGATCTTTACCCTGCATTATATTTATCCATACAGGACATTCGTTATTTACCTGTGTGCTATATCCAGTTGTAACAGCAATAAAAAGTTCTTGACTGATGTCCATATTCACACTGGGGACAGAAGTATATTGAGCGAGAGAATACAAGGACATGTTAAATGGATCATAAACACCCGTGTGATTCCAGTTGAGAAGATCGGTAGTTTTGATTACGTAAAACAGATTAAAATATGAATTGTTTCCGCCATATACAGCAAAATCATTATCTTTTAATGCCACAATTTCATTACAACTGTTATTAAATACACTATATCCATAAATCCTCCCAGGATTAATAGTGTTGGTAATGGGTAGATTGGTGCAATCGATGACAGCATAATATCCTGTGGTGCCGTCATTACATATATAAGCAACATAATCGATTGATGCCAATTTTTTTAGCGAAGATCCATAAGAATACAACATGCTTGGATTAAAAGGAGCGACTACCTGGCTGCCCGCTGGAGTGTACACTGCGAATTGAGCATAACCACTGGCGCCACCACACCACGCCATTGTAAGGTTCCCAGTGCTCAAACTATCAATGCTACAGTATCCTCTGCAAAGATTTGTGTCTATTTGGGTGGGGCTTAATATTTGCGCACACGTGTTGTCATAAACAACTAGGTTTGGATATGTGGTTGAACCTTCTGCGTAGAAAACCGCAAAATTTGTGGTTCCTGCGATGGCACAAATGTCAAATTGGTAGTAATAATAAGCGTAATATAACGAACTGGTTACGGTTGCTGATCCTATAAGTGTGTAGGCAGAACCATCCCATAGTTGGACTTTTAATATAGAATTTGAAGTTGTGTAGGCAATCACAAAGTTTCCATTTGACAACTTGCAACTCCTGAGAGTGTTCTGGAAATAGTTAGATTGTGCGGTTATAGGGTCAGTTGTAAATGTTGCGACGTCTTTAACAACCGACATTTCAAATGTGTATGGATTTAATCCATTGAATAATGTCGAATTCTGTATATAGGTTGGAATAACATTTTGAATAACATTGGGGGCATTGACAGTAAGTGTGTTTCCAGCTGCCAATGATGAATTGGAAGCGGTTATAATATTTTGGGCTGGGCCAGTGGCGCCCGTATTCACAGCAGTTCCAGGAACACCCTGTGGTCCAGTCCCTCCTGTTGGACCGGTGGGGCCAGTGGAACCCGTATTGACGGCAGTCCCAGGAACACCCTGTGGTCCAGTCCAACCGGTAGGACCAGTAGGGCCAGTGGAACCCGTATTCACAGCCGTCCCAGCAAGCCCAGTAGGACCAGTCCATCCTGTTGGACCAGTATCACCGGTGGAACCCGTATTCACAGCTGTCCCAGCAAGCCCAGTTGGCCCAGCAAGCCCAGTTGGACCACCACTACCACTCTGGTAGGTGATTTCGTTGGTTGTTGGATTGTAGAATAAGTAGTTATCGGTGCCTGTGTTGCGGATGGGGGCCATAAACAGCGCATCTGTCCTATCACTGTTTAGGGCTGATCCACTGGCATTGACAATGATTGTGTTGGCGTGCTGGTTGCTCAATCCCGCAAAATTACCAACCGCAATTGAATTGGCTCCTTGCCCATTCATACCAGAACTATTCCCAATTGCCAGAGCATCGGTCCCTTGATAATTCATTCCAGCCTTGTACCCAAATGCTATTGAATTTGAACTCTGTCCAGTGAATCCAGATTGATAACCAATTGCGATGGAATTGGCTCTTTGTTGAGAATTCCCTGCCAGAGTGCCAATCGCGATAGAATTGCTGCTCGATGTGGCGGATCCAAATTGTCCTGCGTAAGAACCAATTGCGATAGAGTTTGCACTCTGGTAATTCAATCCTGCGGCAACACCCATAGCCACAGAGAAAATTCCTTGTCCTGTGAATCCAGCGGCTTCTCCAACCGCAACTGCTTTTATTCCTTGGAATTGAAAACCTGAATTATTCCCAATCGCAACAGCATCCACACCCTGAGTATTGTTTCCTGCTCTGCGACCAACAGCAACCGCTCTTGCGCCTTGAGTGCCTCCGGCCGTTTCCCATCCAATTGCGACGCATTGAGTTCCTTGAGATGTACTCCCCGCACCTAACCCAATTGCGACAGATGATGCTGCTTGGGATGTCTGCCCCGCACCTGACCCAATTGCGACAGATGATGCTGCTTGGCTTTGATATCCAGCATTTAAACCAATACCCACAGAAGAAGTACCTTGATTTAGATTTCCAGCACCATATCCAACTGCGACAGCATTGATCCCCTGTGTTGATTGACCCGCTGTATTGCCAATCGCGACCGCATTGCTCTGTTGGTTTGTAAATCCTGACAATACACCAATCTTAACTTCGGTTGATGTATTCGCAATCCTACCAGTGATGCTGAAATTACCATTAACAAACATATTACCACCAGTGTACCCATCAGCATTCACAATACTTAGGGGGGTTATAGTTCCAGTAGGATTCCATTTCCCATTGTTGTATACAAGCATAGAACCACCAGTCGCACCTTCGACACCAAAAACTCCAGTTGGACCAGCATCTCCAGTTGGACCAGCATCTCCAGCCGCACCAGTAGGACCAGTAGAACCATCAGAAGCACCCGTAGGACCAGTTGTTCCAGCATCACCAGTTGGGCCCGTAGAACCAGGCCCGCCACCACCACCTGAACTGTATGTGATTTCTTTGCTTGTTGGGTTGTAGAATAGGTAGTTATCGGTTCCTGTGTTGCGGATGGGGGCCATAAACAGCGCATCCGTCCTATCAGTGTTCAATTGTGTGGATCCTTGGGCATTGACAACAATTGTGTTGGCGTGCTGTCCCGTGTATCCCGCATTGTATCCAATTGCGATAGAATTTAACCCTTGTGATGTGTTCCCCGCATTCACACCAACAGCAATCGCATACTGTCCCTGGCTGGCATTCCCAGCATTGTACCCAATTGCGACAGCATCTGTTGATTGTGCTGTATTTGCGCTGAACGCTCCTATAGATATGCTCCTTGCCCCCTGGTTGGATTGCCCCGCAACCCATCCAATCGCAATCGCCGAAGCACCCTGTGTATTATTCCCAGCGAAATACCCCATAGATACTGCTTGGGCTCCCTGGGATGTGGCCCCTGAATTGTTCCCAATCGAAATCGCACCGGTGGATTGGTTTCGCCCTGCGTTTTGTCCCAGAGAAACACAACCATTTCCTTGTGTCTGTTTCAGGGCAAAGGAACCAATAGAGACACAATTTGTTCCTTGATCCTGACCCCCCACATACGACCCAATGGCAATACTGCTTCCGTGTTGAACAACATTATTTGCGGATTGATAACCAATCGCAATCGCACCTGCGGATTGACCACTTTGGGCTGCCAGATTACCAATGGCAATAGAATTTGCGGATTGACCAGTGTACCCAGATTTATACCCAATCGCAATAGAATTGGCTTGTTGGAGTGAATATCCTGCTTGATTACCAATAGCCACCGCATCCGCTCCTTGGCTTGTTTGTCCAGAATTCGTTCCAATCGCTACGGCATTTGTTCCTTGTGATGTCAGGCCAGCATTGGTCGCAATCTTGACCTCAGTATAACTTGGATTTATGGTAGGGGCATCAATAAAGGTTGAAAATTTTCCTTCTGTTCCCGTATAGCCACCAGCATTCACGATAGAGATTGGTCGAATACTACCAGTAGCACCCCACACCAAACTCGTGTCATCATACACCAACATAGATTGTCCAGTGGGAGTGCCACCATTGACATCGTATAATTCCATTATTGTCTGCCCCTGCGACCACATCCTCACAAAAATCTTGTAGGAACCAAGGACCTTCAAAACAATAGCAATTGCCAGATCAGCAGAAGGGGCATTCGGGACGACCTTTGTCAGTTGTCCTGGAGTGGTGGGGTCAATATAGAGGATGTCCCCAATCGTGTAAGAACCTACCAGAGTGGGATTGTTGAGAGTGCCAAAAACAATGACATTCCCCAGAGCACCATTCGCAATAGAATTATCATAAACAATACCCACAAAATATTTGGAGTCAATCGTCCCATCATTCACGGCTTCTGCGATATTGATAGTATCACCCGTAGCCCCGACCGACATGACGGCTTGCCCCCTTGTCAGGGGACCACCAGAAGTGTTGAGACATTGGATAATAATTTCAGGACCGGCGGAACCAGTTGGACCAGTCGCACCAGCATCACCAGTGGGTCCAGTTTCACCAATTGGACCAGTTTTACCAGTATCTCCAGCTATACCAGTTGGACCAGTCGCACCAGCATCACCAGTGGGTCCAGTTTCACCAATTGGACCAGTTTTACCAGTATCTCCAGCTATACCAGTTGGACCAGTCGCACCAG